GGTGGCCCTCAAGGATTCACCGGTCCAACTGGTCCTACTGGATTTATAGTTGTAAATAACTATGCAACTGGTGATACCGGACCACAAGGATTTACTGGTCCACAAGGTCAAACCGGTCCTCAAGGAAATACAGGAGTTCAAGGTGAAACTGGTATTCAAGGTCTAACAGGACCTCAGGGAAATACTGGACAAGGTCAAACCGGACCTCAGGGAAATACTGGAGTTCAAGGAGAAACTGGTATTCAGGGTCTAACCGGTCCTCAAGGAAATACAGGAGTTCAAGGTCAGACAGGACCTCAAGGAAATACAGGAGTTCAAGGAAATACCGGTGTTCAAGGATTAACCGGACCACAAGGATTCACTGGTAATCAAGGTCAAACTGGTCCTCAAGGTAATACTGGTATTCAAGGTAATACAGGTATTCAAGGAGAGACAGGACCAATTGGTGAACCAGGACTAGATGGTTCTCAAGGATCAACTGGTTCTCAAGGTAATACAGGTCTACAAGGATTTACAGGTCCCGCCGGATTTAACGGAAATCCAGGTCCTAACTGCTTAATATACCAACTTGGTAATTACACAATAACTGGTCAGATAGGATTGACAGACTCAAGTGCTCCGGTCAACTCAAGTCTTCTTGATGTAACTAATATTGGTTTAAACTGGACATCTGTTCAAAATTATAATGGACTAACATTCTCAAATCAGAATGCAACTTCGTGGGTCAACTCAATATTAACTGATTACTTAATACAAGTAACACAGGTTGGCACACCGTCGAATTATGGTATTTATGAGGTTGATACTTTTACACCAGGTACTGCTTGGAACGAATTTGGTGTTACTGCTATTTCAGGAACTGGATCATTAACACCAGGACTATATACAGTTTGTTTCGTACCAAGAGGAAATACAGGTCCTCAAGGATTTACAGGATTCCAAGGCAACACTGGCCCACAAGGATTTACAGGATTCCAAGGCAACACTGGCCCACAAGGATTTACAGGATTCCAAGGTGAAACTGGACTTCAAGGATTTACTGGACCACAAGGATTTACCGGATTCCAAGGTGTCACTGGTCCACAAGGATTTACAGGTGAAATTGGATTTACCGGTCCACAAGGTCCTACAGGTCCTAACTATGTAAATATAACTAAACTACACTGGCAAAATGATCAACAGACTTCTTATACACTTGTTGCAGAAGGAGCTACTGGTCCTATAGTATATTACTATAATACAACTAGCTTTGATAGTCCAGCTAACATAAATGTTTATTTAGATCCTTCAGATGCTATTAATAAGAACTTCAAATTTATATTACAAGATAATTTACTTGTAAATGTTGGAGTAACTTGGAGTGTAATTCATGGTACACCAGGTGGTGGTTCTAATATCAAACTCATTGAGTATGAAACTGGTCATATACCACCACAGACGATAGACTTCTATTGGTATGAACAAGACCAGCGTTATATAATTGAAAAACACAATTTAGAACAACCGTTTAATGATTCAATTGTTGGAAGTCCATCAACTTTATTCGGTCATGATTTTTATTCTCATAAGAGAGTTTTAAGAGCTAAGTTTCCTCAGCCTTCTCAAGGTATTCAACCAGATATTTACGCGGTATTTGATACTACATCTATGTCAGATGAGATTATTGCATCAGCCTCGCAAGCACTAGATATTTGGTTTGCAAACTATATAGCATCAGGAAACAACGGTAGAATGTTTGTAGTTCCATCACCGGCTTCAGATCCATCAATCATATCAGGTCCAAGTCCATACACTACAGGAGAAAGATGGTTGGCGATACCAGAAATGATTAAAAATGGAGTTCTTGATTGTGTCGCGAATAACATTGGAGCAACTTACTCACCGTATGTATCAGTATCTAACGGACTAGGTGGTGTTACTAAAACGTATGTGTCAGCAGATGATAACATAAGTGTTGCTTTTAGTGGTTACTGGCAGTCACCTGACGATTTAATATTAATTAGTTTCTTTGATGAGAGTGGCGATGCTTATCAGTGGGGCGCATTCTTTTTACCTGACCAATCCAATTACGGCCATCCTGGTAATTCAATCTCACCTTATGGACCTCAAGATAATTTCCCATTGGATCAACCTTTCGGACCATATATAAGAGACTATGAGTATTTTGTTGGTACATACTCACCAGTTACCGGTAATCCAGCCACTAAATTTAATTCATTTAAAGGCCTGATATACCCAGTTGTAAAAGGTAATAGTGGTTTTAATGGGACAGATAATATACTTAACGGTGTTAGAGCGGGTTTTGTAATTAGTACTCTTGCTGCTTGGGCAGGAGCGACTTTATCAGAAGCTGAGATAGATGGTTTGGAAGAATTTGGAAACCAATTACTATCGGGTATCAATCACGATGGCACAGTTGGAAAAATTGGAGCCGACTTTAACGGTATTAATAATAACATTAATTCTGGTTGGGATTCTGGTTGGGAAAGAATAAATGTAGAGCCACTTTTGACTGTAAATCCATATAGTGTTTTAACAGATTCAAATGGCGATGCTGGATTGTGGCAACACGGATGGATTGTATCACTAGATAAGAGACAATTCAATCCGATAACTAACACACCAAGAGAGGTCTTTGAACCATCAACATTCACACAAGATATTAATCAATTACTTGGAGTCACTGTGGTTGGAATTACTGATCCATTTGTAGCAACATTCCCATCTGGTTCTATAATATTTGTAGAAGAAGCATTTTTAACAGTAAATGATACACTTGTATTTACCTACTCAGGTATAAATGGTTCAGTATCATTTGGTCTACAACAAGCAACTGTAGATAGTTTCAATGGAGCTATAATACCAACTTTACCAGCAATGAGTACATTTGGTCTAACAGATACTTATGAAATATTCTTCCCACTTAGAGACACTTCTAATTTGGAACTATATCAAGGATATACAAGAGTTTCTGATTCACCAGTTAGTATAATTAAAATAACTGAACCAGCACAGGCCAAAATTCAATTTACCAATGACCTTCTACTCTATAGTGGTGAAGTGACACTTCATATACCTTATATTGTAGATAATCCTGGTAATAATTTCACAAGACCTCAAGGTCCTACTGCTTATCCATCTGCTAGACCAGTGTTTGATAATATTCAAAAATCGAAAGATGGTATTTTAAGACTACATTGGGAAAATGACCAAATTGTGAATTATGGATTAACTGCAGGTGAACAACCAAATACGGTTTACTATTACATTGATGACTTTTCAACTGGTCCTTATCAATCTCCATCTGCGAGTGTTGATGTAACGATAAATCCCTGGGTTGGATCTTGGACAGCCAATGATGATGGAATTAATAGAAACTTTAAGTTTATAATTGGTGAAGGAAATAGAGTAGAACCAGGAGTGACTTGGTCAATTCTAATAAAAAATCCACCACCATCTGTCGCCTCATCGACAAAAATCGAATATGGTCCTGGAATAATAGAACCACAGGCTATAGAATTCTTATTTACAACAGCCTCTGCAAATGGTTACGAAATAACCAAATACATGCTTGAACAACCTCTAGACGACGTTGAAACAAATTACATTGCAGTAGGTAGGGACTTTAACTGGACAAAAAGAAATACAGGTTTCTTTGAATCGGATTCAGTAGTAGCTCCAGGAGAAGGATGTGCTACAATCTTCCCAGCCGGAGCTATATTATTCGTAAACGAGATATGGGCAAGTTGTGAAGGAATGACAACACCTTCACCGGAAGATATTACAATCTCATTCGGATTAGCGGAACCAACAATAAATGGAGCTTACGGATCACAAATAACAAACTGGGATACTCCACTTCTAACGTTTGGAATCAGTGACAGTAGAAAAATGTTATTTACTGAGAGATCATTAGCTGACTTTGCTACAGGAAGTGTTTATTACACACAATCTCCAATTGGTATTGTGAAGCTTGCACAACCTGCAATGTTAGTAATTTCAGTTGTTGGTGGTAATTTATCAGCTAATACTTTAATAAAATGCTTTGTACCATACATTGTTGACCAAGCCAGTGTTAATGCAATTGACATAAACAGTGTATCTTTACCAAACACATCTGTTGCAGTTAATGTAAATAATATAACAAAATTACATTGGGAAAATGATCAACAGACTAGCTATACTCTATCGTCTGGTGGAGCAACTGGACCAACAGTATATTATTATAATACAAGTCCATTTGATTCTCCTGAAAATATAACAGTAACTCTTGATCCAGATTCAGGCCCTTACAAAAACTGGAAATTTATTATACAAGATCATCTAAGAGTGAATGTTGGAGTTACTTGGAGTGTTGTACACAATGGTGATAAATTGGTTGAATATAGAACTGGTAATATTGCACCACAAGAATTAGAATTTATCTGGTCAGATACTCATAATTCATATTCTATAACTAAAAAGAATTTAGAACAACCATTTAGCGATAAGTTAGTTGGAAGCAGTTCATTTGGACATGATTTCTATTCTCATAAGAGGATGTTAAGAGCGTCTTATAAATATAATCCTATAGATGTTGTCTTTGTAATTGACTATACTGGTAGCATGGGGACTCCGATTGAACTGGTGAAAGATGGTATAGAAGATATAGTAGACTATATTAGAGAAGCTAGTAATGATAACTATAGATTAGGACTGGTTATTTACGATGAAAGCGGGGCGCCAACACCCGCGTACAACTCTAGTCCAACATATTCGTCTTTACCAGCTGGTTTAAGATACGTTGGACAATCTGACTTTTTAGGAGTTGCAGGTGGTTCAACATACCAATATATTACTTGTATGGCAACCATGAGTTTTAATAATTTTAACTTTTTTAGCCAGCAGTTATCGTACATTGGACCTACCGCTAACGGTGGATTTAGATTAGGTAGTGGAGGTGCAGGTCCTGAACCCGGTGACTTAGCAATTGATATGGTTTGTAATTTAACAGGAAATTTTGCCACCGTAGGATTAGAAAGTAATGGATACATAGCAGGTAGTTTTAGAAATAATGCCAATAAAATAATAATACACATAACAGATAATATACCATCTTACGATTGTGATCAGTGGGCAGATGAAGTTAAAGATAACATAAATAATGTTATCATACCTGGTTTAATTGGTCAAGAAATTAAAGTAGTATACGCCTACACAACTTCAATTGAGCCTATAAATACTGGAACTGGATCTTATGATTCCATGGCCTTACAAACGGGTGGCGTATCAGTTAATAGTGATATTGGTGGCACTTGGCAAAGTTTAAACAGCGGGGTTAGAAGTGCTCTTGAACAATTAACACCAAGACAGGGTGTTAGTGCAATATTCCCGGAAGGTTCTATAATTTTCTTAGAAGAAGCATTTTTGACAGTCAATCAAAAAATTGACATTCCTGAAGGAATCACAGGTACTTTTTCGATAGGTTTATCTGAAGCTACCAATAACGGATTAACAGGTAGTTTAATACCGACTAATCCAAATATAACCAACTACGGTCTTGATGATTCTTCAGATATAATTTTCCCTAAAAGGAGCATATCAACCGTTCCAATTAATCAGGGTGATCTGTTAATTGGTGACTCTCCTATAAGTCTTGTGAAACTGACAAAGGCAGCGATGCCAATTATTTCATCAGCTTGGGTTTTTGACCAAGACGGTGATATTACGGTACATATTCCGTATATGGTAGATAATCCACCATTTGACTCAGTTCAATATCCATATGGACCTACGGCGACAATATATGCAAGACCTGAAATTTTAGGTTATAGTCCACAATTTAGTGGAACAAATAACAATCTACCAGCTCTTCCAGTACCTAAGATTCATTTGAATAAGGGCTCACAACTCATAGACGTATTTAGTTACTCAACAAACGGAATACACGATACTCAGGCAATATTACATAGTTACCCAACACTTATAAATCTCGATTTCACAAGTGACCACTTTGCAAATCCAAATAATAGAATATTTATAGAAATGGCTATGTTTAAGAGAAAATCTAATAAAAAGAAGGGCATTATTATTACCAGATCTGCTTCGAAATGGGTTGTTCCTTCAAAACACATAGCAGGAGTGGGTCAAGATACAAATCTGCCTTGGCTATCAACAGGTAATTTCTGGTCAAGAGGCGGTAGTCACTCTGTTTATAATTTTGCCACAAACACGACTCAAATTTTAGGAATAGACAGACCGAATCACTATGAAGTATATGGATACACCGTAAGTAATTATCCAATTTGGCAATATTTCACAGGAAGATTCGAATATGCTGATGTTTTATATAGAGATTCTAGTATGTTTGATCCAAATAATCCTACAACTAGTTTATCAACTATAAATACTCTTATTCCAATATCTGGAAAAAGAGGTAGTGGTAAGTTCAAGCTTACAACAAGATATTCTTATAGCTCGATGTATACTCCTGTTTATTGTGCATTTAGATATATACAATATTTCCCCAACGCTAATGGAGGTAAAGGTCAGATATTATCTGGTCCATTCTCCAAGACCTTGAAGATTACTGGACTTTATCACCCATTTAACTCTGATTATCTTACCAGTGCTCAATTCGGATATCCAGTAGCAAATATTTCAGGGGATTGGAATGGTAATAGTGGATTTAGAAGTTTAAAATGTTATTGGGAGAGTAACCTTCCATAAAAAATATATAGAATTAATAATATGGATGAAAAAAGAAAGGGAAACCGAAGTTCATCGGGTTATACTACTTGTGTAACCGAAGTACATCGGGTTATACTATTTGTGTAACTGAAGTACATCGGGTTTCCCTACTTTTTTCTGAATTAAATAAATAAATACTGAATGGCACACTATCCGAAAATATTTGATTTTACAAGCACACCGATTGATGCGTGCGAAATTGCATGGGGAACAGGAGGCGGTATTACATCTTCAAATTACTTTGTATTTGATTGCAGTAGAATCAACTTAGTAATGGGTGGAACTTCAAGTTTGAATTCTGCTACACAAGGTGCGTATCTTAGTGCCATAATTGGTGGAGTTTGTAATACAATTATTAGCTCAACATCATCTTCGATTATAAGTTCTGGGTATTCCTGTATTGGTAATCCGTATATTTCGAATACAGTAAGAAGCTATAGCTCTATTATTGCAAGTAAGAATTCTATGATTGGAGCATACTCTAACTACTCTGTAATAATTGGTGGAACTGGATCAGTTACCGATGGGAGCACTACAACTGCCACTATACTCGGATCTTTTCAATCAGGTTTAGTAGATTCTTATTGTAGTGCGATTATTAATTCACAAAAGGCCTTGCAGGTAGGAACAATACAATCAACAATTATTGGTGGTATTAATAACGAAATAGTGGGTTCGTATAACTCGTTAATCTTAAGCGGTCACGGATCAACAGTTAGTTTTTCAACATCTTCAAATATAATATCATCCGGATCTGCTAGTATTATAACATATAGCAATATATCAGGCATTTTAAACTCAAAAGGTTCTATAATTTGTTGCTCACAATATTCGACAATCATATCTGGAATTAATTCTCAAATTTGTAACTCTAGAGCTTCTGTGATACTTAATAGTGAGTCGATGTTACCAGGTAGATCATACACTAATATTTATGGCACAGTATCTAATAATAAAATTGTAGGTGGATATGGTAACATACTTGCTGGTGGTAGATATTGTTTTAACGAAGAGCTTAATTATCTTTATAATTTCAGTAATAAAATCTATAATAGTTGTCTTAGTGTGATACTCACAGGATGTGGTCAATCTCTTACGTCATCTAACTCTTCAATTATACTTGGTTCCTGTAATTGTGGAACATGTATATATTACTCTTCATTTTTATCTGGTAGAGAAAGTTGTTTATCTGAAACTTTGTCCTCCAGCATGATATCCTCAGATCAAAGTGCTATAAATTGTTCCCCCAATAGTAACATCATAGGATCGATTTTATCGAGAATTGAAAAAGGTACAGGCTATTTTCCAATAACAAGTACAATAATCGGAGCCTGTAGAAGTTGTATTTCTATTAGTGCACAAACCAGTTTGATACTTGGTGGTTACAAAAATTGCATGTGTGAAATCGGAACACCAACTGAGAGAGGAACTGGTTTACTAATTTTAGGAGGTTCCAACAATACAATAAAAAATGCTAATAATCAAAAACTAGATCACTCAGCAATTATATCGTCGTCTGGTTCTACTATTTGCAATTCTAATACTTCTCTTATTTTAGGCGGAACAGGTCTTTCAATATGTAACGAAAACAACGTAGTATATGTTCCTACCTTAAAAATAAACTCTGTTACGCAATCAGTAAATTCGAATAAAGTACTTATTTGGGACTGTGACAGTTGTGTGAGGTTCAGTACAATTAATGCCGAAGGGATTATTGATTTATGTGAAATTGCATGGGGAACAGGTATAGGCATAACTTCATCAGACCACTTCAGATTTGACTGCTCTAATGGTATGTTACTTCTTGGATGTAACACATCACCATTTTTTACGATAGGAACTGGTTCAGCATGGGGTATAGTGTCTGGGACGTGTAACCTTTTGCGCGATACCGGTAACGGTGCAATCATAGGTGGTTGTAAACAACGTGTTTGCTCTGCTAATTTTTCAACAATTATAGGCGGAAGAGATAACTCAATAGAGTTCATTACATCAGACTCTGGAATATTTTCTTCTTATAAAGGCATGATTGCAACATTATCAAGTTACTCGGCTATTGTAGCTGGTAGATATAATTGTCTTATATCCGCGAAAGCTTCAGTGATTTTAGGAGGAAATTGTAATAGAATTATAAACCCATCTGATAGAAGTAGCTGTTACTCATCTATTATTGGTGGTTTTTGTAATACAATAGGTACATCATCTTGTGAATCTTCTATTATAGGTGGGAGATGTAACTTTTTAGGATCACAGTCAACTCAAACTGCAATAGTCGGTGGACTATGCAACTGCATTGTCTGGACATCTTGCTATGCAGGTATATTTGCTGGGTTAGCTAACAGAATTTGTTTCGGCAGCATGGGCTCTGCGATAATGGGAGGTCTTCAAAACTTTATAGATTACAATTCCAACTGGGCATCCATTACAGGAGGTATTTGTAATCGCATTTGCCGAGGTTGTGCTTCATCAATAGTTGGTGGATATTGCAATGTTCTGATTACTAATACTGGTAATAGGCCATTTTCAGCTATAGTAGCAGGTGAGAAGAATCAGATTGGCACTCAATCAGTATCGACTAGTATTATAGCTGCTTGTAATAGCATAATACAGTGTGGAGTAACATCTTCTTCAATTTTAAGTGGTATCAGTAATTGTATTCAGAGATGTGTTTGCACAAGTGCAATTGTAGCAGGTTCACTAAATATAGTTTCAACACAATCATCACAATCAGTAATCATTGGAGGCGCAGCAAACACAATACAAACTGGAGTAACCGCATCATCAGTAGTTTCTGGGTTTTTCAATAGAATTCAAAACGGTGTTACGAACTCAGTAATTCAAGGCGGATCATCGAATCTTATTCAGTGTAACATATCAGGATCAATAGTAAGTGGAGGTCTTTGTAATATACTGCAGTTCGGAGTAACGGCCTCATCTATTTCAGCTGGAACTTTCAACATTATTTCAACTCAATCTAGTAATTCATCAATAGTTGGCGGTATTAGAAATACTATACAATGTGGTATAACAGGTTCTGTGATAATTGGTGGATCTAATAGTACAATTCAACTAAGCTCAAACAATTCAATAATTAGTGGAGGAAATTGCAACATTATTTCAACACAGTCTTGTAATTCTACAATTTCTGGTGGAACAAATAATATTATTCTTCAAAGTATTGCCTCAACAATTTTAGGAGGCGTTACTAATTCAATTAGCTTCACGACATCAAACTCATCAATTGTAGGTGGTTTCTGTAACTTAGTAAGAAATTCATCTTGTAACTCGTCAATAACTGGTGGATATTGCAATATTATATCTACATCCTCTAACAGTTCAATTATTTCAGGAGGTGTATGTAATGATATTTACTCAAGCAGTAGGTCATCGATTTCAGGTGGCAATTGTAACATGATTGATGGAATTAGTAACGAGTCTTCGATAATCTCTGGTTGTTTAAACTGTATACAAAATAACTCACTGAGAACAGTTTTAGCCGGAGGTTGTAAAAATCTATCTGTGTGTTCTTGTTCTTCAACGATCGTCACTGGAGCAAGTAACTCGGTTTGCTGCTCTAATTATAGCGGTATTTTTGCCGGTTACTTTAATAAAGTTCACAGAGGTACTTCAGGTACTCCTAAAAACAACGCGATACTTGGTGGTCAATGTAACAATATCTGTGAAGGTTCTGATATGTCAACAATTATTGGTGGTTCTAAAAACCTAATTTGCGCATCAGACTATTCATCAATAATTGGTGGTAGAGGATTGACAATATCAAATGAAAATGATGTTGTTTTTGTACCAACACTTAAAATAAATTCAGTTACACAATCGATAGATTCGAGTAAATATTTGGTTTGGGATTCTGATAAATGTGTCAGATTTACTGAAAATACAGTTGGCGTTAGAATCGATTCTTGTGAGATCGCATGGGGCACCAATGTAGGTGTAACATCATCAAATTATTTCCTATTCGATTGTAGTTGTATCAACCTAGTTATGGGTGGTAACACAGTTAGTAACAGAATTAATTCAGCAACAAATAGTGTATTTCTTAGTTCTATAATCGGTGGTCTCGATAACTGTTTATTTGGACTGACCTCATCTTCTATAATTGGAGGAAGTTGTAACACAATCTGGAGATCCTGCTTCTCAGGTATCTTGGGTGGAGAGTGTTTGACTATAACACAAAGTAATTACTCGACAATAATATCGGGTTATAAGAACTTAGTTACAAACTCTTGCGATTCTGTGATAATACAAGGACGTTCTAACTGTATCAAAGATAGTCTTAAAAATTCAATTATTAATTCAGACGCATCAATAGTATGTGAATCACTTTTTAACGGAATTGTATCAACGACACAATCTTGTATTTGTAATTCCGAATTCAGTAGCATACAAAATAGTTCACTTGCTAAGAGTTTTGACAACTGTCATAGCGCAATTGTAGCAACAAAATGCTCTTGTATAATCGGAAAAACAGGTACGAAAGATTACTCATTTGATATGATACTTGGTGGGTGCTGTAACACTATCGGCACTTCTTCTCTATCAAGTATAATAGGTGGATACAAAAATACAATAAATCGTGGTAATTGTAATTCATCAATTATATCATCTTGCAGTTCTTTTATTCAATTTAATTCTCACAAATCTACAATTATTGGCAGTGAACTTAGTTGCATTCTTGTAAATACTTACAACTCAGCAATATTGGGCGGATGTGACTTATTACTAAGAGAATCATCAAATTCGATAGTCGGTTTTTCAACACATAGCTGTACTTGTTGTTCTAACTCATCAATAAATATTGGTGGATATGATAACTGCATGTTGAATAATTCAACAACATCTGCATTGATCGGTTCTGAAAAAGGTTGTATTTCTAATTCAAAGGTGAGTGGTATCATAAACAGTTGCCGATCAATTGTTGTGGCGAGTGACAATTCAATGGTGATTAGTAGCTATAAATCTTGTGTATGTGATTTTAGTTTAAGAAGTTCTATCATTTCATCTTGTAATTCATCTATCTGTGGATCAACAAACTCTGTCATAATTGGCGGCACTGATTCATCTATTTGCATCTCACAAAACAGTGCAATTATCGGAGGTAAAGGTCTAACTCTAAGTAATGAAAATCAAGTTGTTTATATACCTGAACTTAAAATTAATCAAGTGAGTGAGTGTCAAACTTTAACTAAATTCCTCACTTGGGATGATGTGAATAAATACGTTAGATGGAGTACCTCTTCAGGATCTGGACTAGGATCAGGAATAACAGGTTCAATTCCATATTATACAGGAACTTTCTGGACTTACTCAACCACTAATTTATATAACAACGGAATTTATGTCGGTGTTGGTCTAACTAATTCAAATACTAATACTTACGCAACTCCTAGTTCAAACTTACACGTATTTGGATCACTGTCATTAGATGTTAAAACAGCAAGCTCGGACTATACACTTACAGATAGAAACTTCACACTTATAGCCTATGCTCCTTCAAATAACTCAGGAATGACAGTCTCACTACCTCAAGCAAGTTTAGCAAAACATAGATTATATGTTGTTAAAAAGGCCGACTCGTTTACTCAATCCTTTGTATTTATAGAACCATTCAGTGGTGATAATATAGAAGGATATGCTGGGTCAATTTCACTCGAGAACCCATGGGACTATCATATGTTACAATCAGATGGGCAAAATATGTGGATTAAACTAGGAGGAGCTGTTGGATTAAACTTATGATGATATGGGATATTTTAAATACCTTAATTGATTTACTACCTAATTTAATAATTGGAGCTGGTCCATTCTTTGCTTTCAAGGGAATGGGAACAGGTAGTCAATCCGGGAAGTTACTATTCAAAAGTATCGTGGGTGAAAATATTTCAGCAACTGATAAAAACACTTGTTTATTACTGATAGATGAAATGGTAGCTGATTCTCTTATGGGAAAAGGTGTTGTTGCTGTTGGTTCAGGATCAGGTATAACTACAAGTAGGTACTTTGTGGCTCAATGTATGTTAGAAAGTGATGATTACTTTAAAAGAGGAATAAGTTTACCTATTGTAAATAGAACAACACTCGATCAAGATTCTAACCCATACTCAACTTGGGACTCAAATGGGGGTTTGTACCAAGGTGGTCTTATAATTTCGAGTTACAAACCAAGTAATACAATATATGCTGTGAAGGAATCAAAGGCTAATTCTATTATTAACTCATCTTGCTCTTGTATTAATTCTAAGTCATCCTCCTGTGCGGTATGTTATTCTTCGATTATAAATTCTAATAAATCTGTGATTAGTCAAGAAAGTTCAAACACTACAATTATAGGAGGAGACTCTAACATAATTTGTAGAAGTTATCAATCAACCGTTTTAGGAGGAGAAAAAAACTATATCTATGATTATGTGTCAAAAAAATGTGAACAGTCAAGAATTAATTTTATTGGAGGTGGAGTTTCAAACAGAATTCTTAATACATCAGAATTACCACCGTATACCGAGAACGAATTTCTTAATATATCAGTCGGTAACTCTATATTAATCGGTTGCAGAAACAAAACTACAAGTGGATTCTATAGTTCAATTTTATCAGGAACTTGTAACTTAATAAGTCTATCAGCTTCTAATATTGACTCAAATTCAATCAAAGGCAATCTAATAGGAAGTGGTTATAAAAACTGCATTATGAGTTGTTCAGCAAAACAAAATAAACTTTATTGTGGTAGTTTTCAAACTATAATAAACGGGAAGGCAAATATAGTTTCAAATTTAAGTTATAGTAGTGTATTAAATGGATATGGAAATTGTATAGAAGGTATTTTTGGCCCCGGTAAAAATCCGATCGCGAATGAAATATGCTCTTCAGTAATAGCAAATGGATGTTGTAATGTAATTAGTGGTTTTGCAAATTCCGCAATTTTGAATGGATATTGTAATTATATCGGAGGAGTTACAAAGGCCGGAGTGGATCTACAAAATTCTGTGGTAATTAATGGTTGTAAAAATTGTGTAAAAGCTTCTTATGCGACAATAGTAAATGGATACAACAATGTTAACCTTAGTTCGTTTTCGACGATAATAAGTGGGATTAGTAACTGCATTACTAGTTCACAACTATCAACTATTGTATCCGTCACCGGATCCTGTATTCAATTTTCAGAAGAATCTACAATAATTTCAAATCAGTCATGTACACTGCGTTCAAACCAAAGTACTATAATCGGTGAGTATTGTAACGTCATATGTGGCAAATCTCCATTTGCTGGTTTAATTGGTGATAACAATAACAAATCAAATGTAATTCTAGCAAATTGTTGTAACATTATCAAATCTACTACAACCATAAATGGAGTCAATGGTTTACAAATTTCGTTTATAGTAGGAGGATCTTGTAACTTAATTGACTCAAATTCTAATGCTAAAGCAGTTGGTATTATAGGAGGTTGTAAAAATAGAACTCTAAGATCAGAGGGATCAATAATTATAGGTGGTTGTTACAATTTTATTGGTTTAACTTCAAGTTTTTACAGTGGTAACTCAGTACAGATTTCATCTATAATTGGAGGAACTTGTAACAGAATTAATTTCAGTATATGTGACACTTCGATCAGTGACCCAATGGCTTTTAGAACATCAATCATTGGTGGTTACAAAAACTCATTCACTGATCATACTAGTATTTGTAATAGTGTAATTGTTGGAGGGTCAAGTATGAGTGGATATACCACAAACAACGAGGGTAATCCAAATATTATAAATAATTTTACTCAAACAGATATTATTAGTGTAAGAGGAAATGTATATGTGAGTGATAATAGTGGAAATAGATGCCGTGGTTTAAGTTATTTAAATTTATCACCTGGTACAACAATAAATAGTATATGTATAATAAAAGGTATAGTTATAACTATGTCCTATACTTAGAAATAGAAAAAAGAGATGATAGATATAATTCTAAATATTCCATTTTTACCAGAGATTATACTCTTAGGTACATTTTTTAGAAAAGTGCCTATTACCGGTCAGAACTCTGGTAAACTGAATTTTTCAAGTATACTAAGCAATGTTCACCTAGATGAAGATTCAACTGGTATCACTCTTTCAACTTGGCAAACACAAGCGGTTGATAATCGTGAAATTGCATTTGGAACTGGATTGACTCAAGGCCTAACATCATCATCTCACTTCAAATGGGAAGCCGATAACTACGGTGCGAGATTAATAGGAATTGGTCAAATAAATCCATTTGGTTTAGAGTGGACCTCAAATTGTAATTTAAATTACGCTCTTTATAATCATTCAATTATTATTAATGGATGTTGTAATAAAATTGGAAACCTATCAGCTGGTGGTACATTTTCTAGAAACGAAGTCATTATTGGTGGTGTTTCACAATGTACAATTTCTACTTCTGTTCGTTCAGGAAACAACGTGTTAATAAATGGCACAAATAGCTCAATAGATGGTGGAACATCTAGTATAATCATCGGAGCTGGTGGTAATAAAGGAAACCAATCAAACTACAATTCTATTATTAATTCAAAAATGGGACTAGTTTATTCTGCATATAACTCAGTAATCACATCAGGTCCGAACAGATGTTTTAAAACAACATCCGACTTCGATAGTAATAATAGTCTAATCTGTACTTCAGTATCATCAGTTATATCGTCTTTTAGTTTTTCAGTAAATACAAATGAGTGCTCAAAAATAAAAAATCAAACAATTATTTCATCAACTGAAACTAAAATTATTAGTGATGCCAACAGAACGCCTAAACCTGAAATGTGTTTCAACACTGTTTTATCAAGTAATAAGTCTCTAATATTCGGTGATTGTAATTTAAATAATTACTCTGGAACTAAAGCTAATAGTTGTTTTAATTCACTCATATCAACTTGGTGCTCTGAGATTTTAGCATCTAAATATTCAACTATAATAGGAGGAGTCAAGAATCGTTTAGTAAATTGTTTTGTTGGTTCTATAACTAACAATAGACAAATGTACTCGTCTAGTATACTTGGAGGTTACAAAAATTGTATAGTAAATTACGATCTTAACGAAACTACCGTAAGCAGATCACACAGCATAATAGGAGGCAAAGGAAACTATATTGAAGCATATAATACACTCGGAAATACAATAATTGGTGGCATTAATAATTTTATCAGTTCACCCGGTAATAACAATTCACTAATAATCTCGTCATATAAAAGTAGTATTTCGAATAAAAATTCAGCAATAATTTCATCAAGCAAAAGTTATCTACAGATAAGTCAATACTCATCTGTTATATCATCATACAAAAGTTCACCAAGAGGTCCGAACTCAATTGATATATCAAATTGTTGTTATCCAGAAGGAGAATTATACGCGAAATGTGGAATCAGAATTTCAACTTATAAATCTAATTTTTCAGCTCTGCCTGGACTAATTTATACATATTTCCCAAATCATACAAACACCATAATTGCATCCTGTAACTCAAGTATTCAAACTAATCCACCTTCACATGGAGAATCTTGTTACAATGGTATCTTAGGTACACTCACGTCAACAATCTTCGCATCTTGTAATTCCGCTATTTTGAGTTCAATTAATTCCAAAATACTTACTAATTCACCAAGATCTCTTATAATAGGATCTAGTATTCTTATGTCAGATTCAGAAGACAGTGCAATAATTTCATCTACTTGTATTTGCATGTATTGTTCAAGAAGATCTGCAGTTATTGGAAGTTGTAACAGTGTTCTTGGTACTAGCAGTTTAGTAACTTGTAATTCAGTTATTTTAGGGTCTGAAAATTCTACTTTGACTTTCTCGAACACAACTATGGTGCACCATTTCAATTTCTCTGGTTCTAAAATATTCGAAAATCTTAATACATCAGTTTGTACTGGTATATTTGGAACTTTCGCAAATAGCACAGATTCTATAAAAATTATAAAAGGCTTTGTTGTGAGCTAAACAAATATATAAAAACATGGAACTACTTGAAATCTTCACACATATTATTTTTGGAATGTCTATTTTTTCAAAGATGGGAACAGGTAGTCAATCTGGTAAATTATTTTTTAAATCTATTTTTTCAGGTTCTTGTGTTACCTTAACAGATGGACCAAACATCATAACAGTTTCGAATGTCTTCTATCGAAGTCCAATCACGCAAAGTAGAGTTGTAATTGGTGCTGGTGATTATGTAACAGGTAGCTATTTCTCAGATCCTACAATTGGGCTTTGTTTTAATTCACAAGGTTCAAAATATACGTCTAGACTCTGGGCAAATTATGTGAATGGACCAGGTGTAATTCTTAATTATAACACCACAAAGACACCTCTTGTAGATCCAGAACCATTGACAGGACTTAAAAGATTCGGCGAGTCTCACAATATAGAAGATCAAAAATCTTTGATTATTTCCGGATCAAGACACGCAATGAATGGTGGTACAACTAGTGACTTCAATATGATTATAGGTGGTAAATCCTCTAGACTCACTGGAGCAACATTTTCAGTTATAATCGGTGGATATGGAAACTATATTTCTGAAAGAAAATCACCTGGTACTGAAGATAGACTACAACATAACGTATCTATAGTAGGAGGTGCTAAAAATAAGATATCAACTGCCTGTTGTTCAATAATATTAGGCGGTTACAAGAATTGTGTTGTTGGACAAACTGCTGGTTTCACAATTAATTCTACTATAATTTCTGGAAGAGAAAATTGTATCTCTTGTAGTGGGGCGACATACAGTATCGAAAACGTAAGTATAGTTTCTGGTCAAAATAACTTTATCGGACAACAAACAAAAAATTCTATTATAATTAGCTCAGAAAAATCTTGTATAAATCCGACTTCTGACACAGATTTGAAAGGGATATGTCAACACTTAATTGTGGGTTCCTGGAACTCTTGTATAAATACCGTTGATGATAAGTCGGTTTATAACACTATAATATCGACTTCACAAAGTAAAATTTCTGGCAATGTTTACTATTCGAATATTATCGGCGGATATGGAAACTGTATATGTACAAAGACAAATCCAACAAACGGGTCAAAATTCAACTCGATTATTTCAGGAGTGTTCACTTGCATAGTTGAAGACTCAAATGGAGCATCATCAAGTTTTAATACAATCGTATCGTCATATAAAACATCACTAGTTGATAATGGGGTTTGTAATAAGTTTAACATGATTTCCGTGATTGGTGGAAGTTATTTAGGCATCACTGGTTCAAATACAAATACTGTGAGAAATTCAAGTATGATCGGTGGTGAAAATAATAAAATATTATCCACCTCTAATAGTAATGAAGTACTATCTTCAGTTGTAATTGGGGGAAAGTCAAATACTTCAGCTGGAACCATATTAGGTGGTACTAGCAATTTCGCAGGTAAAAATTCAGTTGTAATAGGAGGTAATTCAAACGAGTCATATTCTAAAATTATCGGTGGAAAATCAAATAAAACAACTTCAAGTACAATTACAATTATAGTTGGTGGTTATAAAAATAGTAGTTCTGACTCAGATTGTTCTTTTCTTGGATTTGGATCTTACAACAAATCTACTAACGGTACAAATGGTGCTATAATTGGAGGATTCAAAAATTACATTGACTGCTCAATAGACTCAGTGATGATTGCAGGTCTTCAAAATCAAATATTTGCAAAAGATACTACAAAATCAACTTTTATAATTGGCGGACAGTCGAATAAATTTGATGCTTCTGGTGATACTAAAAATTACGGGACTTATAACTCCGGTATTATAGCAGGTGGTAAGAATTTCATACGTAAAACTAGTGAATCTCAAATTAATAATACAGTCATTGTTGGTGGATTCGGAATCTGCACAAATGAATCTAATTCAATGGTAGTTGAAAATCTATGGATGACGGGAACAGTTTCAACTGGCTCAAAAGATCACTTCACACAAAGCTTTACTTATAGCTTAGACGGAATCTCAGGTAATTTTAGTAATCCGAACAATATCTATTTTCTAAACGGATTAGTTGTTGGCATAGACTAGTCAATAAGATCTGACCAATATTTTTTTACAAAACTAAAAGTTATTTCCTTTAACTTAAAGATTCTATTTAAAATGAGAAAAATAGACTTTTCTGTCTCATTTTGAGAATAATTTAAACTATTTAAAAGTACTAAATCCTCTTGTGAAATATAATTAGATAATCTAAACTTTAGTTTTTTAAGCGCCTTAAATTCATTTCCCAACGTTATAATTTGATTTCCAAATTCAGATTGATCTTTAATAGCATCAATATCTGACATTTCAAGTAAATTCAATCTTAAATATCTCATTAAATTCACATTTATACCATCTGAAGTTAGGTATATTTTTCCGATATTATCAAACTCTCTACTTATTAATTTTGATATAACTTGAGGTTGCTCTTCAAAAGCAAAATTCATCGGAATTGTTATAAGATCTGAACCATCAACAAATCCGAAGTTAATAAAGAGCATAATGTCATCATTCAAAAGATAATTATCATAAATAGATTGTCCACTAGAGATAGTGTCGACCGATTTCATATTAGCAAAGTTCTCATTCTTATTTAGGGAAATGTGACTTGTATTTGAATGTTGAAGTAAGTCAGCAATTGGTATAAGTCCAATACCTGTCCACATTCTTGAAATAGTTAATAGATAGCAGTATAAAAACTCATCATCACTCAAATCAATTAAAAAGTTATTTCTATTTGTGTAAGTTCTGAACTTTTCTAAAAAAGACTTATACTCATCGTGAGAACGATCTATATAAAAATTGATCAAACTAGATACTCTTGAAAAATTACTTCTTGTAGAAAGAAATATTGGATGATTAGAAAAACTCTCAAAACCAGGTAGTAATTCTAAGTAAGGTTTCCAGAAAGAAGATGGATTTCTCATTTCATAGATAAGTGCAATTGTTGTCTTTTGACGATGATCAAACTCATCAGCAGAATAGGGAATTTTTGAATTCTCATAGTTTAAAAGACAGGCATTACTTATATTAAATAGATCTTCATTTGAAATTGTTTCTTTAGCAAACATACCATTGCCGTTAGTTCCCTCACTTCTTATACCCATTTTAGGATTAACATAACTTCCATTTTGAATAAGCCAGTTAGTAAGATTTTGATATTTATTTTGAAGATCCATTCTTAAAATTCTTTTATTTTTATATTATTTTAGAAAAATATAGTTGTAAACAAAGACCTATTAATTAAATAGAATTTATATGAATATTATAAAGCACGAATTTAAAATCTCTAAAAAAGAAAGAGAAAAAATCAAAAACCAAACATCTAAAACAATCTGGATGAGTGGTCTGTCCGGTTCTGGTAAATCCACTATTGCAAATCTACTAGAATGTAAACTCAATGAATCTGGTTTTCATACTTATGTTCTTGATGGTGATAATACAAGACTCGGACTAAACAAAGGTCTTGGATTTTCAGAAGAAGATAGAGTAGAGAATATTAGAAGAGTCGCAGAAGTCTGTAAACTTATGAATGATGCCGGTCTTATTGTAATTTGTTCTTTTATTTCACCATTTGAGAAAAATAGAACACAAGCAAAAGAAATTATAGGAGAAGATTCATTTATCGAAGTATTTGTAGATGCCTCTTTAGAGACTTGTGAAACAAGAGATCCTAAAGGAATTTATAAAAAAGCAAGAGCTGGTGTGATGAAAGACTTTACAGGAATATCCTCACCGTTTGAAAGTCCTACTAACTGTATTATTTTGAAAAATAATACACTAGACGACTTAGATAAAAATGTAGAAATAATTTACGAACTCTTAAAAAATAATAATTAATATGTGGACTAAAATCAATCACGGCGGAGAGCCAACTAGTAATCCTGATAAAAAGTGGGCCATTTTTGTAGGTAGATTTCAGCCCTACCATACCGGTCATATTGAACTAATAAATCAAAAACTAAACGAAGGTGTTCCTGCTCTAATCCTTGTTAGAGATATTGCACCAGATGAGAAGAATCCCTTCACAACTGAGCAAACTGTAGAAATGATCGAAAAATATCATAAAGCAAAAGGAGATGATGTTAAAGTTATGATAATTCCAGATATCGAAAGTGTTAATTTCGGAAGAGGAGTTGGATATTCCATAAATGAGTTCATACCACCAGACAATATCGGATTCGTATCTGCAACTAAAATTAGAGAGTCAATTAAATCAGGTGACAATACTTGGAAAGAAATGGTAGATGAGTCAATTCAAGAAGATGTGATAAAATATTTACAAGAGTATTATGCAATCTAAACGTAAAGATAATACAATTGCTAGACACTTAGCAAAAACAATTACTTGGAGAATTGTTGGAACTTTAGATACTATGGTATTAAGTTCACTAATTACAGGTAGTGTTAAAATTGGACTCGCTATTGGTGGAACAGAAGTAGTAACTAAAATGGTACTTTACTTTCTTCACGAAAGAGCTTGGTATAAATGGGGGAAAATTGGAAGAGATGAATAAAAAAAAGACCGAAATTAATTTCGGTCTTTTTTGTTTTAGATAACATAATCATTCTTTCGTTGATAAGTGAAGTTAGATGTCTGAGTTGTATTTTGAACAGGCATTTTAGCAAGTCCATTTGTTTTCCAGAACTCAGTATCATGTAGTTTCTTATACCAATCTTGACCAACTACATTCATAGCGTCTGATTTAGCAGGTATAAGTTTTCCTGTCTTGATTTCGTGCAAATCTGGTCCCCAACCATAACCCGCATCGTTCTCTCTGATTGTTTGAACGATATTTTCAAAATCGTGTTCATAAAATGGTTCTTCAATAAAGTTATAAAGTTCTTTGAACCAAAATTCTGGATTAGTGGTCCAAGACTCATATGGAAAGAACAAGATTCTATCACCTAATCCTCTTTGAATAGTATCTAAAAGAGACACATACGGTCTACCAAGAACGCCATCATCTGATGTCCATACACCTATTCTACCGTCAAGATTTTTCATCTGAGTGTTTGAAAACTCACCATGAATTTCACCATCAGCACGGTTTTTTCTAAATAGTTTTTCAAAAGAAGTGCAAATGTCTTCTAGGTTTCTAACACACGCAATAATTCTAGCTGGTCTGTTCATAACTTTTTCTACGAATTCTATATGTGTAGACCAACCACGATTTTTATCAAACACAACATTTCTATCTGTGTTGTGATAGTTTTGTAAAATAGAACGAATTACTTTCCACTTATCTTGACCATCTGGATAAGTTGAGTGACCTTCGAGCTTCGACCAGTTATCTCTTACTTGAAGTAAGAAGTCTAAAAGTGAAGAGGTTGCAGTTGTTTGAAAGTTAGGATTCTGTAAAAGAATGTTAGTTAAAAGTGTTGAACCACTTCTTGGGAGTCCTGAAATGAAATTTATTTTTCTCATAGAGTGTTAAGCGCATTTATTATTTCGTTTGAGTCGAATATCTTCAATCTATCATATGGGAATTGAATTGGATTTCCACCAATATCAAAATCTTCCAAATATGAAGAGTGGAATGTATCATAAACCGGTTCAACATTTGGAAATAAGTTTATATTAGATTGATACCCAAGAACACCTGGTTTATTACCAATCCAACAAACTACAGATTTTAAACCAAGAGCTACAGAAGCATGTTGTGAGAATGAGTCAATTAATAGTCTCTTTTGAGAGAATAAGACTGATCCTAGAATCTCTCTCGTATCTAACTGTAGTCGTGTACATCCTTCAATCAAATCTTGACCTTCATAACCTATTTGATAAATGTGATAGTCATTTTTGTAATGATTTACAATATCAAGTGAGTTTTGAAAAGGTAAATCTCTATACCAAGAATAAGGTCTTGAGTTGCCACCTCCACCATTTGTATGTAGTAGGAATACCGGCTTTTGAACGTTTTGCAACATTTTAAGTTTTAGATATTCCAACTCAAGTGGTGAGAAGTAAAGTTTTGGAGCATTACCATTCCAAGTTATTCCTAGTAACTGACACCAAATTGTAATAAGGTGACCTTTATTTAAAATATAATCTTCGGTATGGTAAGGTTCTTGGCGATAAATTTTAACATCTTTATCAAAGATAAAGTTCTTATAGAAATTTGCCTGTTGACCAAATGGGTATATTTGGAAAACATCAGGATTGTTAAACCAGACTTGTGGCCAAGCAGTAACAACAATGATTTTTCTTTCTGGATCTGCGGTCTTTAAAGACGAAACAACAGAGGTGGCGAGAATATTCTTCCCGATTCCACCTTCTACATGAAAAATTGAATACATTAATTAATCTTCTTTTTCTATTATAATTCAATAGAATTAGGAAGTTTAAAAAATTACGAATTATAAAGGGTATTCAATCTAGCTTGTACATCAGCATCTGTCCATTGACCAGCCGCATCATAGTCAGCACCTTCCCAAAGAATTACCGCCTCTTCAAGTTCTTCACAGAAACATCTTACAACTTTTTGCTTTGGAAGATCCACTACTCTTGTGATTGTAAGAGAATTAATTGTTACACTTTTTTCTTCTTGAAGAACTATCTTTTTCGGAGCATTGAGATTGATTTGCATATTAAATAATTATTTTTTATTATATATTAAATATACCCTACACATTTTACTAAAAATTCAGTATTAACTATACAAATAAGATTCATATTTTTCCTCGTCGTTTATATTAATTTGTAAGTTCACTTCTTTATAAGTCGTCTTAAACTGTATCACAACAAGGTTCAGAATTTCATGTTCATCATTTGAAAGTAAGTTCTCTATCGACTTTTCTCTTTGTTCTTGCAAAGTGTATTTAGGACCGCAAGTAATCTTTATATCAATAGTGAGTCTAGTTTTCTTCTTCAAATACTCAGAAACCATTCTTTGATATTCTGATTCATTTTTTCTATAATTCTTGAATAAAAATACTGAAAAAATTACAAGTCTTGTTATATAATTGTGATTAATTTCAGATATATCTAACTTCATGATAAAATCTCTTCGATTTTTTTATTTCTAATTTGAAAAACGGTATATAGCTCATCTAAACTATATTGACAATCACACCACGTACAAACAACCAGATTATTTTCTGATTCCATAATTTCTTGAGTATAACAAATTGGACAAAATCTTTTAATAGTTTTGACTCTTAACGAAAAGTTTCTAAAATTATCCATATATTTAGTATTTAGAAAATTACAAAAGGTTTTATTAAACTTTCAATGCATTACAAGTATATACATGTATATAAATTCTAAATTATGGCAAAAGATCGAATGATGAGTCTTAGAATCCCAGAGGTTCTTATTGAAGAGTATAAAAAATTCTGCGAAGAAAACTCTTTTACTATGTCAAAAAGACTCAGAAAACTTATGGAAAACGACCTGGATCGTTGGAGAAAATACAAATACGACCAAAAGAAATCAGAATCTCAAAGCTCAGACTAAATGTATAAAAAAATATACGATCTTTGCTCCATCAAAAATGTCGGAGGTGCGCATAAAAATGGACTCAATATTCCACCAAGAGTTTCCTGGATACTCAATATTTTGAAGCAAAATAATATCGAATACATCTTAGATGAATTTGAAGTTAAAAGATTTCAAAATAATAAATTTTATAATGTAGTACTTCCTGGAACTAACGGAAAATTTGTCACTGCACATCACGATATAGTGAATCCACTATCTGACAATGCTAATGATAATTCAGCATCAGTGATAAATGCAATTATGACTAAAATAAACTCCCCAGAAACAACTGTTATTCTTTTAGATGGAGAAGAACCACCTATGGCCGGTGTCGGATCACAAAGAGCCTCTGAAATGATGAACTCTGGTGAATATGGTAAAGTAGATTGGGTTCTTAATTTCGAACTAACTGGAAAAGGTGGTCGACACTTTTTTATTGGAAATTATGATAATGAACTCAATACTCACATCAAAAATCTCTTTGGATGTCCGGTAGTTCAAACCCCATTTAATGATGCCACAGTCTTTAATAGAAACGGTATAGTATCAACTGTGATAAATCCACTACCACCGATTTCAGATCGATATGAATCAAAATTTCAAAAAGAAATTATATCTTATGATGGAACACCTTTGGATTTTTCCATACTCTATAATTGTCACTCTTTAGAAGATAGTGTTTCAACAATTAGTCCAAAAGATATGCAAGATTTTGTTGAAATGGTTGTTGTTAAGATATTATCTTAATATTCTAGAAGTAAAAAATTTGACACTACTTCACCATTTATATCAATAGAGTGCTTTATCTTTTGATATTTTATGTTATAATAAGCCAGAAATAATTCATAGAACTTATCTCTCTTATTGTAATTCTTTACTAGTCCACTTTTGATATCATTGTCAACAGAATTTAGAATAATGAAGTTTATCTTGTGATAACTGACCATATCTTTTATTATTTTGATAACTGTTGACATTTTTCTAAAAAGTGTATTATAATCATTAACATTTTTGTCGTAATTATAAACACCATCTACATATTCTCCGAAACCAATAAATAAAAATTTGTCTGTTTTTATACCGAATTGAGAAATATAATCAGCTAATGTTTTATAATTCTTTCCAGCGTTAATACAAGACGTATCTCTATTTCGGATAACTACGGACGAGACTATAACATCTCTTTCGTCTATTTTGAAAGATGAGCACACATAGTCTCCAGTCTTGTAAAGACTATGTTCTACATCGTAAGGTTTTGTTAGACCTAATTCGATCTCCTCTCTTATGTAGAGAGAGATATCACTGTAGTCTATCGATTCAGAATTATCCTTATCAATATATGTTTTTAAGTATTTCACTGTGATTTATATATTAGTAATTCATAATAATTACTTCAGTCGTCACCTTATCACCTTTTCTTGACACTTTATTATAGTCAAATTGTAGTTCTTTATACCGATATCCTTCTGATATTAACTTATCTAACATCCATGAAGTCTTGTTATCGTGGTATAACACACCAGACACCATAAATGATGATCCTATTTCATCAATTGATTTTAAGTAATTATACAACTTAATATCATCATCTTCTTTCCAAAAAGCATTATAGCCAGCTTCTGATATCTGTTTCTTTCCGATAGAACCATCTTCATTTTTAATGCGTCCATAGGGAGGGTCAGCATAGAACATAATTTTATCTGAAGATATTTCAATCTGGTCAAACGGTAAAGATTTAAATCTTATTTTATCTTTATACTGACGAATATTTGAAGTAAATGTCTCTACTTTTTTATCAGTGCTTTGATTCCAACCTCGATCGCCAAAAGTTTGGTTGTATTTAAACTTCTGATTAAATCTCATCATATTGTTAGTAGATGATAACATTAAAGCCCATAGTTTAGCGGGTGTTGGATTAGAATTATAGTCTTCTCTTAACTTACCAAATAATTCTGGTTGTCCTTTAGATGGACAAATAGATTTAGTCTCTTCGATAATGCGATCACTCTCAAGAAGAGATTTGTGAATACCAACCAAATCTTTGATAATATCATTAGCGATTAATTTCTCGTATTTATCTAAAACATTTGTATAAACAGATCCTCCACCACAGAAAAGATCTACAAAATAAGGTTTTGTATAATCAAATTCCGGTAAGATTTGTTCAAGCAGTTTAAACTTTGAACCTGTATAATTCATTACTGAGTCTATATACATAATTTCTACATTAAAAGATATTCAATAACAAGTGGATAATACTTATATTCTAATTGATGAACTTTATTTGCAATAATTTCTGCTGTGTCACCAAGTTCAATATTAAATTTAGATTGATAAATAATCTCACCTTCATCATAATTACTGTTAACCCAGTGTATGGTAATTCCAGTTTCAGTCTCTCGATTTTTTATAACTTGTTCATGAACTTTCATTCCCCACATTCCCAATCCACCATACTTAGGAAGTAGTGATGGATGAATATTTACAATTTTATATTTATCAATCAATCCCTTATCAACCCTTCTTAAAAATCCTGCTAAAACAATAAGGTCTATTTTATGAGAGTCAAGTATATTAAGTAAATATCCTTCTGTTTTGAAAAATTCATTATTTAAAACAACAATCGGTATTTTATGAAGATTAACTTTCTCAATCAGTGGGGCCACAGGATTATTAGTAATCACAAGTGACACTTGAATTTTTTCTTGAGATTTGAAGAATTCGATAATATTTAAAGCATTGGTTCCACTACCAGATGCGAAAATTGCGATTCTTTTCATAACTAGTAATTCATTATTAAGAGCTCTACTGATTTAGTTTGAGATTTTCCAGACTTAGCCATGGCAGCTTTGGTAAACTCTCTTTGTTTCCAAGTATACTGATCTTTTGGAAACCACTCAGACAACTGAGGAAAATCGTAATAACTAAGTGAGAATTTACCTTTCATTGACTTTAAACAATTAGCAAGTCTTTCATGTGTTTCAATACCAAAGTCATGATTTGCGTAATATTTTTCCGTTCTATAATAGGGAGGATCGCAATAAAAGTAACTTGTTGGTGAGTCATACTTTTTAATAAGTTCTTCAAAATCTAAATTTTCGATTATAGTTATCTTATCGAAAAACTTTTGCCAATTAGGATTTTCTAATTTGTTTTTAAATGCATCAAACTTAGAACGGTACTTTCCTTTTAAGTCGATGAATTTTCCTTTTTCTGGATTAGTTCCAGACCAAACTTGTGAAAGAACATACGCATACTTTGAAGCTGTGTGAAAATCAGGTTTAGATAAATCTACTTTAAATTCTGGTGAGAAAATCTCTTTTTGAAACTGGTAAAATAATTTATGGTCTTGTGATTTATATTCACTTATCACTTCTTGGAATTCTTTGTAATGTTTTATACAATTAAAAAGATTTACATTCAAAGGGTTAAAGTCATTATAAATAACTTCTTTCAAGTTTGGATAGTTTTGAATATTCATCTTGAAGAATACCCACATCATACCTGAAAAAGGTTCTGAAAAAATTTCGATATCTTTTGGGATATTTGGAATAATTAAATTCTTTGCAATACGTGATTTGCCTCCTATATAACTTAACATTTTCTATGTTTTATTTTGTACAAGTTATATAAATATCACTTGCATTTGTTCAGATTTTAAGACAATAAGCAATTTGTTTTAAGTTCAAAATCAAGAGTAGACAATCTAGCAAACCTTTCAATCACTTTTGGTTTGGTATCATAATAAACATCTCGACCATCTAAATTAATTAAAAATTTTCTTCTTTTTTCCTTGATTACACGAAGTGGAGCGTCATCGTAATAGTACCCAACATTATTTGATAAAACTGCACGTAAAATCTCTGGTTCAGAAAGTCCAGATTGTTTAGCCTTTTCTACAATAGATGTTAAAACTCTTTCATAGTTTACAGACCTTAGAGTTGAATTTTCGAAAATTGAGTTGTAAAGAGTTGCCTTATCTTTGCTAATAAAATTAGATCTATCAATGATTTTAGAGTAAGTCTCAATTGATTCTTTTGTAGAAATAGACACCTCAGGCTTTACTTGTGGATTTTCTATCCATTCACTAAGAGATCTACGAATTTCAATTTCAACATCCCTTGCTTCTCTTTCAGTTTCATATTCAACCAGTGAAATAAATCTAACTGGTCTAAAGCACTCAGTTGAGTTGTACTTAGATAGTCTAGAAAAAGGATCTATTGTAAATCCAAATTTAAATAAATCTGAAAGACCATCAGTTACGATATAAACCCATCCTCCGCTCATCTTAGAATATTTACAAATCCAGTTTTTCTAATTATCTCATACTTTTCATAGGAGTACTCTAGATAATAAACATAAGATGTAAGTGGAGAGAAGTGTTCTTTTCCACCAACCCAAGGTTGATTTATTTGATTAGTTTTAAAAATGAGATCTCCCCACATATTATAAATTCTTAGTTCATAGTGAGTGAGTGAATCACCACCACTTGTATAAACTTGAAATACATCATTTGTGCCATCACCATCTGGGGTGAAAGCATTAGGAACGAATATATCTTGACCGAATAAGCTTGATGAAATTAATAATAGTAGTACTACTAGAGTTTTCATTTTTCTTCTTCTAATTTGGTGATCTTATCTCTAAGCTCAGCGGCTACCTCATACTCTTCGTTTTTAATAGCCTCTTCCATCATACGCTTTAAGTCCTCAAGTGAAACAACTGGCGTCTTTTTAGACTTCTTTTTAGAACTAGACTTTTTATCAAGAACTGCACCAGTGTCATCAGTTTGAATTCCACACTTTGCCATAACTTCTTCATCTACATACAAGGTAGATTCGAAAGTTAGGGCTAGTGCAAGTGCATCTCCAACAGTAGTTTCTATTTCTAAATCATCTACACCATTATTGGTTACAAGTTTAGAATAGAATATACCTTCAACTACGTTGTAGATACACACTTCAGGTACGTCTACACGATATCCTTCGCAGAAAACTTTGAATATATCATGTGTAATGGGTCTTGGCATTTTCAATTTTTCAATTCTCAAGGCGATTGTTTGAGCATCTTGAGCCTTGATCACAATTGGTAATTTTCTATGACCATTTGTCTCACTAAGAACAACAACATATGCGTTTGGTTGACTTTGTGAATAGGATAAACCTATAATTTGTACTTCTCTTTTCATTTTATTATTGAGTTAATTTGGAAAAATCTTTGGTAACTTAAATTACAAGCTAAATTTTCTCTAAGTAAATTCATAAGTTCTATATTCGAATCAAAATCGAAAGTAAAAAACTTTGGTTTTTTCTTTGAGTAATCCACTTTTATAAATTTATATTCATTATGTTTTTGAAGTTTATTTTCAGATTTAAATTCCTTAATTACATAACATAACTTTCTATCTTGAAGTAGGATAAAGTATTTAACTTTGTAATCCTCTTCATAAAAATTTATATCAACTCCGATACCACGGTGTATTGAGTAATCTCTCCACCCCATTCTTCTAAGTAAACCCGAATTAATTTCAAACATATTAATCTTGTAGCAACAAGTCTGCCGCACTTGATGATGCTGGTGATTGTGGTTTTGCCCAAACTCTAAAGTTTAGACCTCTGAGCCACGGAACATAAGCATTATAAGCAAGATACGATCTATTTTTTTGTACACCTCTTTCACTAATTGAACCCTCACGAGGATTAAAGTCAACGTGAATATCCACAAGTCCTGGCATATTAGTCTTTTCATAGTCTGACAGAGAGATATTTTTAATAAAAGTCTCTTCTTGATGTGGCGGAACATAATCATATTTTCCTTCACATCTTAAAAGGTGAAATTTATACCTCTTTCTCTCCCAGTCACTAAGATCCCTTCTTTGATAAAAGGGAGAAAGTTCTTGATCTAAAAACTGCGCAATGTCGTGGCAAAATTGAGCTTCTTTGTGAAGACGCTCGAAATTATCTCTAATTTTTTCGATATTCTCTCTAAAGAAAACAACGTGAGCTCCGTTTCTAATGTCAGTATTATATAACATTATTGTGCAGGCATAAATTGTTCTTTTACGTTTCTGAATCGAGTCACAACCAACACTAATTGTAGTTGTAGGATCTTTTTCTAAGTACTCTTTCAAGTACTCTACGATATCAGTTACATACCCTCCACCAAACTTCTTAAATCTATTTCTAAACATTTTCTTCTAGTATCTTAACTTTTAAAATTGATTTTTTTACTATTTCTGGGGGAATAATCAAAAATCCACCATCTTCATCCGACATCTCAAATCCTGTTTCATAGAAGTTCTTTGACATTTCTATGATATTAGAGTATTGTTCAACTGTTACTTTTAGGTGTTCTCCATAGAACTCACCATACTCATTTATTAAAACTATTTGTATCGTCATGAATCTATTTATTTAATAAAAAAGAGGACCTTTTCAAAATTAGTCCTCTTTTTTTGTGAAATAACCTTATTTACCAGGTTTGTTGATTTTTTTGATAGTTCTCAACACATCTTCAAAACCAAGAAGGAAGTTCTTAATCTTTGGCTTTGAAATATCAAGGTTATTATCTAAGATAAACAACAAGTAAGCCGTAAGTTCATCTTCACCAACTCCTTTCAAGAATTTTGTGGCATTTACCAGTTGTTTCTCAGTGAGTTTAGAGAGATCCATTTCTTTCAAAGATTGGATAAGTTCAGAGTTCTTGTCACGATTATACTTTTTCAAGTCCGGTGCAACTCGGTCGTAATCATTCAAAATATCGTTGATGTTAATATTCAACATATCTTCACAGTACTGAAGGAATTTCATTGCTGAGTTTCCAACATATCCTGACGCAATCTCACGAAGAGAAGGTAAAAAGTCTTTTGGGTGAGCATCTTCACCAAAGTTTGATACGATGAAGTCACTAAGGAAAGTCCAAGAACGTGGTGTGGCGTATGCTTGAGCCCCATCTGAAGTCTTATAAAGATTTTCTGGGTGAGCCTGTAGATAAGATACAATCATCTTATGAACATTATCTTTGGCAAATCCGTCAGCCCACTCTGGGAAAGAAAGAGTGTGTTTGATGTGAATAAGACGGTTATTCAAGGCTGAATCGAATTCTTCAACATCGGTTCCATCTTCATCACCGAGATTTCCTGACGACATCATAAGTACAGTGTCATTAAATTTAAAATTGACACCAATTTGACGCTCAAGAAGAATCTGAAGTGCCGCGTTTCTAACTTGTTGAGAAGCTCGGTTCAACTCTTCAAAGTGAATGATAGTTGGTTGTTTGTTTGCTTCAAGTGCCCATCGTGGAACAACGAAGTCAAGACACTTTACTCCTTCAACGTCTGATACGTGTGGATAGAGACCTACATCGGTTTCATCAACCATTGAAAGTCGAATATCCATGTATCGGAAATTCATTTTCTTCGCAATAGAACGAGCGATTGCAGATTTAGCGACACCTGGTCGTGCAGTGATGTATAGTACACCAGATTTACCCCACATCATTCGAAAGTAGGATTGCTCACGATTAGTGAGTAGGCTTAGTTTTTCTTGAAACTCTGTTGGCAACATTTTACTTGTCATATTTTATAATTTAAGTTGTTTATCTATCTTTTACAAATATATGAAATAAATATCATACTTGTCAAGTTTTAAATTAAAAAATCCAAACTTTTTTTGAAAGTTTGGATTTTTATTGTACCGGGAGAGGGAATCGAACCCTCACGGACGCAATGTCCACGGGATTTTACTTACTACTACGATTTTCATCGCCAATTTCTTGTTTGTAGTCTGGACTATGCCTTTACCTTATCATTTCTGACTTAGGTAGGTGATTATAGTCTCTCCTTTGAGTGCGATTACTGGCTTAACTTGTTCCATAACTTCTGAAACTTCGCCATATTTTTTCATCACATCAATAGTACCTTTTGATACTGAGAATACTGTGGTTGCTTTGATGATTTTTCCTTTGTCTGCGTCTGAGATATCACTACAATTCTCGATCAACATAGAAAGTACTTCACCATACTTCTCAATCATATCATTATCGAATGAGAAAGTTGTTTTTTCTTCAACAATATCGTCACCAAACTCCTCACGAAGAGTCTCAGCTTTATCAGCAGTGAGTGAAATATATTTATCTGATGGAACAAACATCACTTGTGCGGTATCTTCACCCAACTTAGACTCCAACATCACAGAGCCAGGATTCTTTCCAGTTTTCTGATACATTTCAGACCACTTTTCTTTACCAAGATCTTTGATTTCATCAGCGATCATATCTGCCTTGGCCTTATCAGACTTCATTCGATCATTAAGTTCTTCAAACTTCTGAATTTTTTCAAAGAATTCTACATCATTAATATCAATACGAACTTTAGAGTCTTTCTTATCAGTTGTCTTAGTTGTTGCTGTTGACTTTGCCTTAGCGAATAAGTTACTCATATTTTTTATTTGTTTTAGTTGTTATTTCTTTTACAAATATAAGGAACTATTTCAAATTACCAACTATTTTATAAAAAATATTTTAGATTAATAATCATCATAATCGTCATCATCTTTGCGTCTTTTCGTAGACCCGTAATCATCTTCTTCATCATCATATTGATCAAAATCATCATAATCTTCGTCATCATCTTGATGACCATAGTATTCAAATACGTCTAGACTATCAAACAGATCAAGAAGTTCTCCAACTTCATCGGATGTGAGATCGAGGTCTTCGATTTTTAAAATGTACTTGTCTTGAGCGACATAAGTGATTTTGCCTTCTTCAACAAGTGCATCTAGACGATCGAACAATTCGTCTTCATTTTTGCACTCATCAAAAGAATAATGAGAGTAAATTGTGTTCATAAAAACTTAATATTAATTATTTTTTAAATTTGATTTAGTATTCTAGATACCTCTGTTAGAGGTAGTCTTAAAACCTCTGAGGTTTTTTTATATTTAGTAAAAATAAAAAGTTTGCTATCTTTTTCCAAAAGTCCAATATCCATAATCCAATCACCACAACAGACTTTCAAGTGATTATCTGTGATTGAAATCGGTATAACATCTAGTTCTGAACTGAGATCATAATTGGAAATCTTTTTAACAAAATTAAAATTTTCTTTCTTATAAAATTCCTCTTTTAAAGTTTTTATAAACTGAGAATTAATTTTAAAAAGTTCATTTTTTCTAACTCCATGAACGTCTTTCCATTTAAATCCTAAGGTTATATGAAAGTCTTGTTTTGAAAGTCCGTAACTGTCACGAATAGTGTCTAATTTATCTGACTGGCAAACTACATAAAATGCAGTATTTTCATTTCGTTGTGATCTACCAATTCCAAGTAATTTTAAATCGTCTATTTCAAAATCAAAAACTGGTTCTAATGAATTTACAAACTTATCTATTCCCATTTCTTTAGATAGTCTGTTATAGTCTATAACGTTAATTATAGTGATGTGGTAACCACCACTATCTCTTTTTTTCTGATTATCAGTATAGACTTTGAAATCTTCTTCTGACAAGACTGACTTTAGATCCTCTAAATATTTTTGAACTAGAGATTGGTCTATTTTAATTCCAAGATAGTTATTTCCTAATGTATCTTTAATATATTGAATATGATGTTGCATAATAATTGCAGTATATATTAGAAAATAAAATCGATTTCTACTGTTGAATCTTCATCTCTGCCTCTTTTATATCGTCGTTATAGAGTACATTGATATTTACATTTTTTAACCCGTCAATTACCTGTTCTATATCTGATATTTCAAGAGTAGGTATTTTTTTTTCTAATCTATCAAAAAGTGCCTCTGAATTAGTCATATAGTCACCGGTATCTTCATCTTTATATCCAGTATAAACCTTTATTTGATTTGATAGAACTGACCTTAATATAGTTCTAAAGTTGTTTGCAGACTTTCTGTCGCTAAACATAGTGCCCATTTCATTATAAGTGAAAAATCCAACTTGAAAAACTTTATCGATGTTTCCAGATTCATTTAATGAAAAACCAGAAGTCAGTTCCATTGGAAATATTTTATATCCACCAATTCCAGTGTGGTCATGAGCTTCTTCCTTAAAATATTCTAGATATTCTGGTTTAATTTTTTCTAACTCAGACTCTCCTATAGAGAAACTAATAGTCAAAAATATTGGATAACTATTCTCTGTCTTATGATATTCAAAATCATCACCTAAGTTATCGATATTTACGTGGATCATACTAACTTTAGCCTTAATTGGAACATCACTAATTATGCCTTTTGTTACTTTTTCTTTGGTTTTTGTTGAAGTATAACTATTCATCCACTTAATCCAAAGATTTAAATCTGGTGTTTTATCTAACTCACCTCGTTTGGCCCAGTCAATCATCTTTTGACCTCTTTTAAGATGACCATGTTTTTTAAGAGCATCACCAGCTTTTATATAAGTTGTGATATTTAACTCTTCAAATTTCTTTAGATGTTTCATTGTTTATAAAAATTTATAACAGGTAGTTTCTGTATATCCTCTCTTATTCTATCCATGTCTATTCCATAGTTTATTGACATATCAAGAGCCTGAATCACAGAGTGTTCAATTTTATCATATATATTAGTGATATCTCTATATCCACTTGGATAGTCAAATTTAGAGTCAAAACAATTCACTAAAAGCCTTTTAAGAGAATTTGCAGTTCTTCTATCTGCAACTTGTACGGGTACCTCGTAATCTCTGACATTAATTCCTATAAAAGTCAACTCACTATTTACGACTTTATAATTAATATTAATCCAATTACCAAAAAAGAATCCATTAAAAAAATCATTTGTATATAATTGTTTAATTTCTTCAATATCTTCTAAGTTTTTTGGAATTAATCCAGTAAAAAAACTGAAACAAATATTTCTATTATTATCTTCTTCTTCTTCCCAGAAATCAATCATAGATTCATACTCACACTCTAGATGTAGATAAAAACTGTAAACTTTTGGTTTGATAGAAGGAGAACCTGGTCTTGAAAGTTCAAAATTAAACTCACCAAACTTTTGATACTCTTCTACATTCTTTTTCCATCTATTTAGTATATCTCTTGATTCGATATTTTTACTCCAATCAGCAAGGTTTTTAGCTCTTTCTTCAGCACCAACAGCTTTTGCAAGTTGTGGTTTATCTTTCATGAGTTGCTTTAATTTTCTCTCTGCTGATCTATAGGTAGATAAATTTAACTCTTCATCGAATCTCTTCAAGTATCTCATTTTTAAAATAAACTAGTTTTAATATATATTAAAATGAAAAACCTAAAGTCATTCGAAAAGTTTAAATATAAAAACTTCTCACTAGAAGATATTAGAAATTGTATTAAATCAAAAGGTTTTATCTGGGCAACTATTGTAAAGGATTTGCCACAGAACGATCCAGAATCTCCAATTAATCCCGTTAGTGTAGACGATGATGGATTAATTACAGTTGAAATAGATGGAAAAGAATATGAGGTTGATTTAGAAAATGTAGATAAAATCGAACTCTAAGAAAGAAGTCTCGATATTTTCAACTCTCTAATAACCGAGTTTAATTTTGATTGATCTTCAGATTTTTTAATATTCACATCATCTAAGTAGACGATATCAGACTTTACACCAGAAAAAAGATGTTCTGTATCATTGTTATATTGAATTATAACAACTTTATTTAGTGACTCACATCTGTTTATAAAACTAGAAATCACATCATAACTACTTTTCCCTGTACTACCCGGCAAAAATAGTGGGTCAAAGAGATCATTGTGATAGATTAAAATACACTGTTGTGTGATAAGGTTCAAGTCTATGTCTAGAATCGACTTGAATTTTCTTCTTTGATTAGTAAGCCTTACAACTTTTTCTTCAATATTTTTCTTATAGCAAATTAGAGTTGAAAAACCAGAATCTTCTAGTTTTTTTCTAAAGTGCAAAAGGTCATAGTTATAAGTTGTAGTTGTGATATTAAAACTTAATAAATGACTGTTATATTTTACTAGTATTAACATAGTGATAAAAGAAAAGGATAGTCAATTAGACTATCCTTTTTATTAATGTGTATTTTCTAATACAATTTGTTTTACTTTATTATTAGTTCTTGCAATAGGTACTTTGACACCTACTGTAATCATTAGAACCCGTCCTTTAATTTTAGAAAGATCAAGATTATCGCAGTAACCGTCCGTAAGTAACACAGTATTGTAGTCATTATAGTGATCAACTACATAATCAACAGATGGCTGAAGAACCGTACCACCAAGTCCTTGGATCTTCATAGTCTCAAGCTGTTTAGCCTTTTTGAAGTTCTCAACCCACTTCACTTCGGTATCACCCTGAATAAAATTCATCTCGATATCTGATCGATAAACATAAGAAAGAACTCGTTCAAACGTGCCTTGTCCACCCATACTACCACTTGTATCAAGGATTACGTTAATCTTACTTTTAATTTTACGAGTACCTTTGAGACCAGCAATCTGCCTGCGATTTGGTTTTACAATCGTTTTTTGTTTGATATTACCAAAGATCTCATTAGCAATCGAACGCTTGATTTCTTTCAAATAGTCTTTACGTTGTTTACGAAGTTTGTTAAGAGTTGTCTCAACATTACCCGCTGAAAGTCCACGAGAAGCAAGTCGATCCATCACATCACGAACCATTGCTTCACGCATTTCTTCTGGAACATCATCACCAATATGTTTGTCTAGGTATTCACCAGTTCCATTTTCCATGTCGTCAAAGATTTGATCTGTTGACCAAGTGTCAATTGTCTCGTCTTTCTTACCATTTGGATTTTTACCATATGGTCCATATGAAGGCTTACCACTTGAATCTTTGCCATTGTCTTTTCCTGAACCGCCGCAATCTGGACAAGATTCTGATTGACCATCTCCTTCACCTTCTTTTGGACTTCCACCACTTTCTTGACCTTCTTCTTTTCCACTATCCTGAGATTTAGACTTATCTTTTTCACCGCTACCTTGGCAAGTCTGACATTCGTTTTTAGAAGATTTCTGTTCTTTCTTCATCTTCTGATGCTCTTCTTTCTTTTCTTTAAGCCACTCATACAGTTCTTCAAAGATTAGTTTTCCAGTATACTCTTTTGGTACAAATAAAGCCATGTTTTTACCAGTCTTGTCTTTTGGAATCTCAACAAAGTTATGTGAAATATCTTCCCAAATAACGTGATTAATAATCATGTCTTGAGCGATATTAGAAAGTTTATGATCGTATTGACCTGTGATTGTACGGCGAGGGTGGTTAAAAAGAAGGTGAAAATCTTCGTGTAGTGTAATGAAGTTAACTTCTTTTTGAGACATATCTTCCAAAAATTTCGGAGAGTAGAAGAAATTCATACCCTTTGAAGTTACATTTACAGCACAAGTACCAATCGAATCTTGCTCGTGAAAATTGACGTGTAGATTGAATTCACCGTAATATGGTAAATTAACACGGGTGTCAATCAACATTGTCTGTATTGAGTTTAACAGTTTTTCGTGAATATTTTTAACTATCATAGATAAATTATTTTTTATAAATATAAGGATAAGTTTAGAACTTACCTAACTAAGGAAAATTTATTTTTATTTCATTTCAATCTCTTTGAGTATAGATTGTAAGTGATTTGCAACTTTATGTGTTTTTAACACTTGACGATTCTTCATTCGACGTTGCACTTCTTTCTCAAATCGACTAATCACAATTTTAACATATTCAGACGGAATTGGCATATCTACAAAAGCCGGTACAGAACCTTCAGATCGTTTATACTCAATCAAACTAACTGAACAGTCTGACTCGGTTGAAGCACCTGGACGAATTATCAAAAGGTAATTGTCATTTTCAATGTGATAGGTATAGTCAATAGAATTAGAACGTAGTTCGGTATTTGAATCGCCGATTAGTTTCAGACAAATTGAGAAGAGAGGTTTTTGAATCTCGCTCAATTCTGGTCGTTGTTTAGCGTCTAGTGTCTTGATTATGTTCCTACGGCGACGTTTAAGGTAAACAACTGTCTTTTTGAATTTGTAAAATAACCACTGCTTAAATGTTCTTTTCATATTTATTTTAAGTTTAAAAATTATTGTTCGTTTTCGTCTTTTGATTCGTATGAATTAGAACCACACTTTTTATCAAAGTCTGAATCTTGTTCAAATCCTTTACAAATTAGTGAGTCTACAATTTGATGCCAAGTCAACTTTCCTCGATAGTTAAATTGATTCTCTGATACTGATTCAAATGTTGCATCAATATCTATCGAAGTGAGTGTATTTAAAGCATCTTTGTCAATTTTAGTTGTTCCATCTTTCTTTTCAAGAGTGATAGTGTAAAAACCACCTGTTAACATATCTAAAACGGCATCTTCTTTTAAGTTCAGCACAGGTGATATTTGACTAACGACTTTTTTAAGTGATTCGTCTAATTCGATTCCTGTTTTATTTAATTGAGATACAAAGAAGTTATATCCATTTGATTCTTCTTTGGGCATTAAACTTTTAAGTCTTGAGTTAAGAACTTTAAGTTCATCTTTAAGTTTTACATCTTTTGACTCAGATCTATCAAGTTCTATACGGTTTTTAAAGATCTCGGATTCTTTTACTTCAATTCGTTCTTTAAGTTCTTTAATCTTTTCTTGATTCATTTTCTCAAAAGCTTCTTCTAAGAATTTCTTAGATTCTTTCTTTTGTGACTTTTTTTCTTTCTTTGGTTTTGATACTTCTTCTTGCTTAGTATCTTCAGTATCTTGAAATAGAGCATCTAGAATAGAAAGACCTGATGTAGATATTTCAGATTTTTCTTCGAAAATCGAAAACATCTTATCGATTGGTTTTTTATGTTCCACTTCTAGATAGCAGTTTTTGCCTTCTTCATCAAAGAATTCTAAATTAGAAACAACAAATTTTTGAACGTAACCTGTGACCTCAGTCGAATCAATATCATCAATAAATCGTTGAATCATATCTGGATTGGATAGATTTGTATCGACTTCTTCAAAATCTATTGTACCTTCATCTAGGATTGTTACTTTGAATTTCGCGCCTTCTAGCATCATAGAAAACTTCTCACCTTTAATAAAGGCTTCAGTGGAAAGAAGACGAATCTTACCTTTTAGTCCGGTGACAAAGTTCAAGAATTGACGTTTAGGTTTATACTTTCCTAATTTAGTGGATTTTTCTGTTTCTTTTTCTTTTTCTTTTTCCATTATTTACTTATATCTTACAAATATAAGATATAAATATAGTAAAGTCAAGAAAAATCTACACTATTTCAATTCATGGAACATCATGATAGTACTTTAGACATTATTTGGAAATCCTAAAGCAGCATATCCGTCAGCATGATAACTTAAAATTTTACTACCGTTTGTAGATCCGTTTGTAAAGTATCCTCTTATTTTCCCGCCTAGTTCTGGTGTGAAATCTAGTAGGTTGTAAGTTATGTATTGTGTATCTAATATGTATGTAGATCCGGATACGTGTACTGTTCTGTTCACTGTACAAACTAGTGTGAAATCTGTCTGTTGATTTAAGAATATGTTTACGTTGTGTATTGAACCTGGTAAGTTGTATTGTGAACTTGTTCCGATGATTGTTTTCTCATCTGTCATTCCGTCTTTTTCGATCGATAGTTTGAATTCATCTCTTACGTTTGCTGCGGCTGCTCCACCATTTATGAATTTTAATGTCAGGTCGATTTTGACTCCTGTAATGTCTGAAAATGCATGACTAAAGTACCTTGCAATGTTGTATAAAGGGTGAATTGGATCGTATGATGGATTGTAATATTGTCCTATTCCGTTATATGCGTTGAATATCGTAACCATTTGCCATTGTGTCGCATCGTAACTGTGTCCTAGATGATTAGTAGTAAATCCTGCAAAATAAAGTGATGATCTGACATCTTCCATTCTAATTTTTCTTGGTTCGAATCCTCCTTGGTAATTTGAAGAATTTAAAAGAAGTAGATCCTCGTTTGTAAAGAAATTACTCTGTGATAGACCCGATACAGTTCTGAAAACCTCTTTAAAAGTCGCTTTTGATAAAGTCGCACCAGTTGTTTCGAATATCGTGTTATTTAGAACTTGTGGTGTGTTTGTTGGAAGTGAAGAGAAAACTAGACCTGGTCCGGTACCACCAGTGTTCCCTCTACTTCCCTGATATCCTTGTGGGCCACTAGCTGGACCTGTGGGACCTATTGGGCCTGTAGGTCCTTGGAATCCAGCACCTGCTGGACCTGTTGGTCCGGTAAATCCTTGACTTCCAGTTGATCCTTGTGAACCCGAACCTGTTGGTCCTGTAGTACCTTGTCTACCTTGTGGTCCAGTTACACCCTGTCGCCCTTGCGAACCAGTAGGACCTGTAAATCCTTGTCTGCCTTGTGGTCCGGTCATCCCTGTTGGTCCTCCCGCTGGTCCTGCCGGACCTACCGGTCCTGTTGATCCTGTTGTTCCGGGTATACCTTGTGGACCGGTTGGACCTCCGGCTGGTCCCGCAGGTCCTATCGGTCCGGTCACCCCTTGTCTACCTGTAGGACCTTGAAATCCAGCACCCGCTGGTCCAGTTGGTCCTGTAAACCCTTGTCTACCTGTAGGACCTTGAAACCCAGCTCCTGCAGGTCCGGTTGGACCTGTTCTACCTTGTGGTCCTGAAGGTCCACCAGCCGGACCAGCTGGACCTGTCGAGCCTTGTCTCCCAGTAAATCCTTGAGTTCCTAGGAATCCTTGACGACCGGTGGGACCTTGTATTCCTTGGTTCCCGGTAGGACCTTGAATTCCTGTGTTTCCTTGAAGACCGGTAGAACCCGTTGCTCCGTCTCCTGTGCCTGTCATGGTATTGAATGACAGTTCAGACCCAACCGGGCCAAACTGATTTGTTTGATTTTCTCTGCGCTGAAATCTGTTCTGTCTATTCATGTGATTAAGTTAATTTAATTTTGTAGCCTTTTGGGTGTTATTGTAGATTGTGTAAATGTAGATGGTTGTGTAACATCATAAACAATGTATGGCACTATGGCTATTAAACCGGTTCCAGATTGGAAAGTTCCGTTAGTTATCTTTATAATCAATTCAGCAGGTTCTGCGAGTCTGACTATACCTCCTCCGGCCCTTGCGTATGCGACACTGCCTGTTCCCCATGTGAAAATACTCTGTGGTAAAGAAAGTAGTTCTGTACTATCTGTATATCCAAATTCAGAAAGGGGTGGACTAAAAGGTAGAGGTACTACAGTAGATCCAGTTGTTGTCGACGATCTTTTTAATCCGAATGATACTGAACAACCCACAGATTGAGAAAAAGACTGACACATGATTACAACTTCCTCCAAAAATATAATTGAATTTTTCGGGAACTCAGTAGAACCACCTCGGGTCTGTCCACTATTTAATGTGATTCCACCAGCCCCGGGAATACCACCGAAACCGTGAACCATTTGTCTTTTTGTATTTGTGAAATCTCTTGCTAAAGAGTTTGAGGTAGAAGTACTTGTGTCCAATAAATTTTCAACGAAAGTTCTTGTAACTGTATATTCACCAGTCTGATTGTTATTAGTAGAAGACCATCTGAAATTTAATATCTGTGGTTCAACTCTACCAGCAGCATATTCAACGAGTCTAGTACCATTATAGGCAACAGACCAGGTTTTTCCAACATCAATGCGTTGTAATGGAGAGATTATAAATGTCCAGTTCCTGTCAATCCCTAAACTCGATGTTGCTGGATTCAAGTTAACCACGACATCAGGATTAGTTAGTCCTGGTGACTCAAATGCGTCACCAGCGTTATAAAATCTAATTACAGATGGTGTAGTTCCAGAAGTAAGAGTATAAGAAGCTGTTTGGTCTTCTTTCCATCTCCTTCTCTGAGTTAATGGTTCTAGTGTAGGGCCTGTAGGACCTTGAAATCCACTAGATCCTTGAGGACCAGTAACACCCTGTCTTCCTGTTGTTCCAGTGAATCCTTGAGGTCCAGTTGAACCTTGTCTTCCAGTTGGTCCAGTGAATCCTTGAGGTCCAGTTGAACCTTGTCTTCCAGTTGGTCCAGTAGCATAGTTGTTGTTAATTATGAATCCTGTTGGTCCAGTTGGTCCAGTAAAACCTTGTGGACCACCAGCTGGTCCTGTAGCACCTTGAGTTCCCGGTACCCCTGCTGGTCCAGTAGGTCCTGTGGAACCTTGAAATCCTGTTCCACCTGGTCCACCAACTCCACCAATTCCCACTGGTAACCACGAGATTGTATACATTCTACCAGTAGAATGAGAACCGTTTGAAGACATTAAAGTCAAACCAAATGTACCACCAGAAGTGGTATTACCAGTACCTGTAAGTGAAACACTTGTTACAGTATAAATAGCATAGATGGATGACGATCCAACTTCATAAATTTGAAGTATACTACCAACACCGATACTAGAGACCCAGTTAAAAGCAGTAGGTGTACTTAAAATACCACCATTATAGGTCCCAGGATTATAAGATATACTTATAGTATTAACAGAAGCAAAATTTTGAGTGTTGGTTCTAAAAGCACCGTAAGCTAAGGTTAAAACTCCTCTACTTTTATAAATTAGAGAGTTTGCACCAGGATTTCCTTGAATACCTGTATTACCTCGGAGACCTGTAGGACCTTGTATACCGGTTGGACCAAAGTTTCCTTGACTACCAGTTGGACCCTCGATTCCTTGATAACCCTGAACACCGGTGTTTCCGGTTAGTAAATAAGAAATCGTATAGATTCTTCCAAGTATTACTGATCCGTTTCCTGATATGAGTTGAACAGAAAGCGTTCGAACACCACCTGAAACCGATACTACACTTGATACTCTATAAATGCCATAATTAGAAGAACTACCATGTGCATAAATTTGCAATACAGTTCCCTCTACCACATTAGATAACCAGTTAGCCGCATTGCCTGCCGGTAGAACAGTTGCCGAATAATTAGAAGATGTATCGAATATTTGAATAACTGTTACACCATTGAAATTAAGAGTACTTAGACGGAATCGACCAGCTGTTGCGGCATTTGTTCCACTACTAATATAAATTAATGAATTAGATCCCGGATTTCCTTCAGTACCTTTTGTTCCAGGAGAACCTTTTGCTCCCTGAGGTCCGTTTGGTGGACCTGGTTCGCCCATAGGACCAGTTGGACCTGGAACACCTTGTGGACCCAAATCACCTTGTGGACCGGGAGATCCCTCAGGTCCAATATCACCTGCAGGACCTTGTGGACCTGGATCACCCGTTAATCCTAATGGACCAGTAGAACCCTGAGCACCAGTTGCATAATTATTTAATATTAAAAATCCAGTAGGACCTTGTGGTCCAGTAAATCCTTGAGGACCACCAGCAGGTCCAGTAGGTCCTTGAGGACCAGGAGTACCATCAACGCCCATTTTTGTGAAAGAGACAGAGAATATGTAAGGACCGTCACCAACAAAAGTAGCCTCAAAATTAGTCATAAGGGTTTCTACACCAAATTTCTTAGTTGCTACTTCTGGTGGTGATGGGTCAACATCCCATCCATAAATTTCAGTGACTCTGAATATGTTATAAACCATAGGTACTCCAAATTCGATACCACCATATGATAGATCAGTAAGAAATAGACCGTCTCTTTGTACATAACAAGATATAATATCACCAACTTCTATTTGATCGACCCAAGTTGTTGCATTTCCCGGAATAAGAGTCACCGGATCGTATCCTTGTAAGGAGGTATTAGAAATCCATAAGTACTGGTTGTTTGGATTAAAGTGATAGTCAGTATAGAAGTAACCAGAACCTAGAAAGTCAGAGGGTGGAGATGCAATTACATCACCAGCCGCATAAGAAAAATACAGTGAGTTAGAGCCAGGTAGTCCAGGTGCACCGGTCGCCCCTATCCCAGAAGATATTGCACTGGCCTTTGTTACCGAGACTCCCATAATTGGACCGCTACCAGAATTAACCGATATGAAGGTCTCAAAACCAGGAGTCAAGTTTGTGACGTTAAAATACCTAGTCGATCTATTTCCCGGAGTCGGATTACTCGTCCAGTCACCTACACTATTTACTTTGTAAGTTACAGTAACAGTTGTACTAATACCTTCCTGATTCCAAGTTACATCTCCCTCGGGTGGGAATATATCAATTGGTTCATAAACATGAACATGAATAAAGTCACCAGGTTCTATATTATTAACAAAGTAATAAGCATTTCCCAGATCGGACACATATCCAACTACTTCGGGGAAGTTTTGAAAATAAGGACTTTCCCAAATTATAGATGCGCTGAATCCATAAAGAGATGTATTTGATAGCCATAAGTGTTCATTACCTTCTTTTATACCATTATCTATCGCAATCATTCCAGGTGAAACAGTACCAGAATCTAAGTTATTCATTAGTTGAGAAGAAAACGGATTACTACCATCATCAAAGAAGTATCTGAACAGTAAAACATTTGAATCAAAGGCAGACTGTTGGTTAACAAAAGGATTAAGATTAAAATCCCCAACATGTAGAGGATTAAACGACACCTCTCCATTAGGACCTGACTGTTGATTATTTTGAGAATCTTGATTTTCCCTGGACCACCATTTTCTATTCATACTTTTTAATTATTTTTCATATACGAAGAGCACTTCTTATACTATTTATTAAAAAGTGGAAACGAAAAATTAATTAATTACGAAAAATAGAAAAAACTATATATGTTTTTTTAAAACTTCCAAGTATTTTTCAGAAAAGTATTTTGATTCATTTGAACCAAAAGTTAATTTTTCTTTAAATATTAATAAATTAAACTTTTTCTTTTGAGAAAGTTCTTTATTTTTATCTGAAAATTGTATTTTAACTAAATCAGCAATTCTTTTCTGAGCAAAGTAGATATAATACATCTTATACTTTGTTCTGATATCTTTAATATTTTCTAAATCAAAAATTGAATACTTATCATAATCAATACTTGATCTGAATTTTCTAGCAGTCACGTATAAATTTGTACGTATTGTATCAAAATCTTGATTAACTAACATCTTTTGAATGTTGTTATCGATCATCTGCTTAATTCTCTCTGGTCTCATAACTATCGATTATTAAAAAACTTCTGAATGAAAAAAATACACAAACCACAAATAAATCCACCAATGTGAGCAAGGTGTGAGATATTATCTTTAGAATAGATTTGAAGTAAAACTTCTGAAATAATTAAAAGTGAAGTTAAATATTTAGCTCGTATTGCAATAGGTAAGAATATAATTCCAAGATATTGATTTGGATTTAAAAGTGTCCAAATTGAAAGTAATCCGAATATAGCACCAGATGCACCAACCATTGGGTTTGTAGAATCTGATATACTAAGATGAAAAAATGCAGCATATACACCACAAAATAAATAATAGACTAAAAAGTTAGATCCTAACCACTTCTCAACATCTTTTCCAATGGTATAAAGACCTATCATATTAAATAATAAATGAAAAAAACCACCATGTAAAAATTGATGTGTGATTAATTGATAGTAATGAAAGTTTGATGGTTGAAGAGCAAAAAGACGAATTAATTCACTTTCTTGAGAAAGGATACCACAGAAAAATGAAATTACAAACATAATAATATTCGCAATTACTATTTTCCCAGTGACGGTTTCTCTAAGTTTTTGGTAAAATATCATAATAACAAATATAAATTATAAATATCAATCTAACAAATTTTTTAAAATAAACTCTCTTTTAAGTTCTTTTAATTTTACTAAATTGTCTCTGTGAAGATCTTCTATTTCGATGCTCATAGATTGACTTCGAGTGTCAAAGTTTAAAGTTCTCTCGATATCTTTAATAAATTTATTAATTTGTTCAAATTTTAAAGGTTTAGAATTATACTTAATAAAATCATTTTTAATATAGTGTGGCATTTTACTAACATCATCCAATTTTTCTTCACTATCTACTAAAATCCAGTAGACATCATCAGATTTATAAATTATATGAGACATTCTAGTTAAACTATCTAAATGATACTTAACTATGGTTAATAAAGCTCCCTCTATCATTTAATTTTCTGTTTTAATTCATTAAGGTCCGTAAGGTATAAGTCTTTAGGTTCAATAGATTTTAACTTCTCAATTTCCTCTTTTTTAGACGTGAATTCTGATTTAAGTTTTTCAAACATTTCTTTGGTTAGAGAGTAGATTGGCATTCTTAGTAGATAATCATAGGAATCATCTATTTTTTCAATTGAGTTTTCTTCTATTTGAACGATAATATCGTCTTTTGGCTTATTGTTAATTTCAATTTTACCATCTAGTACACATTTTATAAACTTACCTCTGTTTCCAAGTAATTTTAACTCACTTTGAAGTTTTGATAATTGATAGTCTTTTCTTTTTTGATAATAAGTTAGTCTGAAATCAACAAAGTATTTTATAATTTCTTCAACACTTTCAAATATTTTTAACTTGCCATTTTCATCGAGAGTATTGAAGTTTTCCGTTTCATTCTCTTCAAGTTTAAGCAGTTTATATAATTTTTCAGTGTCATGTGACTCTAAATCAACTCTGGTGAACTTTATTGTGTAATCTATATTGTCTTTACAATTATCATCATAAGAAACAATATCTTTATTATCAATTAACTTATCAAGTACCTCTTCATACTTCTCATAAGTCATTGATGGCGGAAGCTCAGTAATCTTTACGGTTGTAGTATTTACTTTTTCAAATTTTCCTCTAATATGCCATTTTTTTGGGTTATCTACGTCTTGAATATACTCACCTGTAAATCCTTGTAAGAATGGTGAAATTTTTGCTATTTTACCGTCTTTTAAATATTTCACACAAACACTAATTAGTTCTTTCAAGTCTCGATTTAAGATGTTAGATGCAAAACCTACAGCAATTCCAGAACCACCATTCACAAGAACAGTTGGAACTATAGGTAAGAAATAAGTCGGTTCAATTTTTTCACCTTCTTCTTCTTTGTATTCTAGAAGTTCAAAATCTTTATAGATTAATCTAAAATTAGGACTTAATTTAGTACCAATATATCTCGGTGCTCCTGCTTGAGGGGACCTTAGAGAACCGAATTGACCATCTTCTTCTAAAAGTGGTACATTGTTTTTAAACTTTTGAGCTAAATTAATGACAGCAGAATTTAAAGATGAGTTGTGAGTTACTAACATTGCATTCTTGTTTATCAAAAAATTATGATATTTATTTACTGTTATATCATAGAATTTTTTCTCCTCATCTAGTACGATTTTTTTAACTGATTTTATTTTCATTTATAAACTCTTTACAATTTTTGATATTTGTTTCTATAGGTACATCTGACCAAATTTCCAATATTTTGAACCCTCTTTTTGTCGCAACTTTGTTTTTAATACGAGTTTTTTTTACGTTAGTTTTCCAATTTTCATTTGTAAATGGATTTCTCCATTTTTTTCTATCTGGATCATCTTCTCTTACGTGAAAAGTAGTGCCATGGAATTCTATAATCAACTTTTCACTTCTAATTGTGAAATCATAGAAATAAACTCTCTTACCAGTTTGAATGAAAAATTCACTTTTATTTTCATTACCGATATAAATGTCATCCTCACTTAAACCAATTTCTATGCACCAATTGTATAATTCTCCAAACACTAACATTGATTCTTTAGAGGCCTTTCCGAAAGTGTGTTGTCTAGGATCGAATCCTAACTCTAAGATAAATCTATCGTGTGATCTTAGCCAGTTTTCTTTAAATAAATTCGGATTCTGTTCAATTGTCTTTTTAAGAGTATCTTTTTTTCTTTTCTTAATCGATTCATGTTCAGATACATTATTCACACCGTATTTTTCCAACAAAGTCATTTTCATTTTTTCTTTGACTGATTTTCTCTGAAAAATATTTGATATTCCTTCATTATTCATCATGTCTTCTTGCCATTTTAGTCTAGATTTCGAGTTTTTATAAAAATTATGTGGTGTACCACAAGACTTTAGAAAACTTCTCTCCTTCAGATCTCGTGAACATTTTAAGGAGCAGGTTTGATTCTGTTTATGATGAAACTCAACTTCACAAATTGGACAAATTCTGAATTTCCTACAATCTGGACACAATTTAAATTTATCTGGATTCTTTTCCATCCATTTCGGCGAAATTGATTTATTGTGGAACTCACTATTACATCTATTACATATCATAATCTATATATAAAAATTCTAATATTGTAATTTTTACCACCATGGAGATCAAATGAAACTCTTTATCTCGTCTTGATCGGTAAGAAACTCTGCTTGAACCCAACCTCTTTGCGTTAGAAACGGATGATTCGGTGTACACTTAATAATCTCTCCATTTTCTAACTCAATTTGTATTTCTTCTTTTGTGATGTTACCTATTCTAGGAGAATGACCTATCGATTCACAAAATTTACCAGAAGTCTCATCATATGAAACGAGACTTAGTTCCTTGTCAGGAAAGTTATTAAACCAATCGATTAATCTGATGACGCTACCGTCGCTCATTATTATTTCTGTCTCGGGATCCAGACAGTCACCGTGATGATAAAATTGGGTAGAAGCAACTATACCGGAAAGTTGAAACACCTTTAAGTGTTTCTCAGTACCTGTTTTCCACACATTACACGACGCATTTATAATTTTACGTTGACTTATTTTAAATCCATCTATAAGCGAAGGAAGAGCCCTATTCTCAATAGTATAAAAGGCAAATTCCTTGTACTCGTTTGATAGAAAGTCAGTAATCGTTTTTAGTTGCATATAGACCTTATATATTGAAGAAATTTTGTTTGTTTGAAAACCTGTAAAACAAAATAGGAGATAAATAATAATAAAGAATCGTATATATAATCAACAGTTATGAAGAAAATTGAAGATAAATACAAAGTACTCAATCACATTGACCACATTTTATTGAGGCCACAAACTTATTTGGGATCAAATAAACCACATACTGCCAATAAGTGGATTTTTAGTGGAGATAAAATGATAAAGGAAGAAATCACTTATGTACCTTCTTTTTTAAAAATATTCGATGAGATAATAATAAACTCAGTAGATGAGAGTAAAAGAAATCCTCAGTTAAATAAAATTGAAGTTACTATTGACAAAGAGTCTGGTATGATTTCGGTAAAAGATTCTGGTGGAATTCCAGTAGTTGTGCACAAAGATCACGGAAAATACGTACCAGAAGTAATTTTTGGTAATTTGATGTCTGGTTCTAATTATGATGATACTGAAGACAGAATAGGAGCAGGAACTAATGGATATGGTTCTAAACTTACAAATGTATTTTCAAAAGTCTTTACAGTCACTACTTGCGATGGCACTAATGTTTTTACTCAGACTTTTACAGACAACATGAGAAATCGTGAAGAGCCACAAGTAAAAAAATCAACTAAAAACTTCACACAAATATCATTTTTACCGGACTATGAAAAGTTTGGACTTGTCTGTCTTGATGACGAGCACTTTAAACTAATTCAAAAAAGAGTGGTGGATATAGCTGGTTGCAATCCAAACATTAAAATATATTTTAACGGAGTAGAAATAAAAATCAAGACATTTGAGGACTATGTGAAATATTACAAGTCAGACTATTTCTTTGAAACAAATAAAGACAAGTCTTGGTCGATTGCAATTGCTCCTTCAGAAGAAGGTTTCTCACAAGTTAGTTTCGTAAACTCAACTGAAACTTATGACGGGGGAACACACTTAGAATATATCTCAAATCAAGTTATTTCTGAAATGAGAGATTTCTTTCAGAAGAAATATAAAGTTGATGTAAAACCATCAGAGTTAAAAAACCACATTTCAATTTTCATAAACTCAACGATAGTAAATCCTAGTTTTTCATCACAAACAAAGGAAAAACTAATTACAGAAGTTAAAGATTTTGGATATACTTATGAAGTATCAGATAAAACAATTAAGTCTATACTGAAATCTGATATTGTTAACTCAATATTAGATTGGGTTAAACAAAAAAAGTCAGCAGAGGATAGTAAGCTTGCAAGAGAATTAAATAAGAATCTTTCAAAACTGAAAGTCGAGAAATTGATTGATGCAAAGGCTAAAGATAGATGGAAATGCTCAATCAACATATTTGAGGGAGATTCTGCAGCAGCAGCTTTCAGAAAATATAGAGATGCACAAACTATGGGTAGTTTCTCGTTAAAAGGTAAATTTATAAATGTCTCAGAAATAACTACACAAAAGTTGACGCAAAACGACGAGGCGGTGAATCTTATGGCGGCTATTGGTTTGAAATTAGGACAAGAACCAGATTTAAAAAATCTGAGATATGGTAGAATACTTATCTTATCTGACGCTGATGTTGATGGAAATAGTATTTCAGCTCTTCTAATCAACTTTTTTAACAAATATTGGCCAAGTCTTTTCGAAAGAGAAATGGTTTATAAAGTAGAAACACCTATCGTTGTATCTATAAATAAAAAAACAAAAAATAAAATACTTTTTTATTCTCAGAGTGAATATAATGATTGGTCAAAAGATAAAGATTTAAAACTTTGGGATATAAAATATAAAAAAGGATTAGCAGCACTTGTTGATGATGAATATTTTGAAATTATAAATAATCCAAAATTAACAAAAATCAAAAAAGATGAGTTATCTGATGAGTACTTGGAAATATGGTTTGGTAAAAATTCAGAGTTAAGGAAAAATCAAATTTTAAAGTGAAAAGAGATAGAGCTTGGAGAAGAAATAAACAAGAGTTGATTCTTAAAAAGAGAATCAAAATACATTCTGCCAAGACTACTTATTATTACTGGGGATTTTTTAACTCAAATGAAGATCAAATCACACAACCTATTTGGGTTGATCACATAGGCTCTAAATTTACTAATTTCTATAAAAGAGATAAGACAAAGGTTTGGACTTCGAAAATAAAATGTAAATACTCACCTAATAAGAATAAAGGATACTATAGAGATATAAGAGGCAAAAAATCTGGTTGTAGAGAGAAAGATAAATATAGTTTTCAATTAATTTTAAAAGAAAATGGATTGGTTTAAATTTCTTCCAAAGAATATTGAATGGAAGATTCAACACAATAGAATTTACTACAGAAAAATGGCTTGGATTCCATTCGCCTATATCAATTCATCGAAAATGGTATGCCTTTATCTTGAGCCGAAAAGTTCAAAGTTAATTTTAAAGGTAACCAAAGAACTAATGAAAACAAAATGTAAATTCTTTTTCATTTCACCTATGCTTGATGATCCACATATTCAAAGAAATACAGATAATATACCTAGATTAAATATCGAAAACTATTTAAAAAACTACGCAATACCTGTTTTCTTTGATGGATTCGATAAAATAGGATTTGATATCATTGAAAATCTAATATTATATTGTAAATCCACAAATTCATTTGAACTTATAAAAGAAGTTCTACAGTCAGTAAACAATGAAGTACAGTCAAAATATTTTGACTACTACTCAAAAAAAGATATTTATAACACAAAACGTGAAGATATCAGAGAAAGGTTTAATAATCTTTGGAGAGATATTCAAATACAAAATCTATTGAAATGAAAAGCAGTGAGATAAAAATGTTAGAAGAAGAAGACTTTTTCTATTATGACTATTGGGATGATTATTACTATCAAGATGATGACCATTTTCACTCTGAATTTTCAAAAGTCGACTATTCAATAGATGAAAACGGACTAGTGGACTGGACGATTGAGATACCAGTTTCGATCAAAAGATTAAGAAGAATTGAAAGTTTATTAAATTCACAAGCAACAGACACATCAAACAAGATGTGTCACTACTGGCCTAAATAACCCTTAAATATCTAGGGGTTTCAAACTTATCAGTTTGAATAGAAAGAGCATATCTCATTATTTTTGTGATAATGTCATTCGCTACTTTAGGTTCTTTATTATAAATTTGAGCTATTGCGATTACTATTTGCAAAGATTGTATTCTTGATATTAGTTTGTTTTCACTTGTAGAAATATCCGATCCTCTACTTATTGAGGTAACCGATATCAATTCAGATTTTATTGTCGATTTTCCTTTTTGAATTAATTGATTTACTAAATTTTTTAATTCTTCAATATTCAAAGATCTCAACTCTTCTGAAGATTGTATCTTCTGAATATTCTCAAACTGTACTGTCTCAATTATTCTCTTTAGGGCTTTAAAAGATATCTTACCATGCCTTGAAGAGGACCCCTCAACTTCACCATCAATATCTACTTTTTTACTTGTATCTGATGAATCTAGATTAAGAGTTCTTTTTTTGGTATCAACATTTTTATTATTTCTATACTTCCACTCTGAAAAAGTGTCTATTTTAGAACCAATTCCTTTCAACTCATCTCCAATTCTAAATGTTGATATTTTAAAGTCTGGTAGGTCTTTATCGACTTCCCTGTTAATAATGACTTTAAAATCAGTTCCTTCTGATAGCTTTTTAAGTGATATCGGTATTAGAATTTTTTGATCAAATAACTCATCCACCAATTTAGTCATCTCTGAGATAGTTTTGCAACTCCTTATCTTTTCATTCACCTCATGAATATTATTAATAGCAACTAGGTAAACATCCGCCGGGCACCATTTTGTAAAGTTTATATCTTTGAATCCTTCCTGTTTTGAAAATAAATTAAACTGCTTATTTAAGTTCACATATGGTGAATCTAACTCTTTATTACCAACGTGATAAATATAATAGAGTTGATTTTTATCGACATAATCTTTTCTCCATATTCTGTTTGGAATTTTATAAAAAGTATATAACCAACTTAAATCAGAATAAAACTCATCCAGTAGTTCTAAATTAAGATCAATTTTATCACTAGTCTTAATTAGAGACTGACCAGTCTGTCTAACCAATCTCATGTATTTCTTATAAAAAGAAACCATGTTTCTATCATTTAAGTTGATGTTTGGATATGCCTGTTTTATACCAAGAAAAATACATTGAACTGTTTCAAATTCCCTTATTTTAACACCGGCACCCTTACTACCAAAATCACCGGTCTTTTTTATTTGATTAAGACCAAATGTTTGACCATCCTCAGTTTTAAATACCTTTCTAAATCTATTTTTTGATTTGAAATAAGTCAATGCCTTGTCAATATCGTAATTACCATCTAAATCAGTGAAAATAGATATTGCGGTTTCAACATCAACCCAATTATCTTCGGAGTCTAACATTTGAAAAACAACAATATTTTTATCCTCTACGTCAAAAAAATCTGAGTTTTTTAATTTGTCAATTAAGACATTACCTCTAACACGACCGTCTCTTATTGCGGCCAATTGATTAAGATTAAGAAGAGCCTCATTGAATGTTTTAAAATATTTGATATCAAACATGTGGTATATATTAACTACTACTTTTAACATTTAAAAACTAAGTCTAAATGGTGAACTATAACTATAAAATATTACATATTTAAATGTTATTAAACTGTATAATAGATGGTAATTATATTCTTTCACGATTGACTTTCACGCTTCATAAAAACAATCTCCTTTATGGTGCTCTTCTTCAATCACTAGAAAACACTATCTCAAATTATAAAAAAATGTATCCTTTTGCCAACTTCTACTTGGTATCGGATTCAAAAGAAAAATCTTGGAGAAAAAAATTAAACTCTAATTACAAGGCTAATAGAAAGAAAGATTCAGATATTGACTGGAATTTTGTCTATACTACTTATGAGGAATTTAAACAAAAAATTAAAAGCACCGGAGTTAAAATACTTGAATCACCAACAATAGAAGGTGATGATTGGATTTCATTTGTTATTCACAACACGAATGATGACGGTCAATCCAACTTTATTGTCTCAAATGATCATGATATTAAACAACTTTTAGGATTTGATCTTGAAAGAGAGTGGATTAATTTTATGAGTAATGAGATGTATAATCAAGAAAAGATATTTTTACCTAAAAATTATCAAGTGTTTATTAATAGGATATCATCAAAGCAAAATGACGATATTTTTAATTTAAACGATAATGGCGAATTCTTGAGACTAATGAATAGGTTCATAACCAAGTATCAATTAGTTGAGATTAATAATTTACAATCACTTTTTGTTAAGATAATATCAGGAGATATTAGTGATAATATTCAGTCAGTATATCAAACAACTAAATCTGGGAAAATCAGAGGAATTGGCGTCAAAGGCGCTAGTTCGATTTATGAGACCTATATAATTGAGTTTGGAGAACCTTCTCTGGAAGATCCTGATCTTTTCGAAAATATAGCAGATGTTATATGTGAAAAAAAGAAGATCTCTAGGTCGAATATTCAAAATATAGTTGATAAGATAAAAGATAATATGAAATTGATTGACCTAAGAATAGACAACTTTCCTGATGAAATAAGAAATAACATGTCTACATTATTTAATAATCGATAAGATATGGCCGAACTTATAGATGTTGCAAATGCTCTTTTTAAAGACAAGAAGAACTGGGTTAACATTTCTGAAGAAGATAAAAACAAATATTTCTTTATATTCAATCGATACTTCAGCAAAAAGTATACAACAAAATCTCAACTTTTGAATATGAAGTCTGTGGAAAAGTCCACAGCTTTAGATTTGTGGTTCTATTTCTTTAAAGACAAATCTTACCCTCAGTGGTTTTGGTCAAAAAGTCCTAAATCGGAAACAGGAGAAATCGACCAAAAAGATTTCTTACTATTAATGGACAAATTAAACTTAAATAAATCAGAAGATTTAGTATACCTAATAGAGAACTACCCAGATTTAATTAAAGAAGAATTAAAATTTTATAAAAACAAAAAATAAAAATGGCAGAAACAATGAACTGGTACGCAATTCGTACTCAAAACAACAGAGAAAGAAGTGTTTTAGAAAAATTGAAACTTGAAATATCACGAGAAAAGCTTAGTGATATAATTGGTAGAAACATCATACCTACTGAAAAGGTTTTCTCAGTTAAAAATGGTAAAAGAGTCGCAAAAGAAAGAATTCTTTATCCAGGATATCTATTTATCGAAACGTCACACGTAGGAGAAATAAACAATTTCTTGAAAGTTATAAAAGGAGCTGCTGGGTTTGTACGTTCTAAAAACGGTGATATTAATCCACTTCACGACTGGGAAGTAAAGAAAATGATTTCAGACCAAGATACTAACGATAACGTAGAGGTAAATACATCTATGTTCTCTGTTGGAGAGGAAGTTAAAGTGATTGACGGGCCATTTAGTACATTTAGAGGTACTATTTCACACGTTGATGATCAAAAAAATAAATTGAAGGTCGAAGTTTTGATCTTCTCAAGAGCGACTATGGTAGAGCTTGACTTTATTCAAGTTGAAAGAGTTTCATAATATTTTGGACAAACAAGCAAGATACGATCTAACATACCTTGAAATGGCCAAAACTTGGTCCAAACTGTCCCAGTGTTCAAGACTAAAAGTCGGTGCACTAATAGTTAAAAATGGAATGATTATCTCAGATGGTTTCAATGGCACTCCAAATGGATATGATAATTGTTGCGAAGATGAAAACTACCAAACACATTGGTATACACTACATGGTGAGGCAAATGCCATACTGAAGTGTGCAAGGTGGGGTCACTCTTGTGAAGGTTCCACTTTATATTTAACTCATTCACCTTGTAAAAATTGTTCTAAATTAATTTTACAATCTGGTATCTCAAGGGTAGTATATGAGGAAGATTATCGTGATGATTTAGGAGTACAATTTTTAAAGTCTTCGGGAATAAAAGTAGATAAAATCTAAAATAAATATGTCATTTATAGAGTCTCTGAGTAAATTAGAATCAGAAGTGGAAGTTCTTATTTTCTCTGATAAAGATATAACCGCCCTAAAAATGTTATTTGATAACTCAATTAGACTCGGTAATAATGACATGAGTAATGTGACTGTTGCTAGTCTCCACCCAAGTCTTTGGTTTGAAAGCCTTTATTCTCATTTTAACAACTGTTTAGCTGTTGTTCCAAAGAGACCTCAGTATTTCTTACACACAATTGAGAATGGTGAAATTTTCAGAAGAGTATTTAGTGCGGAAACTAAAGAATTTAATTCAGATGAGGAAATAATAAAATTTTTCAAAGAAGAATGTGAATTCAAATCTCTTTCAATTTTTGGAATTTGTAAATATCTTGATGTTACAACACTTAAAACACGGTGGTATCTTAGATACAACGACATTACGGATATCACAACTTTAAGAGATAATAAACTCGAATCTTTAATTAATATATAGACTTAATAAGTCTTAATCGATATAGAAGTTGATTTGTGTGATTTGGAATTAAGACTCAAAATATAAAAAATTTAATGGACTTTGATAGTTTAACGATTAAAGAGGAAAAAAATGAAGAGGATAGTAAGGCCAAGACTGGCGACCATGTTTCTTATTTGCGGGATGTTCCTAAATCCGCTAGGTTTCGACGCAATTCAATTGATACTTATTCAAGTAAGTGGCAATTTATTGAGAGCGAATTTAATTTTGTACTTACTTGCGGCATTTTGTTTTGGTCTATATTTCTTATTTTCTGGTATTAATCCTATAATATCAATCAAATATTCTGTAAAATCACTCTATCAAAAACTAAATAAAAAAAATCAATCACCATGCAAGTAAAAAAGTTCTCAGATTTTTTAAACGAAAATGTACATGATACTCCTGAAGAGTACGTTAAAACAGCTCTTACTAAGTTAAAAAGAAAAATTGAGAATTACTTTGAAATACCTGAGAAAACAGAAAAAGATGTCATTACAATGAGTGACGCTTTAAAAAAGGGAAAAGAAAAAGAGTCTGAAAAATCTAAAATATCATTTGCTGAACTTGGACTTAGTCTAGAGTCTTCTGAGTTTAGTAAATACTCATCAGTGTTTGATAGTATCAAATTTATCTTTAAAGATGAGACTAGCAGATATGATCTTTTTATTACTATACCACTTGAAGAAGCAGTTCCAAAAGACAAAACAAAAGACTTCTCAGATGGTGATATCAAAAGTTGTTTCTTAAAATTCAAAAAATATGATCTCACTAGAGGTGATGAGTTAGTTGGTCAAATTAATAAAAATGTTGAAGTGGCACTAGTCGACGATAATCTAATTGTAGATCTTAAAATCGAATTAGAAGATAAATTTGGAGAAGAAGGAGAAAAACTTGAAATTGAAGTTTAAGGGAAACTCGGTCTTGTAATAAATATTTTATGTATAATATTGTAACAAGAGACTCACTTATTAATGAGATAAAAAAATCTAAGTACTACACGCAAAACTTAGGTCTTGTATCTACTTTAGATCACAACGGTGAGAGGAAGTATAATGAAAAAGACAAGTTTGCATACTTCTATAACACAACCTACAAAACAAATATTGCCATGAAAGGTAATATTGGAAATATACTAATCTATTTAGATTACTATGTTAACGAAGATGTTATCGCACTATATTATAACACTGAAGAATTTATATTTAATTGGGATGTTAAAGTAGTAAAAGAAAAGGGAGTAGATTTTTACTTAGGAAGTCTATTAAAAAAGGTAGAAACTGAGTATGAGGATAGAATTAAATCAGCTGAAGAAAAGAAGATTGAAATTAAGAAAGAAGGCAATGCAGAAAAACTGGTTGTCAATCCTGGAAATGTCACCTACGACGACTTAAAAGCGTATCTAGAACAAAAGAGCAAGAACAGGTATACTAATTCAGAAAAGTCCTCATAAAATAATTATAAATCTCACTTTTAGTTTCTTCATCAAAATCATCAAAATCAAATTGATAATCTAAATTATCAACAATTTTGTGTAAGTAAACTTTATTAGATTTTTTTCTCCACTCGATTGTATGAAACATAAGACCATTGGATAAAGGAATATCAACAACCACCTCGAATAGGTCAATTGCAAGCCACTTGATTATGGGGATTATTTCTTTCTTAAAGTCGGTCATAAATTATATATTAAGTGAAAAAAACGAATCCAAAACAATATTTATTTATTTAAAATAAAAAACGATTTTTTGAATTTTTATTTTTTATTAATAGATTTTATTCTAAAATTGATAAGAATATATAATAAAAAAACATTTGAGATGAGAAGAAGACTTATCACTTTACTAGTTTTATTATTTTTTAGTAATATAATACAATCTCAATGTTTCAATACCGACTTTGAGCTTGGTAATTTCACTGGATGGTCTGGAAGAAGAGGCTTTTGTTGTCCTATCACACTTCCGAATAACGGAATAACTAATGGTAGACAAACTATTATGACATCAGGAGTTGATCCCAACACCTGTGGAGGACTTTCAACTGTCTATGATGGAAACTTCTCTGCTAGACTTGGCAATGATAATGTCGGAGCTGAAGCAGAAGGATTATACTACAATTTAAATGTAACTCCACAAAATACACTAATAAGATATGCTTACGCTGTTGTTTTTGAAGATCCCGGTCATTTAGACGAAGAGCAACCTAGATTCTCATCAAGAGTCAGACTATCAAATGGCCAAGTTATACAGTGCACAGATTATACAGTAACCGCTGCTTCAAATTTACCAAATTTCCAGTACTGTCCAAGTGTAGGATCCGATGGAACTCCACTGAATATTGCTTGGAGAGATTGGGCACTTGTAACAGTCGATCTAACCGCGTATATTGGACAAACAGTCACGATTGAGTTTGAGACAGGAGATTGTGATTTAGGAGGACACTTCGGGTATGCTTATATAGATTTTCTTGACTGTCAAACAACCCAAATTGATATAGATTATTGTATTAATGATACTAGTGCCACTTTAAATGCACCTTCTGGATTTTCTAATTATCTTTGGTCAACTGGCGAAACAACTGAATCAATAACTGTAAATCCTAATTTATATACTACAATTTCTTGTCTAATTACCACTCCTACTGGGTGTCAAGTAAATCTCTCTACAAATCTTCAACCTTCAATTCCTACTCCGATTTTTACCTATAATGATGATTGTTCAAATTCAATTCAATTTACGAATACCTCTAACATATCAGGTGGTGATACTATTCAGAGTTTTTTCTGGACTTTTGGAGATGGGTCAACATCTAATCTTTTTAGCCCAAGCCATATTTATACAAATCCAGGAAACTATGTAGTTACACTTTCTGTTGTTTCTTCAGATGGATGTACTGGACAATTTAGTAAGCAAATTACTATTTGGCCGACTCCGGTTTCTAATTTTAATTCTTTTAATGTGTGTCAAGATGATACTTCTTATTTTGTTAATACAAGTTCTCAATTTTCTGGATATACTAATAACTACACTTGGTTTTTTGGCGATGGCCAGACTTCTAACAATTTTTCACCTACTCACCTTTATCAAAATACAGGTGTGTACAATGTTCTATTAATAACTGAGATTAACGGTTCTAATTGTAGAGATACTATAGAAAAGACAATTACCGTTCAACCTAGACCAATTGTTAATTTTTTAGCAGATGATATTTGTCTTGGAGAAATTTCTAACTTTTACAATTTTTCTCAAGTTCCAAGTTGGTCACAGACAAATTCTTACCTATGGAACTTTGGATCACAAGGATGGCAGTCCACCAGTCAAAACTCTACTTTTATTTACACAAGTCCCGGTCAATATAATGTCTCACTGAGTGTAACTTCTACTGATGGCATACTTACTTGCTCGTCAGAACAATTTGAAGTTGTGAATGTTTTTCCAGTTCCTCAAGTTTCTTTTGACAATAATGATACTTTTTGTGACTCAGAACTAGTACAATTTTTTAACGATAGTTACATAACAAGTGGACTAATTATAAACTATATCTGGAACTTCGGAGATAATACATTTAGTAATCAAGTAAACCCTACACATACATATGCCGGACCGGGTACATACCAAGTTAATTTACTCGCAATCAGTAATAATGGTTGCCAAAGTGAGTCATCTTCTATTATTCAAGTTTTTCAAAATCCAATTTCAAATATTGAAAATCCTAACTTGAGTGGATGTGAAGACTTTACAGCTTATTTCACTGACAACTCAGTTGGTAATATTTCTTTTTGGAATTGGAACTTCGGAGATGGTTATACATCGAATTCTGAAAATCCAATTCATATTTATACAAATCCAGGTCAGTACACTGTGACATTAAATGTCGCAACTAATAATGGATGTAGTTCAGAAAATAGAGACTCGATTCTTGTGACAGTATATCCAAGTCCGATATCATTTTTTTCAATTGAAAATACACAATTAGATGAATATAATAACACAATTAATTGTATCAATTTATCACAAGGTTCGAACTTCTATCTTTGGAGTTTTGGAGACGGACAGACTAGTAACTTGTTCGATCCAGAACACACTTATCAAGATTTTGGCCAATATACAATTAATCTTGTATGTAGAAATCAATTTGGATGTCTAGACACATCTTTTAGATCAATAGAGATCAAGCCAGTTTTTACATTCTATATACCAAATGCATTTACACCCTCAGATGATAACGAAAATGAAGTATTTTTTGGAAAAGGAACAAACTATAAAAGTGTTACTATGCAAATATTTAATAGATGGGGCGTGAAGATATTTGAAGAAACTTCACAGAATCCCGTTTGGGATGGAACACTAAATGGTGTAGATTGTCAAATAGATGTATATGTATATCAATTTTTTGTGACCGATATCTTCAATAAAATTCATGTTTATAGAGGAAGAATTTCTCTTGTCAGATAAGATGTCAAAACTGACATTTTGTCAATAATTTTCTTTAAAGTCAAATCAGTGAATAAACTTTTTATGCCATCTTACATATAATTGAATAATTTGTGAGAAAATTTAACATAAATAAATTTTGGCACAAGAATTGAAAAGTATAAATCAAAAATAAAAATAATATGGCAAAAAAAGATGTAATTTTAGGAATTGATCTTGGAACCACAAACTCAGCGGTAGCTGTTGTTGAAAATGGTGAACCAATTATCATCAGTAATTCAGAGGGAAAACGTACAACTCCATCAGTTGTCGGATTCACAGACAAAGACAGAAAAATTGGAGATCCTGCAAAAAGACAAGCAGTGACCAATCCAACAAAAACAGTTTACTCAATTAAGAGATTTATTGGAAAAGATTTCAATAACTGTAAAGATGAAGTTAAGCGAGTACCTTATAAAGTAGTATCTACCGACTCAAATGTTCCGGCAGTTGAAGTAGATGATAGAAAATATACCCCTCAAGAAATTTCAGCTATGATTCTTCAGAAAATGAAGAAAACCGCCGAAGACTATCTTGGATTTGAGGTAAAAAGAGCGGTTATTACTGTACCAGCTTACTTCGGAGACGCCGAAAGAACCGCTACCATCGAAGCCGGCAAAATCGCTGGACTTGAAGTAGAACGTATCATCAACGAACCAACAGCTGCGGCTTTGGCATATGGTCTAGACAAGAAAAATAAAGACGCTAAAATCCTAGTATTTGACTGCGGCGGTGGTACACATGATGTATCAGTTCTTGAAATCGGAGATGGTGTATTTGAAGTTAAATCTACTGATGGTGATGTTCATCTTGGTGGTGACGACTTTGATAACGCGATTATTAACTGGATGGTTGATGAATTCAAATCAGAAAACTCTATGGATCTTTCTAAAGATCCTATGGCTCTTCAAAGATTGAAAGAGGCCGCAGAAAAGGCTAAAATTGAACTAAGTTCTACAACAGAGAGCGAAATCAATCTTCCGTATATTACCGCTAAGGATGGTATGCCACTTCACTTTGTAAAGAAACTTACACGTTCAAAGTTTGATCAATTGACTTCATCACTTGTTGATAGAGCAATTGAATGTGCAAAAACAGCCTTGAAAAAAGCAAACATTAAATCTGCAGACATTGATGAAATTATCTTAGTTGGCGGATCTACACGTATTCTATCAATTCAAGAAGCTATTGAAAAGAACTTCGGTAAAAAACCAAACAAATCGGTTAATCCTGACGAAGTTGTAGCAATTGGAGCAGCAATTCAAGGAGCAGTTTTGACTGGTAATATTACTGATGTACTCCTTCTCGACGTAACTCCACTTTCACTTGGAATTGAAACTATGGGTGGTGTTTTTACAAAATTGATTGAGGCCAACACAACAATCCCAACTCGTAAATCAGAGGTTTTCTCAACTGCATCTGATAACCAACCATCTGTAGAAATTCACGTACTTCAAGGCGAAAGACCAATGTCTCGTGATAACCGATCACTTGGTCGATTCCACCTAGATGGTATCATGTCAGCTCCTCGTGGTGTTCCAAAGATTGAGTGTACAATTGATATCGACGCTAACGGTATTCTTTCAGTAACTGCAAAAGATCAGGCAACTGGTAAAGAGAATAAAATCAGAATTGAAGGTGGGTCACAGCTTTCTAAAGAAGAAATCGAAAGAATGAAAGCAGATGCTGAAGCAAATGCTGAATCCGATAGAATCGAAAAGGAAAAAATTGATAAGCTTAATCAGGCAGATAATATTATTTTTCAAACTGAAAAACAAATGTCAGAGTTTGGAGAAAAGTTGACTGATGAAGATAAGTCAGAATTAAATTCTGTTTTGGATGAACTAAAAACTGCACATAAAGAACAGAATTTAGAGTTAATTGACCAACAAATGACTAAATTGAATGAAGTTTGGAGTAAAATTTCTACTAAACTTTACTCACAAACTCAGACTGAAGAACCAGTGAGTCAAAATCCACAGGAACAGGCAGCAGAAGACGTAGCTTTTGAAGAAGTAAAATAAAAACAAAAATGCTTAGATTTTTATCTTTGTTATTTTTTCTATTTGTGTCAGTGACTGGTGAAAGCCAGTCACTGATTTCAGATAGACTTGTCTATGATTTTGGTGAAGTAAAATATGGAGAAGATATTTCATCAACTTTCACTTTAAAAAACACATCAGATACTACTATTGTAATATTTCAGTGTAAACCTAGTGGTAGTATTGTAAGTGTGAATTGTCCAATTTTAGAAATTGAACCAGATAAAACTACTAGTCTAGTTGTTAAATACGACACTAAAAAAGAAGGACCAATTAACAAATCTATTACTATTGATTATTTCTGTAGAACTGAAGAATTCTTAATATTGAGAATCAGAGGAGTGGTTTTAATGAAAGATAATTAGTCTTCGTCCTCAATCCATAATTCATTATAATCTCCGCTTGTCGAAAGAAGTTCCCATTTTGCATTTATAGTTCTCGCTTGATTACTTAATTCACCAGTGACTGGATTAAAGAAAGAAAGTGAGTCTAAATATGGAAACTCTTCATCCCATTTTTGTAAATCAACTATAAATTTAGCGGGTTTTAATTCACCACCTCTTTCAACTTTAAATTCGTTACTTGAGTCTTGTCTTTGTTTAGTCCACCAATTGTTTTCTTGAGCAAACTTTTTAAATAAATCCACATCACTATCATTATTTGTATAGATTCTATCTAAGAATTTATCTCCACTTCTAGTGGTCCAAAGAATTGCTCTTCCAACAATTTTATTTGATTTGTATTTCCCATCTTTTACTTCACCACCATCTGCATATAGTACAAGAAGTTTACAAGATTCTGGATTATTCACATATATGTAGAAAGTACTTTCAGGTCTCTCAGCCATACAAGAGTTGGCAAGTGTGCCTTTATTTTGATCAGCATAGTTTTCGATTTTATAAAATCTAGCAATATCATCACCTTCAACAACATCAAATTTCTTAAATGCGTCTTTCATAATCTCCATAAGAGATTTGTATTCATTTACAAACTTTTCAATTTCTGAATCTGAAACATCAATATCTAAACTCTTTACAAGAGCCTTGATTATTCTACCTACTTTAATGTTATTTCTTGAAGTCTGCCAAATTTTAACAAACTCCTCATTTATTGGTTTGATAGCCACAAAGTTCAAAACTGTCTTTTTATCAGAATTTTCACCTATACCCTGAAATAGTACATAAATTTTACCACTGCTGCCATAAGTAGTTGATACTATTTTTCCTAAAGTGCCCATTCTTGGCTGCCATACATTTTCTACTCTTTCATGCCCAAGTCTATCGAATACGGACTGATTACTTTGAGAGTTTGTTAAATACTTATTATCCATTACAACCTCATAAAGTTCTTCTTTGTCTTTTATAAAATCTTGAGCTCTTCTATCTGGTGTGAAACTAACCATATCATTTTGATCAGTTATATCTATGTAGTTATAAGTAGTATCTATATCTTCACCCTGTAGTTTAAGAATTTTTTTAGCAAGAGGATTTTTTATACTAGAAAGTAATCTAAAAAAGTCTTTAGAAAATGAAATTCTAGATTCTAGAATCAAACTCTCTAAAGACTTTTCAATTAAAAACTCCTTAAATTTATACATTTTCAAGTTCGTGATTTAAAGTATATATTATGTTTAAGTTTTGATTTGTCAGTCAGCCATAAGTTGTTTTGTAAACTCTTTTTGCTCTTAACTTCTTTAACTTCATTGTTTCCTCATCTTTAACACTGAGTCCGGTATTTTGGAGTAATTCCTCTAAATTTGTCAATCGTTTATTTATTCTGATTCCTTTTTTCTTATAATAAACTCTCGCCATTACGTGACCTAGTTCTGTTATGTAAATTTGTTCAAGTAGAGCGACACCGTCAGGTGTGTCAATCTCAGTTTGGATGAGGTCTTTCAATTCATTAAATAGTTATTTTTTTGTTATTTTTTATAATAACGTATATATACCATTTCTATATTTAAAAAACGTTATTTTTTAAAAAAAGTTAGTTTTTGTTTTTGACAGTATAATATAAACTTTGACACTATTTTTACTTATAAAAATAAAATATATTTCAAGAATGAAAATTACAATTTTTCCTGAGGATTTAGTGCGAAGATGTGTATGGGATCATTTCGTCTACTATGTAGTTGGAAGTGACAAAGAAGGTGAAAAGATCCTAAAGGAAAACAAAGAAGTAGAAATCTCTGAAAGAGATGCGCTTGTAATTGGAATACTGAAAGTTATTGAAACAGATAACTTAATTCATAAGTTCAATACACATATAGTAGATTTTTTATCAAATCGTTCAATAAACAACAATCAACAAGTACTAATAAGAAAAAAGACTTTAGAGATTTTTGTTGATAAATTCATAGATAAGTTTCCAGACTATTGGGTACCAGATGCTATCTATAAAAAGTCTTTAACAGAATTAATCGACTATATTGAAGAATTTAAAGTTAAAATTGAAGATTTAGAGATATTTAAAGTCTCAGATCAATTCGGAACTTATGAATTCGTTGTATCAAATAACGTAAAAAAATTACTATCATTTAATTATTAATATGGACACAAAAGAATTTTTAAAAGAAAAAAAGTTACTACAAGATGAAGAAATGGTCTACAAAATTTCACTTGGAGAAGATAGTGAAATAGTTTTAAATGACCTACTTGATGAATTTGCAGAGAAAAAAGGACATGATTCCTATGTAAGACTTTATGCTGAATTTGAAAATTTTAAAAAAAGAGTTCAAAAAGAAAAAAGTGAACTTATTTTAAATACTAAAATTAAAACACTTAACTCAATTTTAGATTTAGATTCCGACCTATCTATTGCTAGAAAATCTATCTCTGACTCAGAAGGATTAAATATTATCTTAAATAAAGTTAGTACGTTTCTTAAAAATGAAGGAATTGAGGAAATTCAAACCGAGACTTATGATTCCGATTTACACGAAGTAATATCAGTTCTAGAAACCGGTGAGGAAAAAATAATTGATGTTATATCTAAAGGGTATACAATAGATGGGAAACCTTTTAGATATCCAAAAATTATACTATCTAAATGATTTTTTCAAATCCAAAATCACTTAAAGATTTAGATAATGTTGTTTTATTAGATACACTATTAAGAGGATTAAAAAACGAGCAAGATTCGATCTCTCTGAGAAAGTTCTTTAAAGAAACAATTAATACTCATTACAGACTTTTTGAACATAAGTTATTTACTAAAACAATAAATAAAACTGAGATAAATCCAGAAGGAAATAATAGACTCGAATATGTCTTACCCACTGTAAGAAAAGTTTATTCTAAATTTTTTATAGATTTACCCGGATTATTCAATCCTACAAACCAGTATTTAAAAACTGTAAAAGACTTACGACTCGAACTCTATCAGTTACAATTTAACTTAGAAGAATTCCTAACAGAACTATCTGATAAGTTTAAAAAGAATTCAAAGGCACTAAATGACTTTGAAAATTTAGACTCAACTACTGAAATAATGACACTAATAGTTGAAAATTATGTTGCAGGGAAATTAAAATATGCCTTAGAGAAGACCAATAGTGATATTCAAAGTGAAATAAGAGATACTAAACTCAATAATCATTTAGGTCTATAATGGTATAGTTTTTGAATAAAATTTAATAAAAAGTTTATAATATGAGTAAAGATTACTATCAAATATTAGAAGTTGACAGATCAGCATCTGCTGATGATATTAAAAAGGCTTATAGAAAACAAGCTATGAAATATCATCCAGATAAAAATCCTGGAGACGCTCAATCTGAAGAAAAGTTCAAAGAGTGTGCTGAGGCATTTGACGTTTTGTCAAATCCTCAGAAAAAACAACAATATGATACTTATGGAACAGTTGGTGATAATCACGGAGGAGGCAATCCGTTCTCTGGATTTGGTATGGATGATATATTCTCTAGATTTGGAGACTTTTTTGGATTTGGCGGAGGAGGCCGTCAAAGACCACAGACTAGAAAAGGTCAAGATCTAAGAGTGAAAGTTACCGTTACTTTACAAGATGTAATAAACGGTCTTTCAAAAAAAGTTAAATACAACAGACACACCAGTTGCACAATGTGTGATGGTGTCGGAGGAAAAGATTTAACCACTTGTGGAGTATGCCATGGTTCTGGTCAAAGAAAAATTGTTCAAAATACACCATTTGGTGTAATTCAACAAATAGTTGTTTGTAATTCTTGCAACGGAGCTGGACAAATTGTAAGAACAAACTGCAATAACTGTAGAGGAGAAGGTGTTATACCAAAAGAAGAAACCGTAGATATTCAAATACCAAAAGGATCATTTAATGGGGCAACATTTAATTTAAATCAGTTTGGAAATGCTGTGAAAGGTGGTATACCGGGTGATCTTCTAGTCACCGTAGAAGAAATTCCAGATCAAAATTTCAAGAGAGAGAATAATAATCTTGTCTATGAACAAGATATCAATATTGTCGATGCTATTCTAGGAAAAGAAGTTTTCTTGAAAACACCTCAAGGTGATATCAAATTCTCTGTTCAACCAGGAACAACTCACGGAAAAGTGCTCAGAGTTACTGGAAAAGGAGTACCCGACTTAAATTTCAATAGTCAAACAGGAGATTTATTCATTAAAATGAATTTGAAAGTTCCTCAACAAATTAATGATAATGAGAGGGAAATTCTAATGTCTCTAAAAGAATCAGAGAATTTTAACTAAGCCTGTCAATGGCAAATTGTAGGTTTGATTTAACCCTGTCCATGTAATGTGCCGGGATTTTACCTTCGTTTAAGAGTCTCTCACAGGCAGTTTTAGACTCTTCAAAATGACCTGCCCAAAAAGCAACAATCGAAAATTCATCAAGTAGTCCATAATCATAAACCCATGACTCAACAAAAAGAGATGTATCAGTAAGGGGAATTGTTATACCATGTTTTCCGATCATAATTTTTCTAATGACAACTCAGGTCTACCAGAATCTCTATAAGACTGTGCTAAGTAAAAGGTATATCTTGATCTGAACCAATCTGAAATATCACCCTTCAGAGCTTCTTCAAGAAGTTTAGCATCATTTTCAAATTTATTTCCACTTCTGTTTCTTGCACTATCTTGAATTGGACTATTGTGAAATCCATTTGCATGGTCTCTTGACCCACCATCCTCAAGTGATAAAAACTCATGAACTACACCATCATATTTCGACATTCTACGATTTGAAGTAAGCTGAGGCCTTTTATAAATGAAACCACCCATATTAGTGGTAATGTCATAGATATCCGCCCAAAGTGACTCTTTAAAAGATTCAGGATTAAAGTCTTCATTGAAAACCAATATCTCATCAGCATCAATCATTAATGCGTAATCAATATGCTCGACTTCTCTTAATTTTGCAAGTGCGAAAGAACGATTATAGGCGAAATTTTGCCAAGGTTCAATTACCACCTGTCCAGGAAAATTATTTTCTACCAACCAATTCTGAATTGTCTCAGGAGTTCCATCGTCTGAACCAGTATCGACAATTAAAACATAGTCTATGATTCTTTTTACTGACTCAATACATCTTGTGATAACGTGAGCCTCATTTTTTACAATCATACATAGACCAATAGTTTTCATATTTTGGGTATATTTTTATTATTTATAGACACAATTCATATGGTTTGTTTAAATTATTTTTTTTGACCATTTTTTACTAGCACAATCAAATATTCTATAATATCCCATCTCTGTCATAATTTGAACTTCTGACTTATTTTTATCAAAGTTATTTTTGACTAACTTGTCTTTTCGGAAGTTAAATCTATGTTTTCTAAAGCCATCCACTACCCAATAATAGTTTGGTTCAGTTTCACCTACTAGTTCAAATCCAAGTTTTTCATAAAGACCACCTAGACCTTTTGAGTTATCTGAGTAACTTAGTAGTTCTACTGGATTATATTTTTTTATAAAATAACTCAGTAATTTAGAAGCACCTCCGATAACGCTCACTCCTAATTTGTTACAAAACCTAATTAATTCATAATGATCAGTCTTAGATTTATGGCCTAATGATCTTCTTAGATTACCAAATGTCATCAACGAGACCAATTCATCATTATAAAATAGACCAATTTTATATTTGGACCCGACACTTCCTTGGATATGATTTTTATTTAAGAATTCAGTAATTAATTTGTTATCTTCAATTTCTTTGACTTCACAACTTCTCGCCCATATCTTTTTCGATGATCCTAATTTATTTAGTATCATCGATTTAATTATTTCACTTTTGAAGTCCCACTCATCTTCCCAGATGTGTACTAGTTCTATACCATTATTAATACATTCTTTAGACTTTTCTTGATGATAATTTTTATCTCGATAAAGCTCTGAGTGCCAATAAAGTCCATTAAATTCAAATGATAACTTCAAATCAGGTATGTATATATCGAGCTCTTTAGAAATTATACCTTTATGATTTCTTAGAACTATACCACTATAGACCTGACTAATAAATTCGAAAATTTCTCCTTCTTTCTTTGATTTTCCAACCAATATTGGGTTACAGTTAATACAAATTTCTTCTTTAGATAGTTTTCTGAATTGAAACAATTGTCTATTCATTTCAAATTCATTTGAACAGTTATTACACATAAATCTTAAAACTGAATCAGTCTTATTTAGATTTTCCCGCTTGTCAATAAAGATGATATTTTCTGGTAAGTTCTCTTTAATTTTCGAAACAATATTGAATTTATAAGACTCAATACGTTTATCAATGATCTCTTTACTTTTCAAGTGATGATCAACTCCCCAATTTTTCAAAGATTTTTGTCTTATTTTATCATTTCTAAAATTTACAAAATTATCGTAACTTCCAAATTTATCTTCTATTGTCTTCTTTTTCTTCTGCTCTATTTGTTTCTTTTCTGATTTCGATTTATTAATTAGTGAACTGGTTCTATTTTCAATTATTTGTTCTCTATTATCATTATTCTCAAAAGTCTCTCTACTTTTATTTGATATCTCTTCAGATTGTTGAGCCCATTCGACACCCCATCTTTCAACCATTGTACTATTGAACTTTTTTCTCACTTGTTCATTTTTCATGTAATGATCACCATTCCATTTATCTAAAATATTCTGTTTTTCACGATCAATAACCTCTTTAGATTTTTTCGGATTATCCACACCCCATTTTTGAATACATGTTTCTCTCCTTTTATTAACTGTGCACTTCATATCACCACAAGTTTGTCGATATCCATTTTTGAATCCAATGAAAGACTTGTGTTTCCCGCAACTACAGAGATGTATACTCTTTAAATCATTAACAAAGTAATATATTTTTTCTGATGTTTGTAAATCTTGTACCTCAATAGGTATATTTTTATTTATATACTCTATGTAAAGATGATTTTTAGGATTTTTTAAAAATAAAACTAAAGATCCTATATTTCTATTCGCCATTTCAATAATTAGGTCTCTCATAGATTTTTAACATTTATTGTTATATATAAAATGTCGGTGATTTGTTTCTTGATTTATAAATCTAATATATAAATAAAATTAATAACTAAATGTCTGATTACGTACCTTATCAAAGTGGTTACACAATAGAAGAGTTTATAGACTTTGTTCAAAATGAACTAACAGTAGGATGCGCACTTCCAAAAGTTTTACCAGATTCTGAAATCAGAAGAATTATTGAGACTAGAGCTCTACCATACTTCTACCGTAATTACCAGTATTCAGTACAAAAAATGTATTTTCTAGTTCACAAAGAAGCCTTTCAAACTGAAGAATTTACAAAATATAGATACGTTACTGTACCTTGTGAAATACAAAGTGTTGTTTATCTCTACGAAGCAAGAGGTGAAAGTTTATTTCAACTCGGTATTAATACACCTAACTTATCAGTAAATTTAGGGGTTACAAATCAGCCTTATTTATCATCATATGTAACAACAATCGGTGAACTCGGAGTATATAAAACTATACTTGATTCAATGAGTGATATGATGAATCAGTTGAATAAGTACACTCTCAAATATCATTTTAATCAATTACATCACAGACTTCACATACTTACTAATGTAAAATACGATGTGATCCTTGAGGCTTATGCGAATATTCCAGCTGAATATTTGTTTAAAGACGATCTTTTTGTAAAATATGTTACTGGATGGGCAAAAGTTCAATATGCTAATTTGACTGGTCGTTATGATTACGTTTTGCCAGGTGGCGTAAAAATCAATTCAGCTGACATTATGTCTCAAGGAAAAGACGAAATTAAGGAAGCAGAGGAGGAAATTAAAGGACAATCGAATTCAAGTTTCTTTTATCTTGTGAAAAAGTGAACTGGATGGATACTTAATACAATGAAACATCTATATAAATTCAAAAAGTTCAATGAGGTAAGATTAAGTGATGTACTTAATATCAAGTCCTCAAAAGATGATAATGTTTCTTCTGAAATACAGAAATTAAAAGATGTTACTTTTGATTTTGACAAAAATCTAGTAAAGTTTATTACTCTGAAAAAAAGAGTTAATAATAAAAAAGTTCAATTTAAAATAAATTGGAATGATACATCTAAACATGATTTAAAGAAAAGAATATCTGATAGAACCACTTTTAGGACAGTTGAGGAGTTTAATAATTTCTTTAGAGAAACGGTAAACATAATCTTTCCAGACTATTTAGGAAAAGATGTTCTTAATACTGGTAGATATTCAATTTATTCAATAGAATATAATATTTCTATAATTTTCGAATTTAACTTAGAAAAATGGTTAAAGAATGAATATGAAATTAATATTATAACAGTATTACCGGGTAGAAAGGGACTAGATGTTATAAAAATTATTGATATTTAGGTTGACAATCTCTAAAATTTTAGTATATTAGAAGAATGAATGAAGAAAAGTTAAAAGAATCTTTTGTAGAAATTTGCTCACAAATTTTTGTCACTCCTGATGGATTTCAATTTCCTTTTGACTCAATTAGACATAATGATGATCTCTCTGAGATCTATACTTCTAAAGAGTGGTCAATTTTAGAAACTAAAATGAGCAACTTACTCGAATTGATCAACTCTGATAATTCTTTAATTGACAAAGATATCGAAACTGAGTTGTGGAACATGATTTAAATCCACTTTACCGTATTAAAAACTGACAGGTCTTTACCACCAGCATAAGATATTGAACTTTGAAGACACTCTTCGATGTATTTCATTTCATCTAAGATAGATCGATCTTTGTAGTCAATTAGTACTTTCTTTCCCTCAATTCTATTTGTCTTACCGCTTTGAAACTTTGAGGCTGATCCCCAGAATTCTTTCTTTATAGTCCCATTTACATCAACTAGATGGCCAGGAGAGTCTTTGAATCCTGACATCATTCCTCCTATCATTACCATAGTTGCTCCTAGTACTAGAGATTTTGAAATATCACCTGGAACTCTAACTCCACCATCTGCAACTATTGGTTTTGTAGCAACAAGTGAACATTCATATACAGTTGAGGCTTGACAATTTCTAGAACCAAATCCAGTTGTAGGCCAAGTTGTACATGCACTACCAGGACCCACTCCAACCTTTGTTGCATCTGCTCCCCACTCTTCTAAATCTTTAATTGCTTCTTGACTGGCGACATTTCCAGCAATAATAAATGTGTTCGGTAATTTTTCTTTGATATATTTAATCATTTTTTCCATTTTTATGGAATGGCCGTGTGCTATATCGATTGTAATGAAATCTGGACTATAGTCTGAGCCAGTTACTTGATTTGCCAGGTGAATTTCATCGATTGTATCATAAGAGTCGATATTGACACCAAGTGAGATTGAACTAACTAATCCTAACTCTTTCATTTTTTCGGTAAATGAAACTGGATTAGTTCCAAATCTGTGCATGATATAAAAGTATCCGGATTTTGCGAGTTTTATTGCGATTTCTTCATTGATCACACATTCCATATTTGCAGGAACAATCGGAAGCTTGAAGGTAAATTTTCCAAAATTTACTCCACAGTCACACTCGCTTCTTGACTCAACAACACATTTTTTAGGCACGAGGTTAACCTCTTCGAAATCAAATTTTTTCATATTTTAATAAAAGATATATTTTTTATTATCATCAATAATACAATACATCGATATGGGATAGATTTTAGGATTTTCTCCTGTATCATCTACGATAAATCTACAGTTACCGTCGATTATATCTAAATTTGAGACTTTAATTGTTGCGTTATTGAGACCTTTAATTACTGAGTAAAGAACATCGTCTACCTCTGGAGTAATTTCAATAAAATTTTCACTTGTAAGAAGTTTACCTTTATATCCATTCTCGAAGTAAGCTTTATCGATAAGTTTTTTCAGTTCTTTTTTATTTGAAAATTCTATTTTAATTTCACTTTTCATTTTGATAAAATATTTAGACCTATTTTATAGTTTAAGATGTGAGAAAGTTTGAAGAGACCATTTAATATATAAACTAATTAAAATTATATTTTTAAAATGAAAATTATCAGAGCAAGACTTAAAGCTTACAAAGGAGCTAAAGTTGACGAGTTTATATCAATAAAAAGCAGAATAAAAGCACTTATTGAAAAAAATCCAGGTCAAGATTTTGACTTCGTTATAGACGATAACGGTAGAAAATTTATTAAATCTTTTGGCCCAGAAAGTATTGAATCAGAATTAGTCGGTAAAGTATTACCAATAGTTGATAGATTTCACTTCGCTAAATTTAAAGAAGATGGTACAATTGAAGTTGTTATGTCAGAAAATGAAGGCGCACTTCCGAGAGAATCAACTGTAAAGCAGTTAGAAAAAATAAGAAAAGCAACAAAATCAACTACTATTGATGACCGTGTTCCAAAATTAAAAGGAGCAAACTTAGGATACGAGAGAAACTGTGTAGATAGTGGAATTGAATCTTATGAAGATTTTGAAAAAAAGAATAAAGATTTTATTCCTGGATGGAATCTTAAACACCTGAAGAGTCCTTTCAAAACTAAATTAAAATAGTATGAAGTTTTTATTAAAATATGAAAAATTTCTAGAGTCACAAGGATATGATCACGGATGTGTGATGGTTCATGTACCAGTCGAAAATTGGAAAGACTTGACATCACAAATAAATCCAGATGATTTATATCAAGAAACTGAAGGTGACAACTATGGCATTCAAGAACACCCACATTTGACTCTACTTTACCCAGTGACAAGTGTCGTTGATGTTAGTGAAGTAGAATCGATTTTAAGAGAAGTTCTAAAAGATAAGTTAGAAGTGAATATTAACGGTATAGACCTTTTTGAAAATCCTAAATATGATGTTGTAAAATTCAATGTTGATCGAAATGATAATCTACTTAACTTACATAATAAGTTAAAGTCTAGTATTCCAAATAGTGATAAGTATCCAGAATATAATCCACATATAACACTTGCTTATACTAAACCAGGATGTGGAAAGAAATATTGTGATCCAAATTATAAGTATAATTTTAATAATGTAAATAAAGTTATTTATACTAGACCGAACAATACAGATCTAACCATAGAAATATGAAAATAAAAAAATATAATTCATTCTTAGAGTCAGATATGTGGCAAGATAGAACTGATACAGAGTTTGGTTCTATATATGAGTGGTTTAATACACTCAAAAAATATATGTTAAATTCGACTATTAATGAGTCAGACCTAAAAAACCAAGTAAATCATTTTTTAGGAGAAGGTGAGTGGAGTAAAATAGACAGTCATTTTACAAAATTGGTTCAAAGTTTAGGAAATGTCGATTTAGATTTTATAAAGGATAAATTATTAGATATATTTGATGAATATCTATTTGTGGAATCAAAATTTGTGACACTTTGTACACTATATGCTGACGTTGACATTCATGTGTCGAATATATTACGAAGATATAACGGATTAATAACCTGTAAAAATATTGATAACTCAGAGAAACTGTCTTTAATTTCACATTTTTTGGTAGGCTTACTCTCATCAACTCTTTTTATTGCACAAGGACCAAGTGCAGGTGCCAGATCAGGAACTTTTCTATCAAGAACAACATATGATGAAGTATATGTAACTTCACCAAAGTGGTCTATGAAAAATATATCTAAGATTAAATTTAAAATTGAAGAGATTGATAAAATCTCACAATCAGCTCTTAGTAGATTTCTAGATGATAAACAGAAATATAACTTAGAAAATTCACTTGAACTTTATAGACCAGGAATTTATATCGGAATAAGTGCTTATTATGATAATCAGATTGATGGAAAAGAATTAACTACTCGATTTGAAGAAGTTATGCCTTCACTTCTATCTGAACTTGACTATGAAGACGTAATTTGGCCATGGAAGGCAGATTTGCCAAATATTAACGATTATGATTTAAAAATTTTACTTAAAATGTGATGATTATAAAAAAATTTAACCTTTTTGAATCTGAAAACTTTAGTGACAAATTTCCTGACTTAGAGGAAATTAAAAGTTACTTTTATGATTTTACTGATGAAGTAGACACATTTATCGATGATTATGACTATGGATATCTTTATTTTAAAGATACGCACTGGTCAAGTGCTACCAACAAATTGATAAATATTTTAGATACTGAAACAAGTAACCATCGATTAGAGTATTGTTCGGATTTCTTGTCGACACGTCCGAAACTTATAAGAATTAATCTAGACTCTGAAAGCAAAATAAAATTAATTGAATCTGGTAAAGAATCCGGTTATGAATTCTTATTCATACACTTTGAAGAATATCTATTTAAAAAAGAAAAATTACCAATTCTAATAGATTGTTTAAAAACTCTGTACTCACAAACTGAATTTAGACCAGTAAAATCTCTGTGGACAGAAGATTGGATCGATGAAAAATCCGGCGAAGCAGTGACACGATGTGGATTTGAAGGAACCTTTGTGAGAGTTTCCGATGATGAGTATAGAAAACTTTGTCAAATTTTTGAACAAGGAAGTTTGACTCCAACTTTGACTAAACTTTTTCAATAGGGTAAGATATAAATCTTAATTGAAATAATAAAGTTTCAATATTTAAAAATTAACGGCAATTTATGGCAGAAATGAATGATGATTTATTCGGCAATTTAGATTCAAAAATGGATTTTTTGAATGAACAGACAAAAACAAATACTGATGGTATCTATCGTATTGATTTGTCAAAAGTAAAAGACAAGAAAAAGGGATATCGATCGGTAGTTCGATTCCTACCAAATTTGACAAAAGAAGGTAAAGTTGGTCAACTTGCTCTTGAAAAAATTAGTCACTATGTAGACATTAAAAACCAAAAAGAACTTTGTGGATATTTTGATAGTCCAAAGAACTTTGGTGAAAAGTGTGCTCTTAGTGATCTTTACTACCAATTGACTAATTCTAAAAATGCTATTCTTCAAGAAAGAGCAAAAATGTTGAAATACTCTAAAAAGTATTACTCTTATGTACTTGTACTTGAAGACGAGCAACAACCTGAATTAGTTGGTAAAATTATGATTTTCCAATACGGAAAGACTATTAAAGATAAAATTTCAGCAGAAAAGAATGGAGAAATTTCAGGAGTTTCTTGTAATGTATTTGATCTTTCAGCTGGTAAGGATTTTGTTCTTTTGGTAAAAGAAATTCAAACTGGTGATGAAACATATCCAGACTATAAAATGTCTATGTTTAAACCAGAGGCTTCTTCTCTTCCAATTTACTTCAAAGAAAAGGGTATTTTCAAAAATGCACCTCTCGTAGATGGTAAAATTGATGCTAAGGCTCAAACTATGGTTAAAGATTTCTTGGTTGATCGTGATCACGATTTAGAAGATTTCGGTCCTAAGAGACTTGACGAAACTCAACAGGGAAAAATCAATGAGATTATCGGTTTTATGACAGGTAAGTCTTCACAAGGATTCGTATCTTCTAAGACTGAATCAAAACCAACTTCAGATGATTTTGACTTTGAAGAATCAATTGTTTCTTCTTCGTCATCTTCTTCGAGTAAGGCAGAAGATGAGGATGATTTCTTCGCAGATATGTGATAAACAAATCATCTAAAATATAAAACCCACTTCGGTGGGTTTTTTTATTGAAATAAAACTATAAACTTTCAGCACTAATCAAATTATAAATAGTGTATAAAAATATATTTTTTAAAAATGGAATATTTGAATAAAACATTTAAGAATAGAGTTACTGGTGATATCTTTCAAATAATAGATGTGTATCAAAATATTGCAATAACATCAAATAAAGAGAAAATTAATACAAATTTACTAGCAGATGAAAAGTTTTTTATACCTGTTGGTACTCCTCCAAAATCAATAAACGAATCTATGAGAAATATAAAAGACGATTCAGTTGACCCTAACAAGTTCTTTAGCAGTCAAACTACTTATAACGCATTTGCCGATCAAATTAAAAAACTACCACTTGATAAAGTTCCGTTTGAAGACACTAATAGTTCAATTAAAATGCCTGATTCATACGGTAATTTACCGATAGCAACTAACGAAAGTGCAATTATAATGTCTGATCCTGAAGATGAAATTGAAGAATTAAAAAGAAAATATGGAGCTACCTCGGTAGACTCAAGTATACAAAAACAAAATGAGAGTTTTGCTAGATTTTTCCAAGATGAGACTGCAACTGAACAAGTTGAAAGAGTTGAGGTACAGAGAGATACACCAGTTCAAAATAACTTTCAAGTAGAAAATATCCAATCAACTATGCCACAAAATGAAACTATTCAAAGAATCGAAGCTTTAGATCCTGTAACACAAATGTTCAAAAACGTTAAAAGAAATACAAATTTTAACCTTAGCTTCAAGGTCAATGGAAAAATCCCACGACTTGATTTTATTGAAATGATGGAAGATTCTTATGAGATATCGATTATCGAATATCTAGCTGACGAATTTACTAGAAATATTTTAAATGATCCTTCTGAGATAAGAAACAAGATTATACAAGAGATAAAGTCTATGATTGAAAAGAACTCTCAACCAAAAGACACTTCGAATTCAGTTGAAGTTGAAAAGACTACTGCGCAAAAGTCAACAAAAAGAACTTCAACGAGAAAAAAAAATGTATCTGAGTAAATGATTCAAGAGATTTTTTTAAAAAGAGCTGCAAATATCCGAAAGGAGTTTTTGTCTATTCAAAAAGAAGCTAATAATTACGAAAGAGCCTTGAATGGGTTTGTAAAAATGATCGACAACACATCTAATAATGTTGAGGATTTTTTAGAAAGATTAAACAGCAATGCTCTATCAGACCCAGAAAAAGCTAAGCAAGACTTGCTAGAAATATTTGTTAACCTAGAAAACGAATATAATAAAACAAGTAGTTCTATAGGTAATGTTGAAGACAAAATAGAACATCTTAAAAAAGATGAGCTTACCTTGTTCAGAGATATTAAACAAAGATATCCCGAACTATCCGACTCTCAAATAAAAAGTGAAATTCAAGACTATATACACAAATTAAAACTCTCTTAAAAAGGGAGTTTTTTAATATATATTCAAAACGTGTACTTTTTTCTAGATGAGAGCTTCGAAATTCGTTACTATTAATGAGAATATTTTATTAGAATATATCTATGACGACGCAAATTTAATAGGAGAACCCTATAACATCCTCACAAATACGGTGAATGGGTTTAAGTGTTTTATTTCCGCTGATGAGCAGAATCCACCTAGAAGAGGGTTTAAACAAACTAATAATACACTTTATAATCAATTATATAGAATTGATGCAGTGAATGCAAGATATGGAAAGGTTCCGGCATCTTCATCCCAGGATAATACTATTGACACAGAGAAGACCTCGTTTTTACAGATTCAAAATTACCCAACTTCTGTACCTATAAGGTATGATAAAATAAAGGTTCATATTCCGGTTGACTATACATTTGGTGAACTTAAAGGATTCGCTCTAAGAGTATATACCTATGATTTTAATGACAAGTTTCAGTATGAAATATCTAATTACTATTTTGATATGACTGATGTTGAGCAAAATTATAAACTTGAATTCTCATCTCCTTTGTTGTATCAGAATGAAAAATCCTGGGGAAAATATTTAGAAATTCAGGTACCCTCCGTTACAAAAATTTCAGACCAGAGGGTGCAAAACGTAACAAAAGAAAATACAATAAACTGGAATTTAACAGGAGGGATTGGACTCTCTAAAAATGCTCCGGTCTTTATAGATTTTCAATTTATAGAAAGCATAGACACTGTAAATGGTGGTAAATTTTTTAATTTATTCGACAAGAAAACTGTAGTTGTTCCACAAACACCAGACTTTGAAAACTTAGGAGTAGTAATTGATGAATCTTCTCAGGGAGACTTCTTCTTAATTTATGGTACATATAATGGAACACTCGCAGAATTTGAAAATTGGATTGACGAGTCTTATTATTACGGTAATAAATATTACGTTGAATTTGTGATTGATGTTTATGAGAAAAACGTCAAGACAAAGACTACTAATTTTGTATTACTTGATGACTTTGGTGAAGAAATTGAATTTAGACCAATATTGAAATTCACCACAACAACTGCGGTGATCGACGTTACTATGAAGGTAATAGATTTTACTGATGGTACAACAATAACAAGAAAGGCATCTTACGGATTATTACAAGGAGGTGGTCAAAAAATGGGTTCAGAACCTAACGATAGACTTGGTACTGGTAATTTCTCTGGTGGAGCTGGTGATATTTCGAAATATGCTAGAAGTCTATCTAAAATAAACTTAAAAGGAGCAAAAAAACCACAAATAATAGGTTTGAAAACTATAATGTTGTCAACTACTGGTGATGATCCATTTGGCACAAGACCTATTCTAGAACTTGTTAAGTCACCTTATAGTGTTTTTGGTGATAGTTTTTTTGTGAATGATGGCCCAGGTCCTTTAAATTTCGGTCGGTTAGCTTATCAGCCAAATAATGGTGCAATAACATATATTTACCCATTTGATAATTTAATTACTTTTAAAATACTTACGTCTGATGAGTTTAAAGAAGTACCATACAATCTCAGTCTACTGACAGACTTAAAAATTACAATTAAAAGTGACAACAAAGACCTATCTTTTGGTATCTATAGAGAGTCATCATATAATGACTTAGAAAATGGAAAAGTAATTTTCAAAATTCCACAGGGTTCGTATTTAGATATAAAAAAATTGAGTAATCAAGGATTTGATCTTTTTTATATTAACGGACTAGACGAAGATGGAAATAAAGTTATAGTTTATAGTGCATTTTTCTTACCATTTGATTCTGTCACTAATATTAATAAGTTAGAAGCTGACTATAGAGCAGCCGAGGATAGCGCAAGAAACCAAACAAAGACAGTTCAAGAACCTGTTGACATAACAACTGACGTAAGAGACGCAATTCTACAAGGTCAAAGTAAACCTAAAGGTGTAAATACATCTACTACAAATCAAACTAGTAAATCTTCTGGGTTCTCTGGAGCAAGCTTTAATTTCGCGCCTAGATGGAAGGCTTATGCCCAATCAATTTTACTTGGTAATTCTTCAAGAGACTACGAAAAAGTTCTCCCGACAAAGGCATTAACCCAGATGATGCTTGATTTAGGTTTAACTAAGAAAGAAAACTTATCTAGCCTAGTCAATAAATTTAAAAATAAATCTAAAGGATTTGCAACAGCAGTTGCTGTTGATAAGTCAGATCAAACAGATAAAACATTCCAACTAATACTCGGATATTTCAAAGGTTTAAATCTAAAATTGACTCCAGATAGACTAAGAGATCTTTATCTTGGTGACCTGAGAGGCACTTCGAGACAATATGATCCGGGAGTTATGACTGAAAAAATAGGTAAGTTTTCCGTATTGGTCGATAATCTCTCTATTGTTCGTGGAAAGGAAACATTCAAACAAGATTTAGATGAATACATTTTATCTGGTAAGACTAATAAAAAAACAGCAAGTGGGAAAGGAATTGGATTAGTAGAAAGTGAAGTTAGAGTTGGAGAATTTTTACCACTCGATAAACGAGAAATTGAAAAGATCAAGAATAATCAAATATATGAGGCAGTTCCAAAACCAAGGGATGCTACTAAGGCTATCTTACAATCCCCACCAATTATGACATCACCCAATACGTCAACATCAGGAATGAGTGGTAACTCATTTAGAGGTAGATAATGGTTAGTAATTAAAATAATAAATAAAGAATGAAAACCGAAATAAAAAAACTACATAGAGATGTACTACTTGAATGGGGATATGACAAGTCAAATCTAATTCTTGAGCCGTATAGAGTTATCAAAAACTCAAAGGGCTTAATTAATTCATATGAAGCTTTTGAATCTACAATAACAAATAATTCTCAAGAGAATCAATTATTTGTCCTGGATGCAACATTAGGTAAATATGCTAAAGTAGATACAAGTTCAACTACTAAAGGTAAAAAGTATAACTTTTTAAGTTATTTTGATTATGTACCAAGCGCTGCAGTTAGACACGACAGAGCAAGAATATATTTTCCAGCTAATTATAATTTCGGTGAATATCAAGGTATCTATCTAAGAATTTACACCTACGACTATCAAAATAAAAAGTTTTTTGATCTTTCTAATTTCTTTTTCGATGCAACGGATACTTCTACATCTAACTTACTTAGTTCAGCTGTATCACCACTTTTATATCAAAATATTTTATGGAATAAATATATTGAATTAAATATTCCATCTGTTTATGCTCTTTCTAGACAGAGACAAGGTGGTGCTCCTAGTTTAGGATCTATAAATAACAACTTAACAGATTTTAGAGGCTTATCACAGACAGCTCCTATTTTTGTAGATTTTAGATTTATTACTAAAATAGTTCAAGTATCAGGAACTAAGAACTACATTACTTCAAGAAAGTCAACATTTCAAATTCCACAGATACCACAGTTAGAAGACTTACAATTGTTTGTTGGTGAGTCGCAAAGTGGTGACTACTTTGAAATATACCCAACTTATCAAGGAAGATTTGAGAATTTTGTAATATTCAACGATAATTCTGTAAAATTGGGAAAAGATTACTATCTAGAATTTGACGTAACAGTTTTTGAAGAAAATATAAAGGCCAAGACGTATACTTATAAAATTGAATACGATTTCACTGAAATTATAGAATTTAGACCAATAATTAAATACTCTACCACCAAGGCTATAATTGATGTAGAAATGAGACTAATCAATAAAGATGGTGGCAATACTGTTACTAGAAAGTCATCTTATGGTATGAAGCCAGATCAGTTATCTAAATATCTTCTAAATACTAAGAAAATCAATGTCAGAGACACATTTAAACCTAAAATTTATGTCAAAAATCAGTACAACAGATGGCCAATTGACACGCTTGGTAAATCTCCGGACTCTATAACGACTGGTAGAGAAGGTAGCAGATCAGAATTATCTACAAATGGTTCAACATCAGGCTCACTAGCACCAGGATCACCAGGATCACCAGGCTCACTAGTACCATACTCATTATCATCAGGATCACTCACTCAACCCGGAAGAGTCGCATCAGTCACAGAAGATAATAGAGGAAATCCAGTATCAAAAATCGATGTATCAGTTCCAGAATTCACTGCGATAACCGGTGGTGAATCACAGATTTCAGCATTTTCACAACAGGCACTAAATGTAGTCAGACCAGCCAAAATAGACAATTATCATTTAATTGGTAAATTAAAAATAGCAATCAAACCGTTTGATAATATTTTTAAGTTTTTACTCGCTAATAAATCAAAAGATGAGACTCAACTAGAACCCTTTGATCTTACAAATTGTAATGATGTTAAACTAGTAATTAAAACCGATGACAAAGTGTACGAATTTCCTCAAATTATAACTTCTGAAACTGTTGCAAGATTGGGAGCTTGTCAGTTCAAGATTCCAGAGACTAGATTTTTAGATATCAAACAGACTTTTAATCAGGGATTTCCAATTTTTTACATAACCAATACCGCGCAAGGTATGACAAATGTAATTTATGCTGGTTTATATACTGTTCTTGATACCGCACAGAGTCTCGGTGCTGGAAACATACAAGACTTACTAAACAGTCTAAGTACTCCTACCGATACTGGATTACCAATCAGTGCCGAACCAAGTATTATATCACCACCAAGTGAACAAGAGATCGCAATAGTAACCAGAAGAAAAGTACCGGCTTCTGGAAAATCTGAAACAGTTAGTACTGCAAAGGGCGCTCTAAACAATACTAATAGACAGACTAAGACAGGTGGTAGATAGAATATATAATAATAATAAAAATAAAAATAAGAAGTGCGTTTAAGTTCACAATCGAGTCAATTTGTATTTAACCTACCGGCAAATTTCGTACCACCTGAGGTACTTAATTCATACACACCTATTTTAGATAAAAACTGGATTCAGTATGAAAATGTAATTGACTATCTTAACTCAACAATTAAGGCCGTTAGTTTTCCTGGTATATCTTTTGAACTACCTATGCAATATCTTATTCGTGGTAAAGAAAGACAATATAAGCCGGCTAAAAACATTCAAGATATTGTTGGTCATGATATTACTATTACTTTTGCGTCCGTAGACGCTGATATCAACTACTGGATTGTTTTTGATATAGTATCTAAGCACTATTTAGATGTCGATAATTTGTATTTGAATCCATTTACAATTACAGCTGTCGATATTCACCGCGATGGGATTTACAGAATCATATTCAAAGAGATAATTTTAAAGAATTTGAGTGATAATAAGTTTGATTATGCACAACAGAAAATCTCATCAAAAGAATTTACAATGACTTTTCACTTCAATTTTTATGAAGTAGAATTCCTACTAGATAGAAGTAAAGTTCTTGAGCTCGGTACAGTACCTCAAATTATTCAGAAGATTTGATTATTTTTGAAAACCACCGTATAAATTATCAATATAATAAAAAAGTAAAGATAATTTATGATACATTTACTATGGTGCACTATCAGAACAGGAAATTTTCCAAATATATTCAATCATTGGCTTACTAGGTCAAAATATAAAAAATTTCATACACACGTTTTAGTATCAACTGAAAATGAAAAAGTATTCTTAGAAAATTATTTTCAAAGTCTAAATCTTTCTAATAGAATAGTTGTATTTGATCCTCCTTATAGAGGTGTTTGCCTACCAAGTTATAAACTTTCATCTAGTTTAGAAGCTCAAAAATCAGATGTTGTGATATTCGGATCTGACGATTTTACACCACCCCAAAATTGGGATGAATACTTAATTAATAAATTACAAAACAAAACAGGAGCTCTTCTCGTAAATGATGGTTATCAAGCTTTAGATTTTTCAAATATGGCAGAGCCTATTTTTAGTATACCTGTCATGACATTTGATTGTTTAGTCAAATTAAATAAAATTATTTATAACCCAGTATATACACATCTTTGTTCAGATGCTGAGCTCTTTTTGAATTTAAAAGAAATGAATCTAATAATTGACGAAAGAGCAAATGACATAAATTACATTTTTGAACACCATCACTGGTCATCAGGAAAAAGACAAGCTGATCAAAATGATCAGTCATATTATAATAATTTCGAAAAAGATAAAAAGACTTGGGAATTGAGAAAAAAACTAAGTTTAGAAGAAAGATTAAAAGTTAGTATATGAAAAATAAAATTAGAATAGATTTCTCAGACTTCTGGGGAGGATTTGACAAAACAAATAACTATTTCTATAATCTTCTAATAGAGGAATTTGAGGTTGAAATATCCAATAACCCAGATTATTTATTCTTTTCAGTATTTGGAAATAATCATCAGAATTATAAATGTACTAAGATATTTTATACTGGTGAAAATGTCGCACCTCCATTAGGATATTGTCAGTGGTCATTCTCTTTTGATTATTTAGATGATTCAAGAAACTATAGATTACCACATTATCTTCTTTATGACGGTTATTATGAGTTAAGCAGGCCTAAAATAATTGATGAATCACTGGTAAATAGAAAATTTTGTAATTTCGTTGCATCTAACGGAAACTGTAAGGAACGAAATGATTTTGTTCATCAGTTATCTAAATATAAAAAAGTAGATTGTGGTGGAAGATGGATGAATAATATTGGATATGCAGTCACAGACAAGAGAAAATTTCAGTCTGAGTATAAGTTTTCAATTGCATTCGAAAATAACGCTTACAGACCTCAACATCCCGGGTATACAACTGAGAAAATTATGGAACCAATGACCGTGAATTCAATTCCAATATATTGGGGTAATCCATTAATATACAGAGAATTCAATACTAAATCATTTATTAATTTTTATGATTTTAATAATTTAGATGACTTGATCCAAAGTATAATTGATTTAGACCAAAACAACTCTCTATATTTAGAAATGTTGAAAATACATTGGATAATCGATAATAAAATCATAGAAGAAAATAGAATAGAAAATATAAAACACTTTTTATATAAAATTTTTACTTCAAATAATTAATGATAAAAGTCTGTTCACAACTAAACAAAACAAAATAAAATTATAAAAATATTAATGGAAAATAGTAAGTCACAAATACATCAAGATTTGATTCTCGATGAACAAGTTTTCAAAAATAAAACAAATGGATTCTTTGTTGAAGTTGGTGCATTAGATGGTTTTGGAGCATCCAATACTTGGTTTTTTGAAATGGAAAGAAATTGGTCTGGTCTTTTGATAGAACCTAATCCAATAGAGTTTGAAAAACGACATCAACATCCGCGTCCAAAATCGGTTTTTGAAAATTGTGCGATTTCAGATATTGAAAAAGATATAAATTTTTTATCTATTGAAGGACCTTGTAATGTTCTAAGTGGAATTATAGAATTCTATAATCCTCAACATCTAGATAGAATAAACAAGGAATTAGAAATGTACAAAAATTATCCTCAAGGTCATGACCTTTACTCACGTAAAGAAGAAATACCAATGAAGGCTGTCCGACTAGAGACACTATTTGACAAACATGGGATAAAAAAAATTGATCTCTTGTCAATCGATGTTGAAGGGGCTGAATCACAAGTTTTAAACTCTATAAACTTCGATAAAGTCGATATTGATGTTTTTCTAATAGAAAATAATTACGGACTAAATAAAGAAATTGAGTTTCTTTCAAACAAAGGTTATAAACTACTCGGAAACATTCAATGGGATTCAATTTTTGTAAAAAATAATTTATAATTAGAAATGGATAATATTGGAGTAGGAGTTGTAACCTCTACAAGACTAAAGGAAAGATACATGGCTTGTAAAAACACCTGGTCTAAAGATTTTCAAAATGTTTTTTTCTTTGGTGGATATTTACAAGATGACAATCTCATCTCAATAAGTCAAGCAGGCGAAGACTACAACAGTCATTTTTTAAAACAACAATTAGGGTTCAAGTACATGTTTGAAAAGAATCCTAATTTTGATTGGTACTGTATGACAAGTTGTGACGCGATATTATTCAAGAATTCAACTTTGAATGAAATCTATAAATACGATCATAACCAAGATTTTTTATTAGCTCTTGCATGTGGAACTTGGACCGATACACCCTACTTCCATGCGATAGATAATCCATCAGATAATTCATTTACAGCTATAGCCGGAGGAGGCGGATTTTTTATTAGTAACTCACTTATGAAAAAATGCTACCAAATAATTGACAGTTTTAATGAAAATTGGATTAGAATTTCCGGACCAAATTATCCCTATTCAGATGTAGCGTTTGCCTATATGGTATTCAAATATTTAAACATAAGATTAACTAATATGCCTTATCTCCTTGGTCAGCCACCATCACATTATTTGGGTGCTATTTCGGGGGATGAAAACACAAAGTGGTATGTTAATTTTCCAATTCCACTTACAGAGGCTCTTAAAAGACCTATGAGCTTTCATTACATAAAACCACATGAAATGATGGATGTCTATAATAAATATAAATCTTAAATGAAAGTAGTAGTGACTGGCAAACATGGTCTTTTAACATCTGAGTTACAAAAAATAGACGATACAATTCTAGGACTTTCTAAGGAATACTATGATATTACAAAGTTAAGTATAATATCAAAATTAAACACTATTAATCCTGATATTATAATTCACTCATCTGCTATAACTGATTCTAAAGTTATAATTAAAGAGCCAATTCTTTCAATTAAAACCAACATAATTGGTAGTGCTAACATATCAGAATATTGTTTATTGAATAATAAACGATTGATATATATTTCTACTGACTATGTATATCCAGGACTTGATGGTAATTACAAAGAGTCAGATCCTGTTTTACCAGTAAATGAATACGCTTGGACAAAATTGGGCGGTGAGTGTTCAGTTCGAATGGTAAAAAATCACTTAATAATTAGAACTAGTTTTGGACCTAATGTATTTCCATATGACCAAGCATGGGGAAATCAAATTGTGAGCAAAGATTATATTGATATTATTGCTCCTAAGATACTAAAGGCTGCTAAATCCAATATTAATGGAGTTTTAAATATTGGTACCGAACCAAAAACAATATTTGATTATGCGTATAAAAGAAATAATCTTGTTAAAAAAGTATTCTTGAAAGAGAAAAAAAACTTTAGTCTAAATTTAGAAAAGTATGAAAAACTATAAAGTGATAGATAAATGCCCAATTACTCAAGATACTAATAGAATAAAATATTTTGATCTTGGAAGAGTTCCCTTAGTAAATAATTTACTTAATAGTAGGGAAGAATCTCTTAATGCAGAGAGATTTCCGTTGGAAATTATTTACTATCCAATTTCCGGTGAGTCTTCTCTCAGTATAGCTATTAATGGTGATTTATTATTTTCACATTATTTATTTAAATCAGAAGTAAATAAGCCATACTATAAACACTGTCAAGAAATGTTTAATTTTTCTAAAAATTATATCAATAGTATTAGCGATTTGAAAGTGATAGATATCGGAGGTAACGATGGTACATTACTCGATGCCTTTAGAAGTGCAAGTGATATTGAAATGTCACTACTAAATATAGATCCATCAAAAAACCTATGTGAAATTTGTGAGAATAAAGACATAAGATGCATAAATGATTTCTTCACATATGATCTTTCACTTAATATATCAGAAAAGGCTGATATAGTAACATCGACAAATGTTTTTCAACATCTTCAAGATTTGGATTCATTTGTACAAGGGATTAATAATATATTAAAAGACGATGGAATTTGGATTTTAGAGTTTCCATATTGGATTCATGACATGAAGACCAATCAATTTGATCAAATATATCACGAACATATGTATTATCACTCGGTAAGACCTATGAAAATGATGATGGAAAAACATAATATGAGAATTATTAACGTTACAAATCAGGCCATTCACGGTGGTACTTTAAGACTTGTTATTGTAAAAAATATTTCTAATTTGGAATCTGACATGACTATTGAAGACTTTATAAAGTATGAAAAAAATTACGATTCTGATTTTCACATAAATTGGGGTGTGAGTGTTAGAAATCATATTGATAGATCATCAAATTTCATAAAAAATATTATTAGTGATAATAAGGTGATATATGGATTCGGTGCGGCAGCAAAAGGATGCATTTACCTAAACTCAATGGAAATTAATTACAATCACATAGAATTTGTTATAGACGATACAGATTTAAAGCAAAATAAATTCATTCCAGGAACAGGTATAGAAGTTAAAAGTAGAGAAATATTAAAAGAGAGAAAACCTGACTATATCTTAATATTAGCTCATAATTTTACAGAACATATAATAGAATCTTTAAAGGGTTATTACGATGGTAAATATATCGTTTTAATACCAGAAATTAAAATAATTTAAAAAAATGATATCAATAGAACAAGGTAATTTAAAAATAGGAGAACTTATATCTTCGTCTACACCATTTATAGCCGGAAAAATGGGAGCAGTAGAACAACAGATTGTAAAATACTTTCTTTATAAGAGGAATTGGGATGATTCGCTAAGATGGCATGCATCAAATCACGCAGGAATAACTCCACCATCAGATTATATATTGAATTACTTTATAAAAGAGTACATAGATGCACTATCCAATATTGATCTTCTAACAATTTGGTTTCCAGAAAATATCAATTCCGAAGAATTTACTATCTCTAGATACTTTTGTAGGAATGCTGAGTTCATTTCTGGATTACAATCCTTGGAGCCATTTTATCATGAAAATCCCTGGAGTAAATACTTAAAAGATAAAAAAGTTTTAGTTGTTCATCCATTTGAGGCATCTATACGTGAACAATACTCAAGAAAAGAATTATTATTTGAAGACAAAACAATTTTGCCTGATTTTGATCTAATAACTCTAAAAACATATCAAACACACGGGGGAGGAGACACTGATATACCTTGGAATGTTTGCTATGAAGATATGGTAGAGAGAATCTCGAATGTGGAATTCGATGTTGCCCTTGTTGGATGCGGTGCTTACGGTTTACCAATATGTAATCAAATAAAAAAAATGAGTAAGCCCGTAATCCATGTTGGTGGTGGATTGCAAATTATGTTTGGTATAAAGGGAAATAGATGGGATAATATGCCAGCTGTCAACAAATATTATAATCAATATTGGAAAAGACCCTATGACACTGAAAAAACACGAAACCATTCTGTAGTAGAAGGTTCAACTTATTGGTAAAAAAAAATAAATAAAAAAAATGGAAGCTTGGGAGAAATATAGAATACAAATAAACGATTGGGACACCTTGTTGTCTATCAAATTCGAAGAAAATACGTCAACTGGTGGAGTTTTTTGTGATGTTGGTGCCTGTAATGGTGTCATCACAAGACTTTTCAAAAGATTAGCTGGTAGGAACGGCCAGGTTTTTTCTTTTGAATTAAATCCATATAATTTTGAAACAATTAAATATCTACAATCTGAAAACTGCATAATAGAAAATGTTGCAGTATCTGAAAGTTCAGGTCAAGTTGATATTTATGGTGATAGTCTAAACTCTGGAAATCATACATCTAATATTGTTGGACACGACACTGCTTATCGTAAAATGAATCTGATCGGTAATATTAAATCGGTTTCACTGGATGAATATTTTGAAGGAAAAAAAGTAGATTATATCAAAATAGATGTAGAAGGAGCTGAATTAAAAGTCATAAAAGGAGGATTAAAAACCTTAAAAAATTGTAAATTTGCAGTAATTGAATGTCATTTCGCAAAAGACTGGTTAGAAATATACAACATTCTAAAAGATAATGATTTAAATTTCAAAAATATTGTTGACGACGTACCTATATTTTATGGTCAAACTACTTCAAGACCGGGAATAGGTGAAAATGGAATGCCATATCAAATCTACATAAAAAATATTTAGAAATATTATGCAAGGACAAATAAATTTAGATTCAAAACTTGGAAAGTATATATATGATCTAGTTTCTAGAAAAGATATAAATAACATAGTTGAAATAGGAACCTGGAATGGTTACGGTTCAACTGAATGTATCAGAAAATCTATAGTTGATAATAACAAAGAAAACTACACAGTATATTCCTTAGAGACGAATGAAAAGATGTATTATCAGGCTATTCAAAGAGAATTTCCTAAAAATTTCAACATAATTCTCGGTAGAATAATAGACGAAGATGATCTAAACTGGATGAATTGGGATGAATATTTTAACAGCCCTGAAGGATACTATCACGCTGGTAGTAAGAGAGAATGGCTAAATGAGGATTTATATAATCTCAGATTGGTTGAGAATAAAATTGACTTGATACCTAAACGAATTGATTTACTTATTTTAGATGGTGGTGAGTTTACAACATATCCTCTTGCAAAAAAGTATTTCCCAGGATGGATCTGTAAGTTTTTTATAGACAAAAAGTGTGATAAAAAACTTATAGAGACTATCAAGGGAGATAATGTAGAAATAGAACTAGTAAGTCCAAAAGACGATTTTCATGGAATGTTCTGGAGATTCTGGACAGCTGAAGATTCAGATGTTAATATTTTCTTATCAAGAGATTGTGACTCAAGATTCTCGGATAGGGAAATCTATGCTATTAAAGAATGGATAGAATCTGATAAAGATTTTCATATTATGAGAGATCATCCATATCACACAGTGCCTATACTAGGAGGAATGTGGGGTTGTAGAAACGGACTTATGAGAAAAATTGGTCTAATAAAATTGATTGAAAAATGGGGAAAGTTCCAAAAAAAGGGAATAGATCAAGATTTTTTGGGAAGTTGTATCTATCCTTTAGTCATAGATAATTGTATGGAACATTCTGAATTTAATTTGAAATTTGGAGGAGAAATAAGAAATTTTCCAACTATAAGAAATAATTATGAATATGTCGGTGATATTTTCGATGAAAATGATCAAAGGCATCCAGAATACTGGAAAATAATTTTGCAATACGAAAAAATAAATCTCATTTAATGAACTTTTTTAATATCGATTTACATATATCTATAATTGCGGATATGAAAAAAATATTTACTGAACTTGGACATCAAGTTCAGGACTTATCTTTATCAGAACACACATGGGTCTTCAACCGAAAAAAAGACAGTGTTCCGATGCTTGATAATGGCAGATGGATGCATTTGTCACCTAAACAATTTTCAGAGGAGTTTCACTTTTATTATAAAGATCAACTAAATTCAGTTGACGCCTTCATTGTGACTTACCCTCCAACTTTTTCACTTTTATATGAAAAATTTGAAAAGCCCATAATTATCAACAATCCAATAAGATATGAGTGGCCTTTTTCATTCAGAAAAGAAGATTGGAATTTATTTAACGAATTCCTAAGGAAAGGAGTCGACTCCGGTAAAATAATATTAGTCGCTAATAACCTCTACGACAAATACTATATGGAACATTTCATAGAGAGAGAAGTTGAACACATACCAAGTATTTGTGATTATTATAATTCATATTATGAGCCAAATGATAATTACTTCATTTATTATTCTAGAGATAAAATATCAGAAATAAAAGGTGATAAAATAAAACACAAAGACGAAATATTTAAATCACACACACATAACGACTTAATAAAGTTTAAAGGCATCATACATATTCCATATCAAATTTCTTATATGTCGATATTTGAACAATATACTTCAAACATACCATTATTTTTTCCAACAAAAGAATTTTTGATGGACATTTACAAAGAAAAAAAATATAGTGTTTTAAAAGAAGTATCTTGGAACAACTACTTTGGTCTAGCTAATAAATCTTTTATAGATTACAAAGAAAAATTTGACCCAAATGACTACAACAATTTAGATGCTGTTGAACATTGGCTACAATTCTCAGATTTTTATGATCAAAATTGGATGCCTTACATCACTTATTTTTCATCATTCGAAGAATTAAATAAATTAGTAGAAACAGTCGATGTGCATAAAATTTCAAATCAAATGAAGGAATTCAACATGAAAAGAAAATCAAAAATTTATGAGATGTGGAGCCAATTAATAAAAAATAAAATTGAAAATAGATGAAAATATTAATAACAGGTGGTTTAGGATTCATAGGAACAAATACCGCAATTGAACTATTTGAAAAAGGTAATGAAATCTTCATATTAGATAATCTTAGCAGAAAAGGTAATATAGAGAATTTTAATACTCTGGAAAAACTAATTAAATTCACTTTCTGGAACAAAGATATTAGAAATTTCTTTGATATAGAGAACATCTTTAAAAATAATAGTTTTGATGCGGTAATACATTTGGCCGCACAAGTAGCCGTTACTTATTCCGTCAGGAATCCAAGAGAAGACTTCGAGATTAATGCTTTGGGGACATTTAACATACTAGAATGCCTAAGATTGTATTTACCAGATTGCGCTATAATTTATTCATCAACTAATAAAGTTTATGGGGAATTTAAGTCTCAGATAGATGAGAATGATAAAAGATACTTCTACACCGATTTGATTTCAGGTATTAATGAGAATCAAAATCTTGATTTTCATTCACCATATGGTTGTTCCAAAGGAACTGCTGACCAATATGTTAAAGATTACAGTAGAATATTTAATTTGAAATCTGTTGTACTAAGACAGTCATGTATTTACGGTCCAAACCAATTCGGTATAGAAGATCAAGGATGGGTCTCTTGGTTCAGCATTTCTTCAATATTTGACTCTAAATTTACCATTTATGGTAATGGTAAACAAGTTAGAGACGTTCTACACGTTAAAGATCTAATAAATTGCTATGAACAAATTTTGCACAAAATTGACAAATGTTCAGGTAATGTTTATAACATCGGAGGTGGTATAAATAATACTTTATCACTTTTAGAACTTATAGATTTAATTGAACACAGGTTAGAAAAAAGAGTAAATTTTGATTTCTCCGACTGGAGACCAGGCGATCAGAAAATATACATTAGTGATATAGGTAAAATTAAGCAGGACATAGGATGGGAACCAAAGATAAATACAAGTGAAGGAGTAAGTTTGATGTTCGACTGGATTGAAAATAATAAACCAGTTTTCAAAAAATTGAATATCATTTAACTTCTTCAGAAGAAGTTGATTTTTCTTAAAATGAAATTATTTTAAATTGAAACTTAAAGATTTTACATATACAAAAAGTGATATAATTACTACTGATGGTTATTTAGAATTTTGTAATCGAAATAATATTTGCTATATAAAAACAGACTTTTTTTATACTGGTAAATTTATCTGGAGAGGAAATATTCATCCAGAAAAAATTGACAGAAAAATTGTAGTCGGACATTCAGATTACCCCATAACTGGTCAAATATCAAAATATTTTGATAAAATATTCTGTATAAACCGATTCACAGAGGAAGAAAATGTTTATGGCATTCCACTTGGAATTACAAATGATTGTAATGATTCAGAACTACATCCTATTTATGGTAATCTAGATATCATGATTGACACTTTTGAGAAAGTAGTTAATAAAAGTCATCTTGCCTATTTGAATTTTAATATATCGAATTATCCATCGGAAAGAAATATAGTAAGTCATCTTTTTTTAAAAGAGAAGTGGGTAAAATCCGGTGATATAGAATCTACTATGAACGGTAGAAAAAAATATTTAGAAGAAATTAGATCATCAAAGTTTGTTTTTTGTCCAAGAGGTAATGGAATCGACACACATAGGTTGTGGGAAACTTTATATATGGGATCAATTCCAATCGTGAAGTATGAAAATACACATCACTTATTTACTGATTTACCAATACTTTTTGTAAAAGACTGGACTGAAGTTAATCAGAAGTTATTAGATGAGAAATATGACGAAATAATAAATAAAGAATGGAATTTGAATAAATTAAAACTTTCTTTCTGGGAAGATTTTATAAAAAAAATAATAAATTATGTTTAAACTTTTGAGTGAAGAGCTTTATAAAAGCGAGAAGATTTACTATGAGAAATCTCTAAATTTTGCAAAAAATATGAAATCAAGTGAAAATTCAAAATTAGTTTTTCACTGTTTTTGGAGAGTTCCAAGAAATTTCGGAAGAAAGCAGTCAGCTGTTATTAAATCTATTATAGCGGCACATCAAAATAGACTAAAAGATCTCGAAATATTTTTGTGGTCCAATGTGGATTTAACATCAAACGAATATTTTCAAGAAGTGAGAGAATTTGTGAACTTTAAAATATGGGATTTAAAAAACGAAATAAAAGGAACCATCTTGGAGGATTGTTTCTATCTAAAATCTGAAGAATCAGTTAAAGATGATTTTTGTTGGTTGGAAGGAGATCTTTTCAGATTATTAATACTGAATAAGTATGGTGGTTTTTATATAGACATGGATGCTTTAGTATTGCAAGACATGTCACCCCTTAATGATTTCGAATTTTTATATCAATGGGGTACAAGTGGACATAATCAGGCCGAACCTACTATGACTTTTAATGGTGCTATAATGAGGTTAGATAAAAATTCACCAGCTTCTAAAGAATATTTAGAAATTCTAAAGACCATCGCTCCTCAGAAAAATTCTACTTCCTGGGGACATTCTATGTATTCGAGGTTAAAAAATGATATCTGGATTTTTCCTTGTGTCTGGTTTGACTCTGAGTGGGGATTTGAAGGTGCCGTAAATGATCCTTTCAATAAAAATGAAAAAAACTCTCTATTTGAAGGAGCTTTTACTTGGCATTGGCATGGGAAGTATGAACAAGAAATACAACTAGGTTCAAAATTTGAAATCTTAGAGACGAGAATAAACTCAATTTTTAAAGATTTGAAAAAAATATCAAAAAAACAAGAATCTCAATCAATCTACTAATTAATATATGTAAGAGTGTTTTATTAATCAGAACGAATAGAATGACTATATAAAAATAAAATATTTAATGATACTTTCAATAATAACTTGCGGAAAGAATGACGAATATGCGGGTAACTTCTTACAAAGAATTCAATTTAATTTGTCAAAATTAGAAGATAACATAAGAGAATTGAAGACTAATCAGATAGAAATAATAGTCGTGGATTGGGGAAGTGATAAAAAATTATACGATGTTCTTGATACGTCTAAATTTCAATTTACGCGTTTTTACCACGTACCGAAAGAAATATGTTCTAAATATAGTCCAGATTCGATATTTTCATACTCGAAAGCTATGAATGCCGGTTATAGAAGAAGTTTTGGAGATTTTGTTTTTTTTATCGATGGTGACAGTTATATTCCAACACAATCCTTCATTAATTTATATAATTTAATTAAAAATTCCGATAAACTTAAAACATTTTATTGGGCTTCAAGATATCATATACCTCTTGAAATTTATCAATTCACACAAGATAGTTTGGTCTTAGATGATGCTATATCAAACTGGTCGCTTAAAAAAAATAGTTGGAGACATGAAAAAATTAGTCTAAACAATTTTTCCGGGGCGGCTATGGGACTACTTTTGAGTAGAAATATATGCGAAGAAAGCACTTGTTGGTTTGAAGAACTAAACAAATGGGGATGGTTAGATATAGAACTTAATGCGAGATTATCGAGGAGGTACACTTGTCTTGGTGATTTGGAAGATATCAATGATTCTTGTTTTTTTCACATAGATCATCATAGTATAAAGTGGGGTGGTCAATCTGGTGGAAATCAAAATATACATGCTAATCATTTTAAAGCCAATCCTGATAATTGGGGATTAATTGAAGAAAATTTAAATTTAAACTAATTATGAATATTGAAATTGTTAAAGATTATTGGAACAGAAGACCCTGTAACATAAAACACTCTGATAAAAAAATAGGAACTATTGAGTACTTTGAAGAAGTCGACAAGAGAAGATATTTTGTAGAGCCTCATATTCTTGAATTTGCAGAATTTCATAAATGGAGTGGTAAAAAAGTTCTAGAATTGGGATGTGGAATAGGAACAGACTCTATAAGATTCGCGAAAGCAGGAGCTGAACTGACTTGTGTAGAACTCTCAGAAGAATCTCTGGAAATTTGTAAAAAAAGATTTGAAGTTTATGGTTTGAATGCGAGATTCATACTTTGTAACGCTGAAGAAATTTATGAGTATATTGAAAATGAAAAATTTGATTTGATATATTCATTTGGTGTGATACATCACTCACCAAAACCATATAAAATCATGAAATCTTTGGTACAATATTGCCACGATGATACAGAAGTTAGAATAATGGTCTACTCATTCATTTCATATAAAATGTTAGAATCATTATTTACAAATGGCTGGAGATTCCTCTTTAATCCAAGAAAATCAATTCAATATTATGCGGAAGCTCAATTAGGATGTCCAATAGCTCATACTTATAATAAGAAAGAGATAAAAAATTTATTTAGAGATTTTAATATAATTAAAATAAACAAATTTCATATTTTTCCTTATATTATAAGTAAGTATATAAAAAAAGAATATAAAAAAAGATGGTTCTTCAGAATAATGCCGAATAATATTTTCAAATGGTTAAGCTCTAAATTAGGTTGGCATTGGTTAGTTATCTCAAAAAAAAATAACAGTTTATGAATATAGGATTTATAGGTTTAGGAAAACTTGGTCTTCCTTGTGCGCTAGCTACTGAAAATGCTGGTCATGAAATATTTGGATATGATATAAATTTAGAAGTTAAAAAAATTTTAGACACAAAAATTCTTCCATACAAAGAAGAAGGTGCACAAGAACTCTTAAATAAGAGTAAAATAAACTGGTCTTCTGTTGAAAAAGTTGTTGAAAAGTCTGATATCATATTTGTGCCAATCCAGACTCCACACTCTGAGAAATATGAGGGTATAACAAGACTTCCTGAAGATAGAGTTGATTTTGACTATACATATCTAAAGTCTGGAGTAAAAACACTTTCCGATGAGATTCTGAAACAAGGAAAAGAAAAAATTGTGATAATTATATCAACAGTTCTACCTGGTACAATAAGAAACGAGATAAAACCTCTTTTAAATGAGTTTGTAAAACTTTGTTATAATCCATTTTTTATTGCCATGGGTACAACAATAAGAGATTTTATAAACCCAGAGTTTATACTTTTTGGTGTAGATGATAACGAAGCATACATAAAAACTAAGAAGTTTTATTCTACATTACATAATAAGTCGGTTTTTAAATGCACAATAGAAGAAGCAGAAATGATAAAAGTGACATACAATACTTATATCACGATGAAAATATGTTTGGCCAATACTGTCATGGAGCTATCACATAAGTTAGATAATATAAATTGTGATAATGTTATGAAGGCTCTCACATTATCTAATGAGAGACTAATGAGTCCAAAATATTTATCAGGTGGCATGGGAGATGGTGGTGGATGTCACCCAAGAGATAATATAGCTCTCTCTTGGCTCGCTAAAAAAGTAAATCTTAGTTATGACTGGTATGAGAGTTTGATGTATTGTAGAGAATATCAGACTGAGTGGCTCGCAAATATAATTATCGAGGAAAAAAATAAAACTAATTTACCAATAGTTATTTTGGGTAAAACATTTAAAAAAGAAACAAATCTTACAGTTGGTAGTCCATCAATATTACTTAGAAACATTCTAGAGGAAAAAGGCATTGAAGTATTAATGTATGATCCTTGGATAGATGATACTAATCCCCCAATTATAGATAGTTCGATATTTTTTATTGGAACAAATCACGATTTGTTCCTGAATTATAAATTTCCAAAGGGTTCAGTAGTAATTGATCCATGGAGATATCTTAATAAAGAAGATGGTATTAAATTAATAAAAATTGGAGATTCTTTATATGAGTAAAAATGTTCTCATCACCGGAGGTGCTGGATTTTTTGGTTCTAAGTTAAGTGAAAAGCTCTTAGAAAATGGATATAATGTCACAGTATATGATATTCTTTATTTTGGAGATGATGGTATTAAACCATTTTTAAATAATAGTAATTATCAGTTTATAAAAGGATGTGTAATGGACTATGTAAAATTAGAATCAATAGTTGCCAAAAATGATATTATAATAAATTTAGCTGCTTATGTAGGTGAGCCCATTTGTAAAATTAACAAAGAAGAGTCATATAGAGTAAACTCAGATGCTGCTATCTTTTTAGCAAAGATTTGTGATGATCAAAATAAACAATTTTTATTTTTGAGTACTTGTTCTAATTATGGGAAAAATGATTTAATTGTTGATGAGACTTCGGAATTAAACCCCTTAGGTATTTACTCATCTTCTAAAATAAAAGCTGAAAATTTTATAATAGAGAATGTTAAATCCTATTTAATTTTAAGATGTTCTACATTATTTGGTGTTTCTCATAGAATGAGGGTAGATTTAACAATTAATCAATTTATTTATGAAATTTATAAAGACGGTGAGATCAGTCTCTATGGTGAGCAAGCTTGGAGACCATATGTTCACATTGAAGATGCTTGTAATATGATTATACTTTCTTTAGAAAAAAATTTGACAGGTGTTTACAATTTAGGGGATGAAAGTTTAAATTATACTAAAAGGGAAATAATTGATGAGCTTTTATCTTTTAAAAATTTTAAAGTTAATAAAGTTGACTGGGATGATCCTAGAGATTATAAAGTTAATTTTTCTAAAATTAAATCAAAACTTGACTATAAAATTAAATTTGATTTAAAATCTGGTATAAATGAACTATCAGACTATTTTAATAGTGAAAATTTTAAAGATAAAAAAAGTATAACAAATGACAATAGGAACTGATGTTATAATACATTCAGATGTGGAGTTTAAAAATCCAAATCTTTGTAAAATAGGAAACAGGGTCGCAATTGATAAAGGGTTCTATTGTACTACACAAATAGAGATAGGTGACTATATACATATATCTCCCTATGTCACATGCATTGGTGGTGAAAATTCAAAATTGATTTGTAAAGGATTTAATAATATAATGACAGGCGCTAGAATTATTTGTTCATCTGACAGATTTGATGATAGTGGTTTATTCGGTGCTTTAATTCCAAAAGAATTGAAAGGTAGGCAAATTACAAACCCGGTAATTATGGAAGAATTCTCAAATATTGGCACGAATTCAATAGTACTACCAGGGTCTATACTTAGAAAAGGAGTTTTATTATCAGCAGGTAGTCTATTAATGGGTGATACGGAAGAGTGGGGAGTCTACAAAGGTAATCCTGCAAAATTAGTAAAAAAAATAGATAGTAAAAAAATTTTAAAAAATGCAAAAAAATTAGGTTATGAGTTTTGAAATAATAAAAGAATTTGAAATTGAGGTAGCTAATTTTTTTGGAGCTTCCTATGCAATAGCAACTGACAGTTGCACACATGGAGTTGAATTGTGTCTTCGTATGACAAATGCTAAAGAAATAAGTGTTCCTAAAAGAACATATCTTTCTATACCGTTTCTATCTAATAAATTGAATATTAATCTAAAGTGGAAAGATGAAAATTGGATAGATTATTATTATCTAACAGATAATGTCATAGATGCTGCTGTTTTGTGGAAGAAAAAGTCATACATACAAGGTACTTTCATGTGTCTCAGTTTTCAATATCAAAAACATCTCTCCTTAGGAAGAGGAGGTATAATATTAACTGATAATTATGAAAAATCAATTTTACTTAAAAAGATGTCATATGATGGAAGAACACCTGACAAACCTTGGAGAGATCAGAATATTGATACAATTGGATATCATTATTATATGACACCTGAAACAGCGAAGCTTGGTCTAGAAAAACTTCCTATCGCCATAACAACTAGTCCAAGGCAGTGGCACATAAATGACTGGCCGGATTTAACACAACTAGAAATTTTCAAAACAATCAATTAAGAAGTTTACTTTTCTGGATAAGTGGAGGTGGTGAAACTAAAGTAAATTTAGACTAGATTAAAATACAAATCTTAGACGATTGTATTTAGTTAATCATTTGAATAGGAACAATTATCTTTTGAAGATTGGTAAGGGTGTCATTTTATGTCTATTGGCGCTGTTTAGCTTTGTATAAATAGAAAGTACTTCTTTTTGTCTATCAGATAGTATTTTTTTATCATCATCAGAAGTTAATTTTACATTCATGGCCCATTCTAATTCCTCATAGGTCGCTCCTATCTGTTGCTCATCTGTTCTACAATCATCCCAAAGACCATCCGTTGGACTGGCTAATATTATTTCATTTAAAATTCCTAAATTTTTAGACATAGTTCTAACTTCAGTTTTAGTGAAATCGGCTATAGGTGATATATCAACCCCACCGTCTCCATATTTTGTAAAAAATCCGATGCCAAAATCTTCGATCTTGTTACCGGTTCCAACAACTAATCCGTTTCTCATACCGGAAATTTGATACAGAGTGACCATTCTAAGTCTTGAACGAGAGTTAGCTAGTGCCAAGTCATTTGAATCATTGAATAATTTTTTGAATACTTCAAAAGTTTCACTAAGATCAAATTCAAAATCTTCTACATTCTGATATCTATCTTTGAGCCATTTTATGTGATTATGTGCTCTCTGTAGTTGATCCTTGAATTGATGAATTGGTAAACTGACAACAATTGTCTTTATTCCACTCATGGCACATAGTGTTGAAGTAAGTGATGAATCTATTCCACCACTTATACCAACAACAAAGCAATCTAAATTATTTTTCTCTAAATATTCTTTTAGCCAATTAGATATTTTTTCTTCCATTTCAAAATTATTTTTTAATTTTATTCTTTTTTCTTCCTTTTTGAAGTTTTAGTTTCTAATTTAGAGAATTCATTAGTCACGATAGTCTTATCGCTTTCAGAATCATAATTGATTTTTAGTATCGAACCTTGTTTAGGATTATTCTCAATAATGAATTCTGTGACGTAATCATCAATCCATTTTTGTAAAGCTCTTTTTAATGGCCTTGCTCCATATTGAGGATCATATCCAACTTCAACAAGTTGCGTCTTTAATTCATCAGTAATTTCAAGTTCAAATCCAAGTTCTTTTGCTCTCGCGATCGTTTTTGTAAGTTCTAGTTCGACTATTTTTAGTATTTCCTCCTTACCTAAATCTCTGAAGTAAATGATCTCGTCAAGACGATTGATAAACTCAGGGGCAAATTTCTTTTTAAGTTCTTTCTCTAAAATATCTTTAACATCAGAGTCTTTAGAGTCTTGCTTTGATTTTGTTGAGAAACCAACACCAGAACCAAATTCTTTAACTACCTTAGTACCAACATTAGAAGTCATCAAGATAACACAGTTTTTAAAATTAACTTTTCTACCGTGTGAATCTGTTACATGACCTTCATCAAGCATTTGAAGAAATAAATTAAAAATATCAGGATGAGCTTTTTCAATCTCATCAAAAAGTACAACAGAATATGGCTTTCTTCTGATTTTATCAAGAACGTTGGCATCTTCATATCCAACATAACCAGGAGCTGAACCTTGAATTCTAGTCAAAGAAATCTTTTCCATATACTCAGACATATCAAGTCGAATAAGTGCGTCTTCTGAGTCAAAAAGATATTTAGCTAGTTGTTTTGCGAGTTCAGTTTTACCAACGCCAGAGTTTCCAATAAGAATACCAGAAAATACCGGTTTATTAGGATCCTTCATTCCAACTCTACCTCGCTGGATTGCCTTAACAACTTTTTTCACAGCATCATCTTGTCCAATAACCTTACCGGACATTGAGTCATACATTTTGGCAAGTTTTTGATTTTCATTCTGTGATACCTTAGTTAGAGGAATTCCAGTCATCATAGAAACAACTTCCGCAACATTCTCTTCATTAACGGTTTGACGATTTTCTTTTGAATCTTCATCCCACTTCTTACGAGCTTCTTCAAGTGATTTTTGAAGTTGTTTTTCAACATCACGTAGTTTAGCGGCTTCCTCATATCGCTGACTTTTTACAACTTCTTGTTTTTTGTCTTTGATATCTACTAGTTTTTGTTCAATATCTGTAACACTTTTAGGAACAACAATGTTTGAAATATGCACTCTTGATCCGGCCTCATCTAAAGCGTCGATAGCCTTATCTGGTAGAAATCTATCTGACATATATCTTGATGTTAATTCAACACATGCTTTAATAGCCTCTTCAGTATAGTTTACATTGTGATGTGATTCATATTTATCTTTAATGTTATTAAGAATTTGATAAGTCTCTTCAACTGTTGCCGGTTCTACCATAACTTTTTGAAAACGACGCTCAAGAGCGCCATCTTTTTCGATGTGTTTTCTGTACTCATCAATCGTAGTTGCGCCGATGATTTGTATCTCTCCTCGTGCTAGAGCTGGTTTGAACATATTTGAAGCATCAAGTGATCCCGAAGCGCCACCTGCTCCAATCATCGTATGAATTTCATCGATGAATAGTATAATATCAGGATTTTTTTCAAGTTCAGCCATAAGAGCTTTAATTCTCTCTTCAAACTGACCACGATATTTAGTACCAGCCACCATCGATGCTAGATCGAGAGTAACAATTCTCTTGTTAAAAAGAACTCGAGAACATTTTCTTTGAACTATTTTCAGAGCAAGACCCTCTGCTATAGCAGACTTACCAACTCCAGGCTCACCAATTAAAATTGGATTATTTTTCTTTCTTCTAGAAAGAATTTGAGAAACTCGTTCTATTTCTTTTAGTCGACCAACAATTGGGTCAAGTTTTCCTTCTTCAGCGAACTTGGTTAGATCTCTACTATAAGAGTCGAGTATAGGAGTCTTACTAGATCCTTGATTTTTCTTAGCTTTAAAACTATCATCGATATCGTCGTCATCATCACTCAAGGCGTTTTTGATATCGTAATTTTCTTTGATGTAATTTTCATCAGAAATGATTTTATCCATAATAATAGTATTTTTGTTTAATTTATATCGTCTTTATTAATAAAAGTTTTAGTAAGTATATCGTTCAAAAAATCTTCTCGTCTTATTTGCAAGTCGATAGGATTGAGTAAATCACAATGTATTGAAATATTCATCCTATTTTGATTGTAGTCAATATCAAAAGCTTTGATGTGACAACCCTTTCCTAAAAAGGTTTTAGACTCAATTTCAAATTTAGCGTTTGATTCATAAATTTTAATAAAATGGTCATAACATTGACATTGATTTATATCAAAATTCAAATCTATAGTAGCATGTGATCCAAATGAAAGTTGAACCGAACCATCTATACAATCAAAAATTTTATTTAAGACTTTAATTTGCATTTTTATCAATCTTAATAGATAGACTTCTGTTATTAAATTGTTTTAATCCAGTGACTTCTAAAAGACTAACATCTTTTATAAAATCAGGTACTGTTAATTTGTAAGTTTTTTTTGGGATTTCAATTTCTGCGATAATTAATTTATAATCACCGTGAAATAGATCAACTTCCCATTTTAACTCTCCATCTGGATATATATATCTGGTTTTTTTAATAAATTTTGAATCAACTACAGACTTGCGACAAGTTGATACAAATTTACCATAGTCAGACTCCGACATCTCATATTCATCTTCAATGTTTACCCCTTTAGATACACTTTTTTTAATAGTATGAATATATTTTATTTCACCATCATCAGTTTCCCAGGTACGAGCACGTTCCCATATACCAGATGAATTTTTAAAATAATATTGATCTATATTAATTGACTGAGTGGGTTGAATTTTAGGAAGACTTTTTAGTAAAAACTTTCTTTCTATTTCTAGTTTCATCTTAAAGTATTTGTATTTGTAATTAGTACAGTTTAGAAAAGATAAAAGACCCCTCAAAAAGAAGGGTCTTTCCCAGAATGTAGCAAATTTTTGAGAAGAAGATAATGGATAACGATATACAACTTACTACATTCAAAAACAACACATACATTTTATTATTAATTTTTTAAAAGTTTATTTTATAGTCAGACAAATTGAATTTTAAATTCCTCAAGTGTCAATCCAATTTTATCTTTCTCACTAATTACTAATTTTGAACTATCATTATTTAAATATTTATTTATCGACTCTTTAACTGATGAAACAGAATCCCATCGAATTGAAATTTCACTATCTTTATGATAGACATTATCAACTAGATAATTTATAATCGTCGATGGGTCAAGTGTTAGAAATCCATGTGCAAAATTGTTTGGAACTAATAGAGTCTGACCAGATTCTAGTAAAAATTCATATGTATTTCCAAAAGTTTCTGGTCTCAAGTCAACGACAAAATCAATTATTGATCCTCTAATTACAGATACTTTTTTTGTCTGACTATACTTACCAATTTGTAAGTGCATTCCCCTAAATGTATAGGGATTATCGTTTATACTGATATTAGATTGAATCCAATTTTTTGATAATTCAATTGGTGCAAAGCATCCCCTATTATCTTCAAAAACAGGGGTAATAATTTTTTCAAGTTTTATATTCATGATGTCAATTTTCAATTTGTGTAAATCTTTTCTCACCATCTTCTGTCAATTGATTCCAAGACTCCAAAGGCCTTGAGTAGTAAGAACCAAAAAGTAAAGATTGGTAGTTTACCAAAATTTCAGAATTTTCAGTATGTTTTGATAAAAACAAGACTTTATAAAGTCCACCCTTATAATGTCGATAAGTTTTATCAGGTTCTGGATAATTTATCATTTTAGATGATTATATAAGTATGTTAATTTTTCCTCTGGACAATCAATATTATTATCTATAAAATTCATAAAATCTTCAAGTTCAATTGTGGCCTCTTCAACTATCTCTTGAAGATAACTATTTTTCTTTAAGGACTTTGATTTTAGAATCCTTTTAGAATACCCACTAATAATAGAAATTTTAACAAATTTTTTTATCTCATTTTCACTAAGACCTTTAATTTTAGTTTTGAATCCCATATATTATAAATTATTATTGACTACTTTAAGAAATATTTTTTTAAGATCATCACTTAATTCAACATCATCCTCATTTATCGAAACAGAAGAAATAGTTACATCTACATCATCAACATCTACATCACAACTTGGAGGTGTCCAGTAGTCACCAGAATCTTCAAAAATTGAACCACTTACACTAATTTCATAATTAACATCAATTGTTAATTCACCACACTTAAAGCTCATCCACTGAGCATTGTCACAAAATGAACCAGATTCTTCGTAAATCTTATCTGCAAAGGAATCTTCAGAAATAAAATCACCGGCGATAAGTTTAAAGTTTTTTGGGTTTAATGTGATAGTATCCATTTTGCTTATTTTTACAAATATAAGGAAATTTATGAAAAATTAAAAATATATACTTAAAATTTAAGAAGAAGAAATGGCAAAAACAACAACGTCTAATTTAAAGACTTTTTTAAAAAAGACTAAAAAGAAACTCGGTAAACACTCAAAGAAAAAAGAGTCTAAAAATAAGACTTCTAAGAATTATAAAAAACCATACAAAGGACAAGGTCGTTAGAAAAACAGACCGAATAAAATTGTAATTAGACCGATTGCTGCACCAATCACTAGAGTCCACTTACCTAATTGATTAAGTCGGTAGACAATCTCTGAATTGTCACAAACTCTATCATAGGACTGACCGGTCAGCACACCCCATATCCAAGTTAAAGGAACGATTAATGCTGCTAAAATTGCAACAGAAACGAATAATCCACTAAAAAGAAGCGCAAGTATAATTACAAAAATTACCAAAAGAGAAAGAGCTTTTGAAAAACTTGGAAGATTGTTATTAAGGTTGTTCATCATGTTGTAATTTTTTATAAATATAAGGATATTTTCGAAAATATCAACATTAAAATTTATAATTTTCAACATAGTTTAAGAAATCATCTAAAGTCTTAGATCTATCAACTATTAAATTCCACTGATCACATATTGTTTCAAATGCTAAGAAATTGACAAGTAAAGTTTCATAGTTCTGTCTTAATTCCTCCTTCTGTTCTTGAGATAAATTCCATTTTACTGGACAAAGATTTTTCATAGTTTTGACCTTGTCTTTATCAACATAATGTGGGTAAGTTTTACAGATTAAAGGTCTTTTTTCATAAACTGAGCACTTATTATCTACTAAAAATTGACAAGTTTTATCTGGGTTATTTAAACACAATACCCATTTCTTTTTTTGATCACCTTCAAATAGAGTAAAGCTTGGTACATAACCAAAAGATTTAGAATACTCTATCTTTTTGATAAAGTCTCGACCACTTTTAATTTTTAGATCTTCGTGATCTATAAACACATCGTAATTTTTACAACATCTAGCCGTACAAGAAGTACACGGTTCACTCATCATTCTGAGTGTATATATACTTTTTGAATTTTATTTTTTTACCCGGAAGACTAGAAAAGGAATTTTACTATCACTAGCAATAATTCTATGATATCCGTCTACTATTTTATAGTTGTCAGTGTCACCACGTACAATACCTCTTGGTAGAATGTAATTAGTATAAGAATAGTGATTCAAATCCTTCATCTTAACATTTTTAATATGATTTTGATTAAGTTTTTTAAAATCAATATGGTTTTTATAAATTGCTATAAGTTCATAATCAACATCCTTTAGATCTTCTAATAGGTGACCATATTCTAAAAGTAGGACATAGTCTATTTTATCTTTTAAAGTTGTAAATTCTTTTAATTTTTGACATTGATCATCAATCTTTTTGTACATTTCAAAATCCATAGTGACATCTTCAATTTCATCACCGTAGTAGCCACTTGAGATATTTACTCTCCAATTTTCTGTGTCATATGCCTTATTTTGTACAAGAATTCTATAGATACAGTACTTATCTACTTTCTCACCTCCATAGAATATTTCAGACAGTTTATTTTCTCTTTTGCTAGATTTATTATCTCTTGGGTATAACTGGTCGTAAATTTCATCTGTTACTAAGGAAAGGTCGACAGATACAACATGTTCATCTACGATTTTACCACACCTACAAATACCTTCTTCGTTACAGCCATTGGTCTCACAGGAGTAAGTCATGAGGTAATCATATTCTAGACTATATGTGTAATTTAATTTTATCAAGTTTTTTTCGGTCTTGTTTTGTAGAATTTACCGTTTATGTTTCTATAAAAATAGAAATTTCGATTTGATAATTCTCGATATACTTTATAAAGTTCTTTACCCTTTAGTTTTCTCCAGTCGAGAGGTGGAATCTCTTCATGATTATATAAAAAACCATTACCGATTCTATCTATTTTTGAAATATTTGATTCAAAATAAAAGAACCCTTGATGTGCGTAAGTTTCTCTCATACTACGATATTTTGATAATATCTTAAAAATTAAAATATTCTTAAAAGAATCCATAGTAGTAAATATAATAAAAAAAATATATAAGATGTGAAAAAATTTCATTATTTTATATTATTTATAGTTTTATTTGGTTGTCAAAAACAACAACTACCAGTTATTACTGAAGATCATAAGGAGGTTTTAGTTGATTCTACACTCATAAAAGATGATAACCTATTTGAAGGTGAGAATGAAAATAAGACTGGTGTTGGTTCTAGTGGAACAACAGAAGAGGAAGAAGTTTTAACAACAAGTCCACCACCCACTGAGTCTAAACAAGAAGACAGTGTTTACGTTAAGCCAAAATTGCAAAATGAATCTAATACCTCATATATCATAGATAATGGAAGAATACTTTATGTTGTTCCAGATACAATGCTGGTAATGAAAAATTATGAAATTGTAATTAGAATATCGAAATCGAATTCACAAACTACAATATCCCAAAATATACAAAGAAAGTATAAGGTAAAAACTGAACAAATAAAGACTACATCAAAAATGCAAGTTGAACTAATAGATCCACAGAAAGATTGCTTTAATATTACAAGTGTAAATTCAAGTAAGCAGTTAGTTGATTCAACTTATACAGAGTGGAAATTCAACGTACAACCTATTAAATCCGGAACAAATAGATTAGACCTTGTAGTTTCAATATTTTTAAACGAAGATTTGAAACAAGTAAGTTACTCAGATGAAATCTTTGTAAAGGCTAATCCAAAAGCTCAAATAAAAGATTTTTGGTCTACTAATTGGAAGTGGATTTTTGAAAAGCTAGTTTTACCACTTGTTACTTGGTTTATTGGATATTGGATGGGTAAAAAGAAAAAATAAAAACCCAGAATAAATCTGGGTCTCTAAAGTGGACAAGGAGGGATTCGAACCCCCGACTTCAACATTATGAGTGTCGCATTCTAACCAACTGAATTACTCGTCCAAAAATTGTGTCTCTATAGTATCGCTAATATATAAAAAAGTTTTTATTTTAGGAATAATTTTTTAAATTATTTTAATACCAATATTCAAGATCAGACCAATCTCTGTCAGAAAGTCTCAGATTGTTCTGATACTCTTTTTCATCACAACTATCAATTAATTTAGTGACATCAAGTTCACTGATATACTCTTCCAATTCAAGTCTACTTGCATCAGTTACTCTTCCGTCTTTATAATAAACTGAGAGCTTAAGACCATTCCAAATAAAACTAGTATACTCAAGTTCTAGATCTTCCAAGAAATTAGAAATGAGTCTTCTTTCTTCTTGAACTCTTTCCGGTGCAAGATTTACATCTTTGATATCACCAGTTGATGTATTAATTGTAATATCACTTACATATCTATATTCTTCATCATAGAAAGTAACTTTTTGATCATCTTTTTTAGTTGACGTATATGTCTTTTCTTCATATCGATATCCAGAAGAATAGTCTTCCCAAGATCCCCATCCGTATCCATAACCAGAATAACTACTTGAAGAGTATTCAACTTTTCCGGGATCTCTTTCTACAGGTAGACTAGACCAATCAACTTTTAAACATGCTTTTGCAAGTTTCTCTAAGTGAGCAATATCTTGACGCTCACTGTGTGTGTGCTCTGAGTAGTAACCCACTGAAATATTGGTACATTCAGGATATATTGATACAAATTGTGCAGAATCTGTGTAGATACCAGTTGGATCATTCTTGTATTTAAAACCATCATTGACCAAGTTAAGCTGAGTAGAGAGTTCTGTTGCGAATTTTTCAGAACAACATCTTGAACTTGATTGAAATGTTATTACTGAATCTGTACCCCTACGATCAAAAGAAATAACCTTTTTGATATAGTCAAGTTTTTCTTGACGATGTTTTTCAGCAACTTTCTTAGAACCAAGACATCCAACTTCTTCACCTAAGAAGAAATAGTAAAGACCGGGTATCTTGTTTTCGATCATATAGAGCATAATTGTAACACCTGCTTTATCATCTGCGCCGAGTATAGATTTACCATCAGTTTTGATTATGTCTCCTTCAAAGACGTGATTAACTGTAGTAAGCGCTGAAGTCGCGGTATCAAGGTGTGAAGTGAACATTACATCACTGTCACCAATTTTTATAAAAAGGTTTCCAAATTCATCCATTTCAAGGTTTTGTGGGAGCTTATCAAAAAGCTGGTGTTCATATCCATGTGGATAAGTTCGTGTGGTTAGTTGTAAAAATGTTTCTTTAATATTCATAATAGAATAACTATATTAGGTAATAATACAATACAAATATAAGGAATTTTAACTTTTTAACAAATTTTTATTAACAAATTTTCAAAAATTTATTTATATCTTATAAATATATCAGTTTTAATATATACATCATGTCACAAGTTACAAATGATTTTACTACTGGAAGTATTATTATTTCTCAGTCCTATAATACTTTAGCAGGTTCAACGGCTAGTGATGCAACTCCATACTTTTATGAAGTAGGTGATGAGTATGTTATTTCTTTTATACAATTAGAAAAGGTTGAAGAGTTTACTAACTTCTCTTATGTAGCAACTGGTGTTTTAGAGTCAAGATATCTTGAAACACAGTATAGAATTTCTAGAAATGGGAATACCTGGACTAGTTGGTTAGAACTTAAAGAGCAAATAACAAATTTCCCACCTTTTGATCCACTTGATAAAATGTGGATCGATATAAAGTTTATAAGAAGTGGTACAAAAACAGACGGAGAGATAAGACTTACTTCATTCGAACTAAATGGTAAACTTCTACAAGACACATCAAATGAGAATGTAATTATTGGAAGTGGTAAGCAAGGAATAATAAAACCACCATTTATATACAAAGTATTTTCAATAACTGATATAGAAATAATATCACCAAACAATTTATCTGGAGTTGACTTTTTATACAGATTTTCACAAGATAATTCAAGAAATTGGACCGAATGGGAACCATTCACAAAAGAAAACATTTCGACTAAAAGAATTAATCCAATTAGATTTTTTCAAATTGAATATCTAATAGTAAATAATTCTGCTTCAAGTGTTAAAATTCAAGATATTAACTTAATAGGAGACTTTCAAAATGTTACACAAGATTATTCAAAGACTAATCTTTATGGTATAAGAGATTGCTGCCAATCTTATTTACTTGGAACATCAAATGGAGTTTTAGACGAAAATGGTAACTTGATTGCAAACACTACCGGTGTGTTAGATGCTCAATCTTGTACAACTGGTAATATTTTAAAACCAATGACTGCAGATGAAAAGTCTAAGCTATATAATCCTTACCAACAAACACAAGCTATGAATCTACTTAATAGACTAAGTAATGATTCGATTGAAATATTTGGGTGGAGAGTTAAATACTTTGTAACAGATCCAGATGGTAAAGGTATAGATTATACTCTTCATGAATTTCAACTATTTAATATTGTCTGTGAAGAGGAAATCAAGGTTGCAGTTGAAAATAACCAGTTTCCGGATAATCAAATTGTAATGAACCAGTTTGACCTAACTCTTTTTGACTCTTTTGAAATACATATTACCAAAGAATCATTTAAGGCAGCTTTTGGTGTTCAAAGAAGACCATCAAAAGAAGACCTAATTTACTTCTGTGACATCAATAGAATGTTTATTGTTGATCATGCTCAACAGTTCAGAAATTTCAATAATGCCGCAATTTATTATAAAGTTGTATTGAAGAAATACAACAAATCTGCAAATGTTATCGCAGCAACTAATGAAATTAATGATAGGATAAAGGAACTCACGAAGAATACGACTATTGATGAGTTATTCGGAGTTGAAAACAGACAAGATAAAGACTCGATTGCAAACAAACCACAACTTCAACCACTTACTAGAGATCCAATTAGACTTCAGTATAAGGCTGAAATTGTGAAAGAATTAATTGAAAACTCGACTACAATTGTGTCTAAGCAACATTATGATTTTTCTAATCTACTCTATAATGGATTCCAATTGGCAACACAGTCTATAACTGCGATCACTTATAAATCAGTTGATTCAAGAATAAAGGTATCGGACAATATTGGATTTTATATGTGGTTCAATTTGAATAATTATGTGACAGATGAAAGTTATAATTTCCTTACAAATTATGATACAGTGAATAATTTGGGTTGGCAAGTTAACTTGAAAAATGATAATATTTCTTTAAACATTAATTCGGATACTTATACGTTTAGTTTTACTGGGTCAACTTATTCAACATCTGACTTATATGAAAATGTTTGGTATTGCTATGTATTGAATGTGGATCAAAGAAATAGAAAGTTAAATCAGTGGATTTATAAGCGTAATGTAGAGATTGATGCAGAAGAAGAGGCTAAATTCCTTTCTTCAACCGTGTTAGAAAAGGTTTATTATGATAGTCAAACTTTTGTACCAGTTGATTTTGAGTTGGTAGGAATCGATACTCAAATATTTGCTTCAGATATGAAGATGACTAATATCAGATTGTTCTCTGAAGTAATACCTGTATCAGAACATAATAAGATCCTTAATCAATATATTATTGCTGATGATTCTAAGTATTTGGTGTTTGCTGATAACGCAAATACTAAAATTACACTTCCGTTTTTTCCATATCAGTAATGAACTAATATATCAATAAGATATATAAATTAAAATATAATTGAAAATTATGGCTTCAATGAAAGAAAATGCAATTAGAGAATATATTCTAAATATAGATTTCACAAGAGAGGATTGGAAAACTTCGATAATTAAAGAAGATATGAGAAAGTTTCTTGGTGAAGAACCGGGCATTGAAATTCAATACAAGAAAGATGTTATTTTGAATGAAGTCAAAGGTGAGGCTGAAGAAATTAGAAAACCAGAGAAAATATCTATAGTTTTCACTGATTTGGATGATAAATTTAAGAAGTTAGAATTTTATTTAGATTAAAAAGAATGGATTTAACACAATACTACTTAGATTTAGAAAAGATAAACTCTTTAGATAAAGAAACTGCGAATAAAATACATGATTATTATCGAGATATGATTTACACACATGAAGAGGGCAGAAAAGGTATATCTACATCTTTATTCAACACATTAAACAATAATGGATATTTAAAAAATATCCGAGATGAAAAATTAGGTCTTATTTTAGATGGAAATAACCGGATCAATAATTGATTATATTGGAAAGTTCGAAGGTGGGATTTTAGTATCTATTGGTTTGATGTATAGAGACACATATCATGACTCGATTTTCTACTATACTGCTGATAAAATGTTATTGACCGTTGATGACAGTCTAATAAAAGCTCTTGGGTCATATATAGAAGAACACTCAGATTATCTACCACTTATGAAGTCTATAATAGAACAGTGTGAACCTTTTGAAAACATGGTTGATCAATTGCAAGATATTGAGACTTCTGAAGAATAATCATATTTTATAAAACGATAATTAGCTTGATAAGACTTATAACATTCGATGCACTTTTTGGATTTCTTTTTAAAATCTGATTCTAATTTTTCTAGATTACATTTGATACAAATCTTCATAACAAAGCATTTTAAATGTTATATAAGGTATATATTAAAAATAAGTTATTATAAATGTTAATAGAAGAAATTGGAATAAGGAACTTCAAATCTTTTGGAAACTCTAGACAATCTATAAAGCTTAATACTGAAAAAGGGGATTTAGTATTATTAGTCGGTCAAAATGGTGCTGGAAAGTCAACATTACTAAGATCAGTTGACTTCTCTTTGTATGGTAAATGTTCAGGATCAAAAAAAAAGTGGGCAACTCTTTCAACTTTACCAAACAGGATTAATGGTGGTGAGATGTTGATAGACATAAAATTTAAATCTAAAGGAACTAATATTGAAGTTAAAAGAGGAATCTCTCCAAATGTTCTAGAAATCTGGGAGAACGGTGTATTAAATGAAAGAGCTGGAAAATCTAATATTGATGAAAAGATAGAAGACTATATTGGAATGGATATTGAAACATTCAAGTCTTTCATGTCTATGAGTGTTGACTCGTTCAAGAACTTTATCTCATTGTCAAATGAAGAAAAACAACTTCTTTTAGATAAACTATTCAATTTAGAAGTAATCAATATTTTAAATTCTATATTAAAAGAGTTAAATAAGAATAATAAAATTAGAATGGCATCTCTAGATTCAGAGATATCCACACTTAATGAGTCTATTCAATCAATTCAGAATTCAATAACTAAAGCAATTGAGAAGGAAAAAGAGAATACTCAAGTAGAGATTGACAAGATCAAATCGGATATGGAGTCCAAAAAAGAAGAATATAAACTACTTAAAGAAAAAATTGAAAAAATAAAATCTAAAGATATAGAATTAAAAGAAGAAATAGATCAAGAGAAAAGTCAGTATATTATTTTACAGACTGATATTAAATCAATCCAAAAAGAAATTGATCTTTTTGATTCTGGAAAGTGCCCAATGTGTAAAACAGATTTTGACTCTGAACATTTTATCGCACTTAGGGGAACTCTTTTAGAGAAAAAACAGTCTTTAGAAAATATCAAAGTAGAACTCGAATCAAATATAAAATCTATAAAAGAAAAACAACTCAAATTACAACCAATATCAGACAATGCTCTTAAAGCATTTAATGATATGACTTATTATTTGAAAAATTGTAAGTTACAGATTGAAAAATTACAAAACAAACAATTAAGAGAAGACGGTAAGGCATCAGAGAATGTTCAAGAATTTGAAAATGCGATAAACGAACTTAGTGAAAAGAAAAAAGTATCTTCGAATAATTCATCTCTTTGTAAAGATAAAGAGCTTTATTATAAAGAACTAAACAGAATATTTGGTGAAGATGGTGTCAAAAAATCAATTATTGCAGGAATAATTAAGCCTATTAACTTCTTCATTAATGAAAATATTAAGAAAATGGGTATGCATTTTGAAGTTTCACTTGATGAGACTTTTAATGCTGAAATCAAACATCTTGGTTCTGTAATTGACTCTGAGAGTCTAAGTACAGGTGAGCAGAAACTCACCAATATTTGTATTTTAACTGCTTACTTAATGCTTATTAGAACAAAAAAACATATTAACATCTTGTTTTTAGATGAAGTATTTTCAAGTGTTGACTTAGAAAATATTCAAAAAATACTTGGTCTTTTGAAATCATTCTCAAATCAATATAACGTTAATATCTTTGTAGTACATCACGCTGTATTGAATCAAGAGATGTTCGATAGAATAATTAGAGTTAACAAAGAAGTATTTTCAACTATTGAAGAATTGCATATCGAAGAGCAATAAAATGGAGGTGCTTGTAAAATATAGTATAGATGGTAGGTTTGTAGAATACACAGACTATAATATCAGATTTGATATTGATAAAATGTTGCCAATATGGACAGTTGAACAACTACCTGAAGATACCTACCCGATTATAAAAAGTTTTGATAGTAAAATAATTAAAATGACATATCGTGGCGTATCCAAAGTTGATTCTATGAATCTATTTGTTATAAATATCAAGGAAAACTTGAGAAATTTAAAACTTGAGCAAGTTTTGAACTTTAAGTGAAAATATAATATATAAAATACTTATGTCAAATACCTATAATAATATAAATATTGCTAGTTCAATAAACACCGGGGTTATAAGTGGAACAACGCTCACGTCTGGGAGTCATTTGGTGTACTCAAGTGGAGGAGGAACTTGGGACACTAATATATCTATCGATAAGGATCTTACTAGTTTTTTTGAGATTGTACTGGCTGCACTAGGATTTGATATAAAATTTGAAGACTTTAAAAAAATGTCAGAAGCAGAAAGAAATCAACTAATTAGAGATATAAAATTAAAAACAATCTTATGATAATAATTGAAGTTACTGGTAAAGATACTATTGAAAGAGCTTTAAAAAAATTCAAAAGAAAATTTGATAGCACTAAAGTTCTTAGGGAACTTAGAAACAGACAGAGTTATACAAAAAAATCTGTACAAAGAAGAGACGAAGTTAAAAAGGCAATTTATTTAGAAAAAAAGAAAAGACAAGAAGAGGAGTTTTAAAATGGGATTTCACAAAAGATTTATTACTAAAGATTCAATTTTATTGTGTAAAAATTTTGAGGACTTAGATTCTTTATTTAATGCAGATGCTTTATTTTTAGATGATTGGTCTCAGAAATTTGTCGATAAATATGACAATAATTGGCAGTCTTATCAAACAGTAAGAAAAGAAGTTATTGAAAAATATGAACTATCTTCGAGTTTTCCAGACACAAGCGAATTTAACAAAGAAAACATATCCAACGTATTAATTAACCTTAAAAATAATCCAAGCTGGTTAGATGTTCAACTTTGTATTGAGTTTTTTAGACCCATAGATATACCTCAAACAATTTCTGGTAAATTTGATCTTATGTGTAATTTCTGCATTCATCTGATCGAAGGAGAATTTGAAAAATGAATTTACAAACTAATTATTATAAAGTTTTAGGAGTCAAACATCAAAGCACTGATGTAGAAATAAAAAAGGCCTACTACAAACTATCTTTTGAATATCATCCGGATAAAAATTCTGGTGTTGATACTGAACTTTTTAACTCTATTTCTGAAGCTTATAGTGTCTTATCAAATAGTGAACTTAGGATTGAATATGATAGAAAGAGTAAATGGGGAAAAGACTACAATGAACTAGAAGAACTTTATGTAGTTTCAGTTGATTTTGATTTTGATAAGGAGAATAAAAAATACGAAGATTTCAAAAAGAATCAAGTTTTGAACATAGTTGAGATAGTTGATAATAATTTCTCTGGAACAATAGAATATCAAAGATGGGTCATTTGTAAAACTTGTAATGGCACAGGAAAAGACTTAAAAAGCAAATTTGTTATTAAAGATGATGAAGGCAATGTTAAGGGGATCTTCGATTCTGATGATGGATGTGATTTTTGCGAAGGATCTGGAAAAGATCCATTTGGTAATAAATGTTCTTTCTGTTTCGGTCAAGGAAAATTAGGAAGCAAAGACTGTCAAACCTGTAAAGGAGATAAAAGAATTTTAGGCAAGCAAAAACTTACTAAAATTAAATTGGAAAAAGAGAAAGACGAGACTATTATAAAACACATGGGTCATTTTTCTAAAAATGAGCCGGGCAAAGTCGGAGATTTAATTCTAAAGCTTAAAAAGGATTAAGCACCTTTACTTGTTCCTTTACTACTTTGTGGTATAGTGTCTCCAGTAGATATCCCACCACTAGTATCACCACTTGATAATCCTCCTCCGCCAGCTGATGAAAATATATCCTGAGTATTACCTAAATTGAGAAGACTATTAGTTTCTTCTATATCTTGTAGAAACTCAGCATAGGTACTTGCAGGCGAAGCTTCTTCATCTGCGGAAAATTTAAATCCACTAGAACTTACAAGACTCACCACATTGTCTTCAATAGAGAAGTTAGCTTCTGAAATATTGATATTATCAATGAGTGAAAATTCTGAATTTGTATAGTCTATAAATGGAGCAACTGATGAAAGTGGTGATTGTGGATAAGATGTAATTCTAGATCCAGTTGCGTATCTAAAGAACGGAATCATATCAACTTCTGTATATCTTATGAAATCAAAATAATATCTTTTGTTATTTGGTCCGGTGTTGTCAATATCTTCATAGAAGTAAAAACTTATATCCGGTTTGTTATAGAAATATTCAACTTTAACAGATTCAAAATTATTTAAGTGATTTATGGGCCAAGTATATGGACTTGTTCCGGTAGGTAATATTTCGTAGTTTACAAAAGTTCCATCTTGTAGTGTATAACCTTCTCTACTAAATGTAGTACCCAGATATGTAAAATCATCAAGTAAGTTATAATTTCTAGGGGCACTTGATTGGGTACCTGGTGGGTATATACTAAGTGGATAATAAAATAAATCATTAGAGAATGTAGCTCCTTTGAAGTCTAGTTTGAATTCTAAAATTGTATACTTATTCCTTGGCAGTTTTGTGTAAGTATTATCAAGCCTTATTTGACCCACTTCAGACTCGATATCATCGGCATATCCATCAAAAGCTAAAATTGGATTATTTAATTGCACCACCATTTTTGATAAGTTATAGCCTGATTCGTCCGGAACTCCGTAATACCCTCCACTTTCATTTATTGGATAGGGTTGTTCTGTATTAGAAGAAAATCTATAAAGTGTCCTAGAATCACCACCGGGTATTTCGGTACGCCACCCGAGCTGATTTAATCTAGTAGAAAAAGTCCATCCTTGATCAAAAAAGTTTTTCATACCCGGATATTCGGAGACACCCTGCTCCTGTACAGCAATACCTTCAGAGGTAACGGTTCTCGTTTCTTCATAATTGTCGAATGGATTCAAAAACTCACCATTATCTGGTATAAATTGTTCATATCTTTTAAATTTCCAACCTAGACTATAGGCCTGTATATTTAGATCGTCACCGTTTCTGAAATATGAAATACTAGATAAGATATCTTTTGTCGGATATCCGTAGTAATTATTTATAGACCAAGTATTTGATTTTGGCACTCGGATACCGTAATTTATTCTATCTACTCTAGTTGAAACATTCGAAATCAGTTCATTTTTCCCGAGATTAACGGCTTGTGTCGTGATATAATTTAGTTCTAACCAAGAGTTATAAAGAAATCCAAAAGGTCGACCTGATATATTATTATCTTTAAATATAAAATTCTGTATTAGTCCAGACGGGAATACTTCAACTTCAGGCGTATCTGATAGTATATTATCGATAATAGATGCTGTTTTTCCTCTAAAGTGACCACCATCAAATCGACCATCTATCCATTGACTATCAATCATTTTTGTTAGGTAAGGTCTACCTTTGAAAAGTCCGTTTGTCCATATACCTCTAAATGTTCCGTTTAAGTAAGCCCCATTCAGCCAAATATTTTTTGAAACATAGATTGGATGATTTACAGAATCCCTTTCTATTGTCCTTATAGGAAAGTTTATTGAAATACTAAGTATAAGTTGCCAAACTGGGTTAATTGTATCAGTTTTTGTTGTTCTTGTTATCGCGACAACTGTAAAATAATCTCTGATTAGTTTTCTTTTTCCATTTATATCTACTGAGATAATATTACCAACACTTACTTTATCACCAACATTAAAGTAATAATTTATATTTAGACCACTTTGGTCAATTAACGAGTTTTCAAATTGAATATATCCCTCAGCAGCATCAAGTGTTATTAACCAATTTTTTGTAGAATATTTCACTCTTGAGAAATTATCATCTCGAGTATTCGGAATAGTACCAACTCTAGTTCCTTTAATTTCAAACTCTGCTTGTCTTGCATCAGATTTATCACTGCCGGATAATTTACTCAAATCTGTAAACACAACAACATTTTTGTCATATCTTAAACCATCATTCCACACCCCATTCTCCCAAATAGAGGACGGAGCAGAACCAGTTCCTGATACGAACAGTCCGTTTCCAAATCTTGTTGATACAACATATCCATTGGTAGCTACACCAGTTTTAGAGTAATTTGGCAATGTTAATACGTCATCATAAGATGGATCAACAGCTAATAAAGAATATGTCGCATTATTAAACTGATTGTCATACTGCGTTGATTTTTTAGTAATTGTTATTCCATGTATTCTTACATCAACTCGACTACCAATGCCTCCAATATTCATTTTTTTAAATCTCATCCATTTTGTAGAGTCAGAAGTCTCTGTTATCACAGAGGGATTGAATATTGTAGTGTAAGTTCTTATCATACCATCTGCATAATATTGAGCAGTCGGATTAACAGTGAAAAATCCCAAAATGTTTGGACCACTGACTGATGCTACAGGTAGTGGAATAACATCTGAATCAAATTGCTCTCTTATACCACCATTATCAAAAGGAACACCACCAACTTCAATATATCCTATTTCTACTCTAAATTTCACACCATAACTTGTTTGAGTTGGTGTCTCATTGGGATCTGACCATCCAAAACTATATCTAAAAGTGATTTCATACTCACCAGATGCTGTAAAAATATCTATACTTGAATTTTCATCAACAACATATAGCCAATTGGTAGCTGGTGAAAAAGATCGCCAAATTGGACCATCTGTTTGAACACTTGATGCATTGTTGACTTGAATATATGATACACCACCACCTTTTGCACCACCCGAAGATACTGCGTAGCTTTGTCGAACTGGATAATATGTATAATTATTCAAAAACTCCCAAGTTTCTGCTACAGTGCTTGATTGTGTAAATGTAGTTGAATCAACATCAGGTGATCCAGTAATATCTGGATAGCTAGCATCTATACTAAAAGTAAATGCATTATTTATAAATATTTCTTGATAAGATGTATCACCAATTGATTGTCTGTATTTCGCAATATTTGTGATAATATCTGAAGTATATCCCTCGTTTATTTCAGCAGCAGTTGTACAAATTACTCTTTCTACAACAATACTATCAATTGTAAGTTGTGATACTCCATATAGATTGAAGTGTAAGTAGAGAGTCGCATTATCTCTTGCTATAAGAGTTTCAGTCATTTGCCCACCACTACCAATCCAGCCATCAATTCCTGGTATAACAGCACTATCAACTAGTGCACCAGTGTGACCTTCTAAATCTATAATTCTTCTGTGTGGACTCACAAAATCCTCTGCAGAAACTATATCTTTAAAAAGAGGGTATAGTGAACCTTCATAAGTACCTGATGTTTCACCATACGCACCAGCAGAACCCGGTCTTCCAAGACTTATCTGAATTCCAACATTTTCTCTGTCTATTGCCTGAGCAACAGTAAGTGACCCAATATTTACAGTGACTCTATATGTATCACCAAGATTTAAGTGAGTTATTGGATTTGCACGCACAAAAGGAAATCCATATGTGTTAACCCAAGAATTGGCAGTGTCTGGATCAAGAGCTGGGTCTCTATAATCACTTGGAAAATCTGTATTAGCACTACTACCATCTGTCACGCTAACATTGAATGATCCGGATGTTAGTGGTGTATTTATCACTATGCCTATTAATGCCTCTCCTGAAGCGTTAGCTGGAGGTTGAGAATCATTGAAAAGGTTTAGTCCGTTCCAATCACCACCAGGGACTATTTCTTCAAGCCAATTTAAAGGAGAACCCTCAGATTGAGACTCGGTGAAGGTCAAAAGACATCCGTTTTCAGTGATATTTTCATATCCAAATGGCGATCCATTCCAATTTCCATTTCTCCAAACCCCACCTTCCCACATTACATTAAAGGCGTTCATGTAGTTAGCAACTCCATTTTTCCAAATCATACCAATTGCATTACCAGACTCCCATTTTCCTTTATACCACTCAGATATATAAAATTCGGAATTTCTCAAAGTACCATTTTCCCAGTGACAATCCTGACTTAGATTAAAGCCACTTTCACCTTTGACTAGCTCGATTCCGGCTATTGATACCGTTGCTGGATTCCATTGTGCACCATTAGCTGAAACCTCTGCTATTGGAATTAACTCTATCGCGAAATCTGGTCCCTCTGCATTGAATGTGTAACTATATGCCGTTCTTTGAGAAATATCAGATGTATATAATCCGGTATTTGAAGTGACTATAAACCCATTTAATGATAATTGAGAGTTACTACTCAAAGTTGTGAAATTAATCATTAAATCTGAATAGTCTGCAGTTATAACTGACTCGTATAAACATTCACTACCAACTACAGATGGAACACCTACTTGTGAGAATGTTATATTTATACCATCAACAAAAGCTGTTGATAAAATGTAACCATCTTCTATTGTAACCTGTGAACTATCACAAGAACCAATATATGGGTCGTCCATATTAGTCTTATTAAATGCATAGAATCTTACATAGTAATTTCTACCAGGACTAAGTATATCTGGATATATTATGTAAAGTGAGCCATCTGCTGTTGAATCTGTATAGTCAATATATCCTGGAGAACCAGTAGCAACAATTACAGTTGGCTGAGTGCCAAGAGATTGAGATGTAGCGCCTATAATCCAGTTTGTATCGTGTAAAGTAAAATTTCTATTCTGTAGAGAAAGAGTTGAATCACCAAATCTTACTTCCATATTATAACTTTCTCTTACGATCATTCTAAAGGTATAAGACTCACCTATTATCAATCCAGTTGTTTGATAAACTGTTGCGATACTACTTGTACCTAAGTAGGTAAATACTCTCTTTATATCTCCGGAGTATTCGTTAGTGTTTTGTATCGTATAAAGGCCACCTATAACATTACCATCAGAGTCCTGATCAGAATAATCTACCTGCCATTTCACAAGCTGAGTTGGCTGAGATATACCATTGTCGTCTATAGTTTCTTGGAAATTCCCATTAACTAAATAATTTATGTATGGATTGAACGATGAATTAGCAAAAACACCCTTTTCAAAAATACCATCTGTCCAAACAGAGTTGTTAAAAAGGCCATTGTTATGTGAAAAAACACCACCTCTCCAGAGTGCATTTCTAATTTCAGCTTGATAAACAATTTTCTTTTTAGTAAATTCTCTTTCAGGTATCTGCGTAAACTTTTTGTTTGCTATTTGTTTATCTTTAATTTCAGAAACAATCCCAGAATTCCAAAGACCATAAAAGTCGTTTGAGAATTGGGATACATAATTTGGTATGTTATAAAGCAAAGTAGATGTGTTTCCAGATCCTATAAATTTACCTCTAGTGAAAATTCCGTTATTCCAATACCTACCGGTAAAGATACCACCGTTAAACTCACCGTTGTACCAGGTTGAGTTAGATCCAGTAGAACCAAGGCCAAATTCACCATCATTGAATTCACCATCCTCCCATGCGAAAAGATCAGCAGTTGCTGAAGAGTAGGATGCTGCTGTAACAAATGGGTAACCAAAGTAAGAGGTAAATTTACCACCATTAAATTTACCATTTCTCCATCTTGCCGTATCTGTGAAAACTCCGTTTTGCCAAATACCATCATGCCAGGTGGATCTAAATGAGTAATTTATTCCGGATTCAGAGTAAGATGCTGAATCTACATAGACACCAAATAATCCGTTATTGAATACACCCGAGTTCCAATCGATTTCGAAGTTTCCTACAACTGAGCCGTTTGGATTAGCTGCTCTAAATTCAGCAGATATCACATTTACATTACTAAATGAACCAGATGCGACTCTAGTTTCTGGATATTTCAAACTTCTTTTTCCGAAATTTCCACCTTCAGCATCGCCAGTTAAGAATGTTGATTTAAAAAATTCTCCATTTTTGAATGTTCCTGCTTCGAAAGTACTTTGTTCAAAAATTCCATTTTCAAAAGTTCCATTAGCCCAAGAGTATCTTGTTCTATGTAATGTCAAAGGTCTTCTTACCGATGTATTATTTAGCACGATAAGATTATAAACTAAGGGAGTAAAGACTATATTAGAATTATTTTTATAAAATTGACCGCTTGCAAAAACTCCATCTATCCATCTTGATTGTTTAACAATACCATCGTTGAATTTATTAATTGCAGTTGTTCTGACATCACCAACTGCCTGGAATGAATAAGAAAACGACTGTACATTCCAAGTTGAATTGTAAAATATTCCATTTAACCATTTGTCTGATCCAGATAACCAGTAGGAGTTATAAAATAATCCAGACTTTATTGTATTACCATTATCATGAAAAAGAGTATCGCTAATTAAAAAACTTTTCCAGTTTCTATAATTTTTAGGATCTCTATCCAAATTATTAAATTCTGAATTATACAACAAGCAATTTTCAAAATACGTCATCTTGAAAATACCTTGTTTTATCTTTGAGTTCTCGAATTTGACTGGATGTAGGTAGTTAAATCCATTTTCAGCACCAGGTGTCAAGAAGAATCTTTGCGATATTATAGAAGTTGTATCAATTAATCCATAAATCGATGATGATGTTCCATTAATAAAGTCATACATTTTGTATAATTGAGTTGACGCACCATCTGTATACTCGAATACTTTGTATGTGTTTGGTAGTTTTACTAAATTCTCTCCAGATATAGGCACTGAATCGAAGTAAAATCCATTAAGAAACGCTACATCATTTGTGTCAATTAGATTTTTCCTTTTTGATGAGACTGTACTTAAGCTAATTAGATTTGAATTTGGACCACCACTCTCGATGTCACCATCATATCTAACTTCAGAATTTGTGGGAAGTGAATGTTCTCTTACGTAGTTCATATGATTACCACTTAACCATGTAGAGTCTTTAAAAAGACCACTTTTGAAATCAGAATCTAGTATATAGGCATTATCAACAGATAAATTATTTAATTCTCTAACGACGTTCTCAGACTGGTACTGAGCACCAACAGATTCAATAACTTCGCCGTCTGTACCATCTGTAAATATCATATTTCTATACGCGAAATCCCCTGACACTTCAAAGATATCACCACTGTAGGTCCAAGTACCAATACCCAGAGACTGAAGACTTGTGTATAGATTCAAACTTGATGTAGCTCCCGAAAAAGTGAAACTTGAAATAGATGTGAACACTTCAACTAAAGATGCGGTTTGGCCACCCCAAGAAGTGGCCTCGGTAAATCCTTCTATATTGAATCTGTAAGGTCCAGTTGGTATTATGACCTCTCTTAAATTAAAATTTAAATAGTCAAGCCTCCTATACGAACTAGCATTAAATTTAAAATAAACATCTATAGAAGGCCTGACAGTTTTTGTATTTGTAACAAGACTATTAGCACTGATATCAAATTTTGAAGTTGTCTTAATATTCTCATCTTTTGATGATAAATATACCAATATGTTGGAAAAAGATCTTGATGCCACTGATGAGCCCGATGAACTTTTATACTTAAAACTAGTTCGATACTCAGAAATTGTGAACTTCTCATCAAATAAATTTAATAAATCAGAATTTAAAATTTCGATACCGTCAAAATAAAAATTTTGAAACTCAGTAAGTCTTGAATAACTTGATTCATCTATATAGAATTTATATAACTTATAATCTTGAATTGTAGGACTATCATCATATAGTTTTACAAATCTTTCATCATAATCAAGAATCTTGATTACTTTATCAGAGTTATATTTTGAATTCAAGAAAACACTTCTTGAGATTTCAGAGTTTACCGATTTACTAAGATCTATTTTTGAGTTATTGATATCACAAGTTAAAACTGTTGAATTCCTGAGATTTGAAAGCTCAAACTCACAATTAAAGTACTCACCAAATTTAGTTACAACACTAAAAGTAGTTGAGATATTTTGATAATATTCAGTCATTGTGTGAATGTTATCTGAATTTATTCCAAAATTTGTATTATAAAAAAGACCACTTTCAATTATAGAACGTTGTATTGTTGAATCATAAATTAGGTTATAACCAAGTCCTCTGTTATTACCCTCATTTGCTTTTATTTCAGGTAGTAAAAATTCGTTGAATGATGTAAAATATGAAAGGGTATTTCCTTCACCGAATCCAATATTTCCATAGTACCAAAAGGCATTTAAAACTGAACCAAGAGTGAAATTTACTTGAGAACCATCATGTAGAATAGTTTTTTGATGAGTACCCATCAAGCCTTGATTGAACTCACCTTTTTTGAATACACCATCTCTGAAATTTTGTTCAGTAATAATTGGTTGTTTGTGAAGTCTATTTACTTTCCAACGGAAAGTATTTGGATCAAAATAATATGGATAACCCTTTTTAAATTTCACAGTTCCGGTGAGAAATGATTGAAATTCAAAATCAGAGTTTATAATTTTTAAATTACCATTGGTTTTATAGTTTAGACCTTGTAGACTTCCCCTACCTAAAGTTGCTGGCTCAAACTCTATTCTTCCACCTGTAATTACTTCTGATGTTATAAAAAATGATGTTAAAAAAAAACTCAATTCATTTTCACCCGTAACAGAATAAGCGGGAGAATTACTATTTAAAGTGTTGACTAGTCCAGAACCAGTTATATTTCTCAATGTGAATGTATCGGTGTATGCACCTATATCGAAACCATGTGGTTCGGTAAGTGTAATTGTTATTTTTATAAATGGTGGGACAATATACGTTTCAACTGTTCCAAACTCTATATCAAAAACCTTTTTCGAAGTATAACCTAAGTGATTTCCAAGTGATATTTCATCGGAAATGTCTTGTAAATAACCAGAGGACGTGCCACTTAAAACTAAAAAAGAGTTCGAATAAATTAGTGATATGTTACCAGAACCATCTTTGAATCCAGATATACCATAGTCTGAACCAGTTAAACTAAAAGTACCATTTATATAGAGAAAATTATTATTTGATAAATACCCAAACTGACTAAATCTATTTGATAGAGTGTCAAAATCTCTGGCGGATTTTGCTTGAACAAAATATTCAAATTCCTCTTGAGTATTTGCGACATAGACTTTTATATAATCATCTATATCATACTCTTCATAAGGTAAGTCTCCAGTGTACTCAATATCTAAAACTACTTGTGTTCTATCTACATAACAAACAAAATAACCATCTGCTCTTTTATCATATTTGTTGTTTTGAATTAAAAGATCTGAGTCATAAAATCCACCAGTAATAAAAACTCGATCCCCATATCTTAAATTATGATCAAACTCAGTGTAAAAAAGAGTATATCTTTGACCTTTGAAGATATATGGCTCAACATAGTTTAAAATATTTACAGAAAAGCTTTTTTTACTTTTTTTGTAAATAAGTTCTTTAGTATTTAATTGCACTATATTCTTGGCAGTTGGCTTAGAAGTAACTGAACTCAAGTTCTGAGTTTGCTCAGTATTTAAATTCGACAACTTTTTAGTAATAGTCTTAATTGGTGATTTACCAGGAATTTTCATTTATACTCAACTATATAGTTTAGAGTATATATTATTGAGGGTTTTTTATCTTAGATATTTGTTTTATTAAAAATTATTTTTATCTTTGTATCTTAAAGTAAACTATTAAAAATGAACATAGAAAAATTAGCAAGAAAGGCAATTGATATACTAAAAACAAAACAAGATAATTTTCCAAAAACAGGAATTGTCGCAGGTGGTTCTTTAGGGAATATCATCTGGGAAATGATTTCAGGAAATATTGCTGTAGTGAATGACATCGATGTTTTTGTCTTTGAAAATAAATTTGATAAAGACACTATTGGAGGCGAGATGACTACAACAAATGAAAGAAAGAAAATCTTCTATAGAAGTCAAGAAAAAATTTACTGGAAAGACTATACCGGATTTTGTGAGGGCTCTAAAACAAAAGACTTCTATCTTATAGAGAGAACAGAAAATATTGGACTTTACAACTTTGTTTATTATTCTGCAACTCAAGATAGTCCAGAGCTTGTAGTGGATTCATTTGATATAAATTGCACTCAAATCGCCTATCATATAGATACTGATAGTTTTTATTGGACAAAAGAGTTTGAAGAGTTTCTAAATACTGGTGAACTTAAACTTACAAATCTTGGGAGCCCACATCACTCTGCGATTAGAATTACAAAAAAACGTGATGATTTAAATGCAAAACTAGATGAAACTGAAATCAAAATTGCAGCCTTTACAATTTCAAGACACCTAAATGGTGTAACTAGAAGATATTTTTCAGATAAATATGAGAAAATATTCAATAAATATGAGACCGAATTATCTAAATATTTCAAAATAGTTAAAGAAAAAGAAATTTCTACAATTATTAAAGAATCAAAGGGCATAGATATTGGAATTTTCACTCTTGAAACTGTTGTTAATCCAAGTTCAATTTTTCAAGACGAACTTAATGATGATATAAAAAATAAGTTGTGGCACGCTAATGATTTTTTATTCTATTTTAGAAATATTCAACATGATGATCTACTGTCTAAAGTTTGGTCTAAAGTACAACCACTTTTTACATACACAAATTATGTTGATATTGAACCAAGTGATGAGGATCTCAATCTACTTAAAAGAATTATTGAAAACATTCCTAACTCAATCAAGAATTTACAAGGGTATAGATTATCACAACAAATTAAATTCGTTAAGAAATTACTTGAGGAATTCAAAGAAGATCCTAGTGTAGCATTTGCACTTCTTGATAATAAAAGTATTGAACCGGACACAGAGTTTGATATTCAGACTAAACTTCTTTTAGAGCTATCTGTAAGAGTTGAAATAGTTAGTAATAAATATGATATAAATAAGATTTTAAATATTCAGACAAAAACTGACTTTGATGATAAATGTTTACCTTTTTAATATATAAGAAAAATTCATAATTTTATGCAAGAATTATTAGATAAATGGAATATCAAACTAGACTATAAAGTTCTTCTATCTATGTGGAATGAACCACACAGACACTATCATACGCAAAATCATCTTTTAGATTTAATCGATCAGATTAATGAGGCAAAAAGTTATCTAGACTCGCATAAAAACTATGAAAAGCTTATTTTATGCGCACTTTTCCATGACTGTGTTTATGATCCGTCTAAATCAAATAATGAAGAAGAGAGTGCTAAATTCTTTCTTAGCTGTTGTCAAGAGAAAAACGAAGACACTAAACACATTTATCAAATGATTTTAGATACAAAAGAACACAAATCAGAGGAAAAGCTATCAAAGATATTCAATCATTTTGACATGAGTATAGTAGAAAGTGATTTTGATAAATTACTTGAGTGGGAAATTGGAATTAATGAGGAATACAAGGTATATGGTGCTGAATATAAAATCGGTCGTCTTCAATTTTTAGAAGGCCTTTTAGATAAATACACACATAATACTGAAAATTTATTGAAACTAATTGACTGGGTTAAAACCAATTATTAATATGTAGTTATACTAGATATAAATTCTTCGAATTTATAATTAGGAAAATCATCAACATACTTAATAACAACATTAACAGGAAATTCAATCCATTTCTGAACAACCTCAATTAGTTCAGATTCTCTGCCACCTAAATCGTCACATATAATACTTAGTTCAAGTTGATCAATCTCAGTCTGAACCATCTTAAATCTTTTTATACCAAAGGATTCGTACTCTAAAGAACCAACTAAAGGCCATTTTTTATCACCATTAGGTAATAACATCATATTTCTTACACGACCATTTATCTTTTTTATCGTTTGTAAAGTTCTACCACACGTACAAGTTCCTAATTCAATATGGTCACCGTGTTTGTATCTTCTTATGTATTTGTTGCTAGTTGTAGTTATAATTATGGCGCCTTCTGAGTCAACCTCAACTATTTGATTTTCCATAACATGATATACACTTGGATTATCTGGACAAGTTAAGGCAATTATACCACATTCTTCACTTGAATAAGCTTTGCCACCAATCTCACCAGTTCCTTTCCAATCGATAAAATTTGATATTCTACTGGTATCTAACTGTTTAAAAACAGAAGGTAGACAGTGTATATAATGTGGATTTTTTTCTTCTAACCATTTTTGTAATTCAGAAATTGGCTTTAAGCCATTTATAAACGTAAAACCTTGAACAGGTTCTATAGATTTTGGTATACCCCAACCAGATAAATCATTTATTTTATTACCAGCCTTTATAATGGCCATATTTTTAGTAACATCCCACTTTAACCATCTATACTCCCTTATAGAAAGAGCGTTATACCAAATATAATCTTTATATGATTTACCAACTGAAACAGGTTCACCGGTAGAACCAGATGTTTTAGACACATCAACATCATTCTTCATCTCGATATCTCTCAAATCACTTCTATTCATTATTTTAAATCCGTTTAGATTAAAATTAGGAATAAATGACCACTGAGACCTTTCAAGATAATCTAATAACTCAGCAATATCTTTATCCGGGTTTAAAAATTCCATATGTAAAATGAATAATCTTCTTTTACTATTGTCTTTGTAGGTATTATTTTAAAGTCAATTGATTGTGGAAAGTAATCAGCAATCTTCATAATTGGTAGTTTTCTTGTAAATGATCTATTTATAAAAACTTTACAATTTTTAGAGGCCATTTCTAACATACTATCTGATAGTTCTTTAGTAAAACAAAGACCACCATCACATATAATATTCTCAAAAAAATCTTTATTATCTAACCAATTTCCAGTTATGGTATTTGGACCAATCCACCAAGGATCTAAGTCAATTTGTACATCAGATAAGTCTAATAACTTCCTTGTACAACCAAGTAGAAGAGTTCTACCCGAAATCATATTATCTTTAAAGATACTAACATCTTCATCATTTGGACTAAGTGGTCTTGGAAGATCCTGAGACCAGTATTCTTTACTTAGCATTTAATAAATCTATTCCATTTTTTATATGATTTATAAATAATTCGTTTGAATAAGTTTCTATGTTGTGTCCAAGTGAAGTCACCCAGACGTGACCACCATCATAATTTTGATACCAAGTAGATGGATATAGTGGAAACCATTTTCCGGAATACTTTTTTATCTCTTCTATTTCTGATTTGTCTAAAAAACTCAAATCTTGGTAGGTTATAACGTCAACACCATCAAAATAATCTTCACCAAAGTAACATTCGTCTTCAATAAACCATTCAGTAGGAATGTTAGATACTGGTTTATTAAAAATATTTTTAGTTATTTGCAATTCAGGATGCCATAGAAAAGAACACCCTTTTAATTTCTTAAACCATACCCAATTTCGTTCCGTTCCCACAAAAGAGTGAATACCTAACACTTTACCACCGGATTGAAACCAAGATTTAAACCTTTGTCTTTGATCATCATTATCAAATGTATCATTATTTGTGTTTGGAAAAATGATTAAATCATAATCGGATATATCTAAATCAAATACACCTGTATTATTACTCACAGTGACATTAAATTCTATAAGTAAATTCAATAACATATTGACAGAGTGAGTTATATTATCGTGAATATAACCATCACCACACTTAGTATGTATAAGTATATTTTTCACTAATTAAACACCAAGTATCAAAAACTCTTCAGATACAGTACCTCTCTGACTTACTATTTTATAGTTTGAATACATCTCTTCTAGTTTGTCAAACTTATAGTAGCTTAGTAACCACTTACCTTTTAAGTCTTTAACTTCTTTAGAAAGTTCATTATGAGACTCACCTTTGAATTTACTATTGATGTAATAATCCTCAAATCCAACGTAGGGTGGATCTAAGTAGAAAAAAGTATCCTCACTATCGTGTTGTTTAAGAACTTCTTTATAGTCAATATTTGATACTTGAATTCTTTTAAAGTAGTCAATATATCGAGGTAATTTATATTTTAAAATTTCGAATGCTGAATTACCTTTAAATTCTTTAGTCATAAGTTCCTTACTATCACCACAACAAAGTATTATGAGCCAAGCTAGTGCTCTTTGTTCAGAATTTGATACGTTTATTACCTTTTTACCTTTTTTATTTTCTTCTTGATTGACAATACTATTATAAGCATCTAAAAAAATCTCTTTAGTTACATTCGTAGATTTAACTTTATCCAAGAATTCTTTCTTTTTAAGATTCTCAAATAGTACACAGTTCAAAGGGTTTATATCGTTATAGATAAACTGCGTATCTTGATATTCTTTAAGATCTAAAGTGAAGAATAAGCCAAAAACACCACCAAAAGGCTCAACCCAAATTTTGGGATTTTTTGGAACGTATTGTTTTAAAAAATCAGACAGTTGTGATTTATTTCCTAAGTACGGTATCATATAAAATATGTTCTATTTTTTGCTCTCTGAGCTTTTCTTTATAAATTCTATCTATTTCATCTATTTGAACTTGTTTCAATTTTCTATTCTTTGAGGTATCAAATTCAAATTGCCAAATTCCTTCGATTTCCATTCTTTTTTCAACGTATTCTCTACCAATTTGTTGAACAACGTCTTCAATTGTATTCATCTTTATTTGAATTCTTTTTTGTCATTTGAAATATAAAATTTACTAAAATCATAATACTTCTCATAGACTCTCTTAATATCTTTTAATGTAACAGTATCTAAAATATCATAAACTGACCAACCTTTTGGTTGAATCCATTGACTTACATTTTTATATCTTAGAATCTCTTCTTTTTCTCTTCTAACAAGATAATACTCTTTTATCAATTCAAATCTATCTTTGTTTAATATCTTTTTTGTATCTTTTAAAACAGTGTCAATTCCATCTATCACACCATTAAAGTTTTTATTAGAAGTCTGTGTGTCGATACTAATTATACCTTGCTTGTTATATCTAGACTGAAAACAATGTATGTAATATACCAAGCCTCTTTTCTCTCTGATTTCGTTATACAATGGTGATTTTAATCCTAAAGAGATCATAGCATTTAAGAAATGGACATAGGCAAAATCTTCTTCAATAAACGGACTTAGACAAATTATTGATGTTTTGTCTTTGAAGTCATTGTTTAATTCTAAAGTAACATCGTGTTTCCCGAATTCAAATTTCTTATCAATTATATTTTCACTAAAGTCAATATCTAAGTTTTTTAGTTTTTTAGTTTTAGAAACATTAATTATTTTAGTTGGCTTTGCATACTGAATTTCATAGAAGTTTAAGCAATCCATGAATTTTAGTTTTTCTAAGTCTTCTTTAAGACCAATTGGGTCGTAGTCTCCGAATAATTTTCTACATAAATTTAGTTGATGTGCTTGTGACTGATCGTTAAATGTATCTTCATATTCTTGAAGTACGATTTTTTTCTCATTTTCGAACTGCTCTTTTGTAATATCAAAACTTTGTAAAGCTTCAAGGTATTCCTTTTTATGCTTGTCAATTTTTTCATCAAGACCAGTCATGTAAAATACAATTTCATTTGATGAAGTATAGGCGTTCCACTCAATACCATCTCTATCAAAATCTTGAATCATATGGAAGAATGTCTTGCAAACTAAGTGTTCCATAAGATGGCTGATCCCAAAGTTTCCTTTTTTTTCTATATTAGTTGAACCTTCATAGACAACGTAAAGGCCTGATAAATTTGACTGAGATTTTAAATTTATAATCATTTTTTCGTGTAATTTTATACATTTATATATTACACAAAAGACTACCTACTTTCTATTTAAAAGTTGAGATATTAAATATTTGTTTCTATTCTCAATTTTTGATTTTACTTTAATATCACGTACTAAGAAAATAAGTACTATCAAAAACAAAATTAAAATAACAATTATCGTTATAATATAATTAATAAATCTAGATTTGAGATTATTTACTAGTATCTTTTGTGATCTTATGTTATTTGAATTATTCTGCTCTATTTTGAAATTAAGTAAGTGAGAGGCTAAATAAGATAATTTATTGTATTGAATTAGTAAAAATCTTACTTCATCAGATATTTGATGTTTGTATTTAGAAATAGTGATTTTCAAAAATTTATCAGAAAATTCTAACTTTTTCAAACTCTCTTTTTTTATTAAAGAGAGATCAACCAGTTCAAATTCTCTTTTTTCTAAATGAATAGGTTGACTATTCAGGTGATATATTCTGTTGGATATTTCAATTTTTTTATTTGTGAGAGAATCAAATTTTACAATTTCTCTATCGTTTAATAAAAAACTATCTCTATATGCTAAATAATCGACTAGATTATTTTGTATATCTTCACCTTGAGTTGATTTTTTTATTATAGTGTGATCAATAAGATTTAATTTATTGATGTTATTAGAGAGTATGATTGTACTTTCTGAATTAGATATGATTTTCTTATCTATATACTCAATATAGTCAATTGTATTAATCGTGTAAATTATTCCAAAAATTATAGAAGCTAACATGAAAATAACCATTCCAATAATTTCTATATTAATGAATGTCAGAACTCTTAATATGGCTGCTATTTTACTCATTAAAAATTAGTTCCTCTCCTGTATCCTGTATGTTTAGATGTCTTATTACAGACATATTTGCTAAAATTGATTCTTTAAACCATTCTGGACTGATATTATTTGAATATTTATCACCTGTCATCTTGTTAAAATCATCACAAAGATCAGAATATCTTATTATAAATCTATCATCATCTAAATCTATATATTGTTCTAATTTTAAATCTATATCGACAGTAATTTGAGTCATCTTTTTCAAATCTCTAAGAATCCCATCTGAAACATTTTCAATTATCCAATCTTTCAAATAAAGATAAGCTGTCTCAACAAATGATTCCTTCGATATATTCATCTGATCAAGTAGCATCTTACCATATGGTGTTTTGTGATATCCATATGAATATTTAACAACATATTCTTCTTCAGGATTATCATTAAGAGCATCTCCCCAGCCTGCACCACCTAACCAAACAGTTGTATTTAAGTCTAATTTCTCATTTAATTTATAAAGATAGATATCAACATAACCATTTTGCTCATCAAGTGAGTGTATTTCTATAAATCTGGCAAAACTTTCAGATGTAAAAACAGAAACTACCGGATTAAATAATTTTTTTAATGTTTCTAACGTAAATCCAGCTCTGTCTAACAACTTTTGCATTTCTTCAACGTCTTCATCTGGGTTAGAATTTATTTTTGACGCTAAACTACTAAAGCTACCCGCATGATATGAAACTGATTTTATAGAGTCGACAAACTCACTTCTCGCGTCAATTAAGCTTTTTCTAAGCTTATGAAATATAGACTTTTTATTTTCATCTAAAATACCATCTAACATATGGTTAGTAAAAATCTCTACCTCACCAATTTTAGGGACTATCTCATTTTGATAGATGAACATAAAATCATTGAAATCTGAGTCAAACTTTCTTGAGTTAAAATTTTCTAATATAAATTGATTATACCCTTTGATTTTCATAATTTATATATTAAAATCCTCTAACTGATAAAGATTTAATAATACCAGAAATCCTATGCTGTGCTTCGAGTAAATAAATATTTGCACAAACTCTATTTTCTGAATCTTTTTCAACATAACCATCACTAATTGACCAGATGTTTACCTCATCACCAGTTGAAGTTATTTCGATACAGTCACCGGTAGTGTATTCTATCAATTCATGTCCAAATTCTCTGTTATCGTTAAAAAAATCCTCGATGAATTTAAAATTCATTTGCCTATATTTAGAATATAGATCATCACTCATAATCAAAAACCAAACTGAATCATTTGACTGTTCAAAAAAAGATACTAATTTATATTCAAATGATTCTAGTCTTTGCCCAATCTCATCAAAATTGATTCGGTTCATTTTATCTACATTATCAAAATAAACAACTAGCAAGTCATTAGTATATTCTACAAATTGATGCTTCCAAATATTTGGTTTAGTTTCTGCAAAATCTTGTAAAATATCTAATATATCATCTGAATCAGAATTATTTATAAATTCATAAAATCTTTTTAAATGACTCATAGAATATATATTAACTAGAATTTTCGTTTTTGTAAGTATTTTAAAAAGTCAAATGAGTTATCATTTTTTTCTTCGATCATTTTTCTAGTTATTTTAATTATTTCTACATCATCTATATTTAGATTCTTTTCAAAAAAATGCTCACTCGCATCTTTACATATTTTTGAATGAACAGTTTTTGAATCAATTTTATATAGTGTGAAAAATTTAGACAAAGTAATACCAGTTTGTAATCCAACTCTGTCATTATCACAGAAAATTGTGATACTTTGAGGTTTTTTTTCTAATAATTGATAAAGCTGTATTCCAGACCACATTGCAGAAGAAGGAGAGACCGCCTTTAATCCTTGTGACTTTAAGGCAAACATATCAAACAACCCTTCACAAATCCAAATGTTTTCACACTCACCAATATCTGATAATCCCCAAACTGGTAAGTCAGGGACTGCTAAAGTATATTTTAATTTACCAACGTCAGAAATCCGCCTGATAGAACAGTTTATTAAATTTTCCCCTTTAAAAAGTGGTATAACTATACCACCTTCGCTTATACCATCTTGTAAAAATCCATTTAATACCGGATGACAAGTAGCACCAATCGTTTTTAAATCATCTATATTTTTAAAGTTTGATAGTCCTAATATATTATAGGAATTTATTATATTCTCACCAATTCCACGATTTTTTAGAAATTTAAATTCACTTTCATTAAACTTACCAATATTGAAACTAACAAAATCAGAAAGTCTGCTAAGTTGTTCAGGCATTATAATTTCATCTTCGGAATTAGATTTTAATAAACTAAGATCTACTTCGACCATTTTCCCAGTGTTTTGATAAAGTGATTTGCACCAATCAAACTTCTTTTCGATATCTATAAGTTTATTAGGATTAATCGATTCATCAATGAAGTTTTTAACAACACCATCAACTGATCGGTTGTTGTATAGAATAAATCCAAGTTGCTGAGGCGTATAATTCACTAAAATATTTGATTTTTTGAAAAAATCTTCTTATCTTTGTATTTATAAAATAAAAATATGTTGGAAATCGGATTAACAGGTTCTAGATATTCTGGTAAATCTACTGTCGCTAAAATATTCAATCAAATACAAATTCCAGTTTTTGATGCAGATACTGTTCTAAAATTTATTCTTAATTTTAGAACCTATGTAGAAGAGCCAATTAAGTCAAATGTTGGATCTTTTGTTTACAAGAATAGCTTTCTTGATCCAAATGCTTTTGTTTGTGATTCTATTTTTGATAGAACAATAGATGTAGTTGAATTTGAACTTTTTCAAGCTTGGGAATCTTTTAAAAAGAAACACAAATACTCAGCTTATGTTATATTTGAGAGCTCAATTATTTTTGAAAGAAAGTGGGAAAAGAAGTTCGATAGAATGATCTCAGTTTTTGCACCAAAAGAGGAAAGAGCAATGCGTTGTAAGTATGAAACTGGTATGAGAGTTGAATATATTTGGGATCTTTTAGGTAAAGAAATGTCAGATCTTGATAAAAATAATAAATCTCACTATATAATTCATAACTATGATAGCGCTCCAGATGTTGTTGAACAAATCAATAATATGGATGAAAAAATCGTTGATCTTTATCTCAGTAAATTAAACACCAAAAGAAATCTAGATATAGATAAAAATAAAGAACTAATAACAGATAGTTTAATTCAAAATAATTTAAGATTCTTAATGTAATATGAAAGTAATAAGTAAAAAATCAAGTAAAAAACTTTTGAAAGGAGGTGAATATATCGCCGATTCTTTCAACAACACTACTGTTGGCCAAAGATGGACCATAAATCGTATTAAAATTAAAGGTTTTGGTAACTACTTATGTCGAGACTTCACTGATGTAGATGGAAAACCTTTGCCACAAATTAACTATGTGAATCAAGAATCTGTATCAAATGTGGTTGAAAGATTTAATTGTGAAGATTTAAAAGTTGGAGACATTGTAGTCTGTAATGTTGACAGTTACAAGTATCTATTAAAGGGTGCAAAATATCGAGTATCTAAAATTATAGAATCATCTAGTTGGAACGCGATGATTAATCTAGAAGGATATGGAAGGTCAATAAGATTCACCAATTGGTCTTTCAGAAGACTAACTATCCAAGAAATTAGAGAAATTGCTCTTTCAAGTATTTTTGATACTCCTGAGAAGTTTTCAGTTGATTTTGTTAGAAAATTTGAGAAAGAAAATAATCAAGTCAAGATTCTTGTTGAGACAATTGCTAAATCTATAATTGATCCCTATCGACACCAATTAGATGTAGTTGATTGGGGCATTGCTAAAAACAAAACTCAGTCTCTCAAAAAATCAGATTTTGAAAATATCTTACAATTACCATTATCTGAAGTACTAAAAATGTACGAAAATAGCCTTAAATGATTGATAATTTAGAAATAATAAAACCACTTTTAAACTTTGAAAAAGAAGATGACTTTTATATGCTCTTTATTCTCAAAAGAAAAAAGGATCAGCCCGAAATTGAAAGACACAATCATCAATCTGTTAGAACAATAAAAACTTATTGTATTGAGAGTGCCGAGTATCTAAACCATCGATATGAAGAGATTAAATCTTTATGTGAGATATTCAAAGCAAGAGCTTACATACACGTTCAAAAACAAAATCATAAGGATGTTTCACTTGAAATGATGATCACTCTTGCTCAAAGAATTAAAAATGGTCAACATATTCAAAACCATCTTTTCGATTCAGTAGTTGGTCAACTTAAAACACATGAAAAAAGATGGGTTGTTGATATAGATTCAAAAGATATTTCTAAATTAGAAGATGTAAAGTCTTTTATCAAAAGTCTAAGACCAGTTGGTGATAAAATCGAGGAAATTATACCAACAAAAAATGGATATCATCTAATTACAAAAAGATTTGATGTTTTAGAATTTCACAAAGAGTTTTCTGATGTAGAAATACAGAAGAAAAATCCAACTTTACTTTATCTACCAAGTAGTCTGATTTAGAAATTATTTGTACTTTTATTGTTTCTTCTTTATATTTGTAAAATAAATTACAAGTATAAAATGACTGCTTCTAAAATTACAATATCAAAACAACAAATTATTAAGTCAGAAAAATCTCGTCACAGATCTGAATTGATTGCCTGTGGTAAATATAATATTTTTAAAAATCAGACTTTTAAAAGTAAAAAAACATATTCCAGAAAGAATTCAAAAATTGAATTTTAATAAAAAAACCAGTCATATGACTGGTTTTTTTATTTTTACTTAACTGTGATTAGGCGACTGTCAAGAAAATCTTTCTATTTTGACGGTCTACTGCCAGAACTTTAACTTTTAGTTCTTGTTTGTCTTGGAATTTCTTACCAAGTCTTTCAAGCTCTGATGTGTGAATAAGTCCCATAGTTTCCTGATCTAGCGATACAAGTACACCAAATTGTTTGATATCTCGTACCATGCCATCAAGTACTTGACCGTTTTTAATAGTGTCCCAAAGGGTTTCTCTTAGAATTTGAGTCAGGATAATTTTCTCTTTTACAATTTCTTTTACATAAAACTGTATTTGAGTACCTGGTTTAATTTCAGAGAGTCGGTCTTGCCATTCTTCAAGAACATTAGCCTTGTGGATCATACCAGTCAAACACTCATTGAATTCAACAAAGATTCCAAAAGGAGTTGTCCCGGTTACGTGACCTGTGTAAACTTCATCACGATTAAGTGAGTCAATAGCATCTGCGATTAAGGTTCTCAAATATTTACGACGACTTACAATATAAGTACCTTCTTCTTTTGAGAAAGATTCAACCATAACTTCAAATGTTTTACCAACGATTGAATCTGGATCATAAAGTTTATTTATACCTGCAAGTGTGTTTGGCATAAAACCAGGAAGTGTAATTCCTTCGTGTACGATTTCAATATCATATCCAGCTGGATTTATTGACTTCACATTTGCCATAATAACCACATCTTCATCAAGTGACTTGAGTGATAGGTGTGCTGCATTTTCGTAAATATTCGCAATTGAACCTTCAATCATAAAGATATCATTATTAACATGTGTAATCAAAACGTCAATCATGTCTCCTTCATTAGTATTTTTCAAATACTTACTTTCAGATGCCCTTTCTTCAACTCGAATATAGTCTTTATATCCAACAACTGAAAAACAGTGTTGATTTGATATCACGCCTTCATACTTCGCGTTGACGATTGAATTCTTTACTGGGATTTGATAAATAAATTCATCATATATTTTTTCAAGTCTCAATAACTCTGGATCAGTTGTTTTTACTTTTTTACCACGTCTTTTGGCTTCTTCATATTCTAGTCGGGTCCAAAAGTCCGTTTCATTTTCAACAATTTCTTGTGTTTCTACTTCTAATTCTAACATATTTTTATTTTTTAAAAGATTAATTAGTGTTTATAGTCCAGTTAAGTCATAAGTTTTTAACTCACTTATTATTTTTTTTTTTGATTTAATTTATTGAGAAAATCTCTAAGTCTGGCAGCTTCTTCATAATTTTCATTACTTATGGCAGTCGAAATTTTAGTATTAATTTCTGTAGTTATTTCAGAACTAGTCTTTTTTCTAGGTGTTTGTGAGTTAATTAATGAAGAATAAAATTCCTTCATATCATCAATATTATCAAAGTCTTTTTTTATTTCTTCAATATTTTTTATTTCTGACAATTTTCCGTTTTTATTAAGTCTATCAAGGAAACTCTGATTAAAAGCACCATTCTCAATAAGGAATCTAGATAAATGATGTGGTCTATCTTTAAATATTTTAAATAATATTAGTAAATTTATATTTGTGAGATCACCCATATATAAATTTATAATTTTTCCCAGAAAAGTTTGAAGTAATATTCAAATGAAAAAAGCTGACTACTTTTTTGTTGATTGAAAGTCAGTCTTATTGAAGAAAAATCATATTCAGTCTCAGTCTGAACATTCTTTAACTTGTTTGATTCAATGCTAATAGCTGATGGATTAATTGCCCAAGTGTTGTTATATCTTCTGATGTTTTGATCTCTCAAATCAACATAATTTAAATAAAGTTCTACTCTATCAAATTTATATCTATCAACAACATTTTTTATAACATATTGTTTCAATGAAAAGTTTATATCACCACTATAACACATGCTACTTTTAACACCGTCAAAAGTTCTATATTGCTTTAGAGTAGCAAATAAAAAGTTTTCTAAAATTGTTTCTAGATTTATAGTTAAGATGTATCTTGTAGTAGTATTTCTTAAAAAATCAGATTGTGAATCATCTAAAACTAACGTGTGATTTGCCTTGAAATCTTCTGAAACACTATAGACGATGGGTGGTGATAATTTTTCTATATCTAAATCTATTTGTTCACCTTTTGAATTTTGATAGTAAACAATTGATTGATCTTGAAGTTGCAATGAGTCTTCAATTTCTAACATTTTTGAACCAAAAAAACTAGACTCCTCTTTCATATTAAAAGTACCAAATACCTTTTTATAATCAAATTCTGGTGAAATGTATGTTCTTCTCATTACTTTCTAGTTATTTCTTTATTTTTGAATCTATTAAAGATCAGCTTCTTATCAATAATAGGTAAGTTAATATTCAAATTCAAACACTCTACGTGATAAAAATAATCCCAAGTTGACTTGAATATAAAGAAGTCAAGAACTGTATATCCGAATTCGTCTAACATTGGATATATTGACTTTAAACTATCATTATTTCTAAGTTTAAGTATATTTTCTTTTCTATTTACTTTTGTAATGATTCTCTGACGCATTATTCCAAAAAATGTTAAGTTCTCATCAAATTTATAGTTGCCATAATTTGTATCGAACTCACCAATTGGTTTGAAAAGTTGCAAGTCATAGAATATTGGCATATAGTTACCACTGTGTCTAAAAAAAGTTTCGGATATATTGGCATTACTTTTTGGTTTAACACTAGCATCTCTTGATACTGTAATATCTCTCCTGCCATTATAGTTTTTACCAAATCCAATTTCATCAACATTTCTTTCAATCTCACAAGCGAGTGGAATTTCATTATAATAGTTAAGTCTTTCTATACTATCGATTTTACCATTTACAAGATATCTTATTGATTTTATTTCGGTTGAAGGAATATTAATAGGTGAATAACTTAAAGTATTATTTTTCAATTCAAACTGATCAGGCTCTTCACATAGAAGTAAATAGGGTAAATTTTCTATATCATTATTGAAATTATACTTTGAAATAGTACCATCTTCTTCAATTATTACGTATGATGTATAATCTGCAAAGTCATACTTAGTATCTAAATCATTGAATTGTCTTATAAATGAAGCGGCGGTAAGTCTGGTATTTATGTCTTTATATAATAGATCTCTTATAGAATTATCAATATTTAAAGTAGTTCCGTCATTTATATTTATGTTTACTAGTATATTTTTCCATTTTTTATTTATGTAAATTGTAATACCACTATCAAGTGTGCTGCCACTACTAAAAGTATTTAAATAATAACTCTCTCCAATTCTAATCACTGAGTTATTGACTGGTGAATATTGAGCTTCCGAGTCTTGTCTAAAGCTAAAAATTCTAGTCCATAGTGTGTTGACATCAGGTGTCTGAAAGCTATCAGTTATTCCGTCACCTTCTACCTGTAGGATATTACTATTTGCTTGATAAAGTGATTCGTCATAAACAACATATTGATTCTGTGAGTATTCAGATGCTGGATCCCAAATTGGAATTGGTTCCCATCTATTAGATGGAGGTGTAAAATCTTGTAGACTATTTATAGCATACCATTCTTTTGGATTTGGAACTTCTATCCAATACTTTTCAAAATCTTCAGATATAAAATTATTTCTCTTATTTTTCTGAGGTGTCTTTTTTATAGACTCTAGTTTAGACTCATAAAATCTACCTTTCCAATTAATTATATCACCTGGTTGATAAAGACTGACTGTATTATAAAAATCTATTCCATCTCCAACACTAGTTCTTACATAAAAATCACCTTGTCTAAAACACCAATCACCCTCAGCATAAGATGCATTTGGTGACCAAAAGGGTTGTTTTGATGTTGTTGCTGTATAAAAACCAGTCAAAGTCGTGGGATCTTCATTAGGATCCTCAACTAAACTATTATTAGTGACTCTATAAAGAACGTCATCATATAATACATAATCGTTTGTGTAATATTGAGTATCTAATTCCCAATTTCTAATAACTTTCCACTCAAAATTTACACTGTAATAACCACTAGTATTTGATGCAGTTGGTGTTTGAATTACACTTGCTGAAACTCCTATGTCACCCAATACACCATCTGTGAATGCATTTGTTGAAAGAGGTAAAGCAGTAGTAGCAATAAGTTGAGTTGGACTGAATGGTGAAAAGTTTAAAGTTTGTCCAATCCAGTCAGTAGCTGGTCCACTAGATGTATTCAAGTCTATAATAGTGAAATCAGTTGGACTTGTAACACCATGGCCAGCAAAGACAGTTAGACTAATTACTATGTTCGGAAATGCACTATAGGCAGATCCAACGTCTATGCTAAAAGTAGTACCACTGCCAGTTGAACCACCTACACTAGCAGTTGTAAATAAAAACTCTTTATTAGTTTCAAATCCATAACCACCATAACTTAGTGTACCTACATGAGTGACAGTTGCTAAGTCATCATAAGTAAATTCCATTTTTGGATAGTACTGCTTAATCTTAACTCTATCACCTACTACAACATTTGATGGTGTTGCACTATCAGAAGTTCTAAACGATAAAAATCCAAAATTATCCTGAATAGCTTGAAATTCTCCCCATTCTACGGTATCGTAAAGTTCACCATTAATATCAACACCTTGTAAATTCTGACTTAATAATACAGAAAATTTATAGTCCTCAAAAGAATTTGAAGTAAAAAGGTTGACCTCATCAAGTGATAGGTCTCCTTTTATAATTTTCTCTACTTCAAAAATCTTAAATTTAAGTCCTTTGAATAATGTTGTATTTGGGTTTGCCTTGTCACCCTTATCGAATAAAGACCACTTTTCTACTTTTTTGAGAATTTGACCGTTCAAAAAACTTTGCGTACTTCCGAAAAAGTAACTAAAATAATCTGAAGAATAAGTAGTTGAAATAGTACCACCACTTGGTGTATAATTGTGTAAATTTAAATACTTATCTACTTCAAATCTAAAAGAAGTATCTTGAATGTTTTCATAATTTCTTTCAATATGTAGTGAATGATGTAAGTAAGATGGGTCGCCAGAATTTATTGAATAGAAATAATCCAAGTTTCTCACTCTTCTATTAGGAACTGATTCAAAAGTATCAGCACTTCTATTAAAATTCTCATGTATATCATTATTATTCAATAAATATGGATAATCTCCAGTGGAGATCGAACCTTGATATCCAAATCTACAATGTACCGGATTCATTCTCCAGAGTTCGCTAAGATCACCATCGACTATTCTGAATGTCTCTAAGTTTGCAGTATAGTCAGACGAACAAGGCATGTTATAAACTTGATCTTTGTAGAAGTAGTCATTAAAAGGAGCTGGATTTGAATTTACTCTCAAATCTGTAGTATACATCTTTGGTTCTTCAGTAAGTGTGACATCATCAAGCTTTTCGTATTCAAATTTTGAAAACTCGGTATCAACAATATTGGTGTCAAAATCCTTAATATCAGTAAACTTCAATCTGTAAATTTTAAAGCCAAATGGATTATTACCAGTTTTAATCTCTAAATCAATAATGTTGTTATATCCTGGTTGTGCACCATTTATGAAATATTCAAATCTATAATTTTGAGACCAGAGAAATCCATAATCTGATAAAATTTTAAGATTTCCGTCTTCATCAAGTATTAAATTGTGAAATCTATCCCCAATTTGAATCACGTTGATATCAGCAAAATCAAATTCGTCAACCACATAATTTGTACCATCTAGTCTTAAAATTAGACAATTTTGGTCAACGTAGCAAGTTTTTTGATTTAATTCAGACTCTAGACCTACTAATTCGTATTCTGAAATAATTCTATATTTAACAGTTTCTACAGTATTATAACCTTCTATTTGAAGTGTTTCCTGACCTAGAGATTTAGAAACAGAGGTCTTTTTAACGTTTCTATTAAGTGTTCTTTTCGGTGTGTTTTTACTTATAGTTTTTGATAGAACATTTTCAGTTTTTTCGGTAAATTTTTCAACTTTGTAAAAGTTACCTCTCCATTCTACCCAGTTATCTTGACCATCTTGAAACCCAAATTCAAATGGGTCACCAGATGGTGAATACAAGACATTCTCTTCTAATATTTCCACATCTGTTTTAAGTCTAGGAGATGTAAATGGTGTGATAGTATCAATTAATTCCAAATCATCTAGATAAAACCCCGAATATCTATTTAGTGACCATTTTCTTAAATTGTTTGGTGTTGCTGGTGTATCATCAAATAGGAAAGAAAAGTTTACAATTTGAGGATGTATAAGTTTGTTTACTCGATATCCATCAAAGAAAAATCTTTCAAAATCAAAAAGTGTATTCTCATTTTCAAGCGAGTTTTCTAAAAAACTAGACTTGTATGTAAATCCACCAGTTTCATAGTCAATACCTATCCATTTTGAAAATTCTAAATTTCTGAAGTCTATTTCAAGAGATGAGTTTGGAAAAGAGATATTGTTTTTGAAATTTCTCTCTATCCACTCGCCAAGTGCTGTGTTTTTAGTCAAGTCAAAAATCTTAACTGTTTTGAATTTTTTTAAAAAATCTTGTCTGAAATTAGATTGATCTAAATCTTCAAGACCAGGTCCATCTACTCTAAAAATTATAAAATATTTTGGAATTTGAGCCTTAAAAACATATAGTGGTGCAAAATATTCGTATTCTTCTGGGTAATTTTTATTATCAACTATATTTCTAGCGCCCATGTTATAAGTGTCGTCATATTGACTTGCAAAATCTTGAGACATATTATCAACATCTTCATAATAAATTACTTGATAAGCTATATCCACCGGAAAGTCCTTAAAAAAGTAAGGCACTAATTCGTCAAAAAAGTTATTTTTGTTGAATTGCATTTTCTTTAATCGACTAATCGACAATTCCGGAGCAGAATCAATACTCTCAAGATACAAATTGTAATTTGAATCACAAACCACTTTAACATTGGCAGTTAGACCAACATTCGTTCTTAAAAGTGAAAAACTCTTCATTTATTACTTAATTTTTGTTTGATAGTTCTTAGGCTTAGAAGCAAATGCAACTTTACTTCTATTTAAAGTGAATTTCACACTAAATATAAATGGCCTATTTTGGCTTTCATCTTCAACAAAGAATTTAACTTTCTTGATATGTTTAATTGTGTTTTGTTTCAAATTCAAGTCAATATATTCGTAGTTCTTACCAGTCTTAGTTGAGTTTAATGAGTTCATTTTAAAGTAGATGTGAAGTGGTATTATAACTTCTTGACCACCAGCTATACTCTTAACTTTATCTTCATTTGACTCAACAAGATTTTGCAAATCTGGAATAGCTGGATGTATACTTGATAGTAGTTTCTCAGTAGATGCAACTGTTTCAACAGTATCTACCCACTTTGAAGTATCAAGCAACGAATTGTTGCTAGATAAGAAAGATAATGAAGAGTTATCTGAATATCCTATATTGTATTCTGTAAGACTAAGCACATTAGTCAATGAATTATTATTCAATGTGGTAAATGAGTTACCAATATTCTCACTTAATTTTACCAAACTAGTTTGTGTAATAGAGTCATAAGTTAAAGCCCCAATGTACTGATTTGGTAGTTGAGTTTTACTTGTTCCTGTCACGTCACTGAAAAGAAGTTCATCTTGGCTATTAACCCAGAATACCTGAGGAGCAGCAGTATTATAAATACTCGAACCTGCATAATCTCTATTCGATAAAAGTCCAAGAGCTGAATCAACAGCTACGTTTCTTAGAACGATTGCAAAGTCTTTTATGACATAAACATTGTTTTCATATATTCTACCTGTTGGTGCGCCGGCCGCTGTGTATGCTTCAAGATATTCTTCAAGTTCAACATTGAAAGCTGTCTCTGAGTTATTAGATACGACGAATTCTTGATTACTTCTAATAATAACAACTTCGAGTTCACCTTTAGCTCTCTTGATTCTTTCTTCGAGTGCTCTTACTCTATTTTCTAGTTTACTTAGATACTCAAATAGGTCTAGATTGACACCATTTTCATCTTTAAATCCAGAAACAATTTTTTCAGCAGTATGATGGAAAGTCTTATTGTTTATTACCGCTGTCTCAGATAAGTGTTCATCCAATCCTCTAGCTGTAAGTTCGGTTTGCATGCTAACTTTAAGTTCTTCTTTAGAGGCCTCTTTTAATATGAAATCATTATCATTTAAGACATTATTTAAGTCATCTGGAAACTGAACTGTAAGAATATCACTCCATTCAGATTCAACTGGAGACTCTGGCCAACCAACTTCTGAAATAGATTTTACTCTCATCTCAACCTTTTCGTTAACATTTATAGCGATGTCAATTTGATTAATATTAGGTGTGTCTGCACTTTCTAGATCCTCAATTTGCCAAGTATAAGTACCCGTTGCTTTGTCTAGTGTTCTTTTTCTAACATCAGTTTTAAACTCATTCCAGTTTGAGAAAGCTGCAGTTTTCTGTTGATTATTTTGAGTAATATTAAAAGTCTCAACTACTGGTTCTCTACCATCTTTAGAAATATATCTATATTGAACTCTAAATTGTACAATTTCCTGAGGTAGAGTGCCTCTTGTTATTACCGCCTCTGGAATATTCCAGAAACCACGTAGTCTATATTTAGGCTCAACCTTTGAGGTTGGAGTTCTCGATAGATCGATAATCTCTTGAGTTGTTGTTGCTAAAAGCTTTTGCTTAGAAGATTTTTTGTTCTCGAGCTCTTTTATTTCTAACTTAAATTGATTTTCAGATGCCTTTGATGTAAATCGATTTGTTTTGGCCTTTGTATTTCTCGCATCAATTGCATCTTGTAGTTGTCTAATTTCGTTTTTTAAAGAAATCGAATAATTGTGTTTTACTTTAATTAAGTTAGCATCAGGCGTATCAGTAAGGTGTTTATTTATTTGAACAACTTTAAAATTATCTGTATTCAGAACAGCTATGTTAGGCGTACCAGCTAACTTATTTGGTGTCTTTTTAGCAACAAAGTCCTGTAAAACTTCACCGTAATCATAAACATAGTCTATGTAAAATTGTTCCATAGTAGAACCATTTTCAGGACTGTTTGAAACTAATCTTAAATCATTCGTGTAGAAACCAGTGCCTCTAGACCAATCTTTTGCCATAAGATTATTATCGGCATTCATTGGTTTAATAAAAATCACATCTCTCTCATTGTATCCAACACTAATTTTAACTCTTTTTGAATAAACTACTGGTGAGTATATCTTCAAAGTACCTATACCAACCGGTATGGGTTGAAGACCTTCAATTCTTTCTACTCTTATTCTGTAATTAGATTCAGTAGTTGAAATTTCTACAACTTTGTAACGAGTATTAGATACTTCTTGATTTATTATGAGTTCATCATCAATTGATAATTGCCTAATTTCAAGTGTGTCATTTATAAGATAGTCAAGGGTATTAAGATGATACCAAAGTTTTCTATTCAAGGTATCCTCTTCAATTGTTAATACGTTAAACATCCCATCAAATAAAACAGAATTAGGGTCAATATCAAATACTTGTTCATCGTAATTTGGTTCAAGTGGACTAACAACACCAGGTGTTGTTCTATGCCAAGTTTCAAAATCTTGAATATCAATATCACTTTTACCACGATAGAGCTGATTAAAGCTATTTATAGCAGACTGACCTAGATTTGTAAAATTACCATCGGAGTCTTTAGAAAAATCAATGATATATCTTCTTGATAGAATTTTTCTTACATTATTTTCGATTTTACCACTTAAATCAAACTCAACAAAAAGAGCTGGATTAAGCATTGAGTCAAAGAACCAGTTTTTTTGAGATCTAAATTGAGTAATTGCACCAAGATCATTAATAGGGTTAGGTTCTCTGTTTAGGTCTACAGTAATTATTTTTTTGAACTTATTAGTTGTAGTAGTTTGAATTAGTGCACCTCCGGTATCGATACTGTAAAGTGAATTCAAAGAATTATTAAGTCTTTCAATTTCAGTTTTTAAGAAAGTAAAAGATGGTAGACTGTAGCTTCTAAGTACACCCTCAACATCGATAATTTGAATATCAACAGAAGGCTCTTTTGTAGTTGTAAGCGCATTAATTTTTGTTAATGTATCGACAATATTCTTATTATATGCAGTTATTTGGTCAGCTACAGTAGCAAAAGAGCTCCTAATTCCCATATTAAAATCTAATTTTTTTTATATATTAATTAATAGATTTTTCTCACAGAATGTTTTTTTAAATAAATATTTCCTTATATTTGTATATATGATTAACGAACTAGTAGAAAAAATTATAGTAGCCAATCAAAAATATCGTCTTGGTGAACCAATTATGTCAGATTCTCAATATGATATTTTAGTAGATGAATTGAAAGCTCTTGATCCTGAAAATGAAATACTAGCAAAAGTAGGACATGAAATTCAAGACGAATCTCGCAAAAGTCGTCTACCGATTGAAATGGCATCAATGAATAAAATAAAATCAATTGATGATATTGAAGATTGGTCACGACTCAAAGGGATTTCAAAATCTGAATTTGTTGTTATAACTCCTAAATTTGATGGACTTTCTCTTTGTGTAAATGAAAAGACTAATGATGCTTTCACTCGTGGTGATGGACAATTTGGTCAAAAATCAAATGAACACTACAAACTGATTGGCAACCATCTTAATTCAAATGGTCAAGAATTTGACTTCACATATGGCGAGGTCATGATGTCTAAAAAGACATTTACTGATAAGTATTCTCAAGAATTTGCCAATCCTAGAAACTTAGTCGCTGGTCTTTTGAACTCAAAGGATACACAACAGTCTCTTAAAGATTGCAATTTTATTAAATATGGTGCAGTTTTCAATAAAGACTGCTTCTCGACAAAACAAGATTTGATCGAGTCATTGAATACCTGTCAAGAAATTAAAGTACAGTATCATATTTGTAAGATATCCGAACTTACAGAAGAATTGCTCATAAGTTTATTTCATAAGTTTGGTTTAGAATATGAAATTGATGGTCTTATTATTGAAATTAATGATCTTAATTTACAGAATAAATTAGGCCGTGAAACATCATCTAATAACCCTGTTTGGGCTCGAGCATTCAAACATCCAAGTTTTGAACAATCTGCTGAGTCTGAGATAATCGATATTTCTTGGAATATTTCAAAACAAGGATATCTAAAACCAACTTTACATATCAAACCAGTTCGACTTGATGGTGTGACCGTTTCAAATGTGACTGGAAATAATGCTCGTTTTGTAAAAGATATGGGACTCGGTGTCGGAGCTAAAGTTTTAGTAAAGCGATCTGGAATGGTAATTCCGATTATTGCAGATGTAATTCAAAAAGTTGAATTTAGAATGCCTGATATTCCAAATATTGATTGGAATGAGAATGGAGTTGAACTTGTTACACTTAATGAAACTGACGATCAGAAATTTAAACAACTTGTTTCATTTTTTGAAATACTTGAGACAGATAATTTTGGAGAAGGTGTTATTAAACAACTTTGGGATGTTGGACATAAAACGATAGAGGATATTCTAAAACTTACAGAGTCAGACTTAGAGAAAATTGACCGTTTTGGAAAAAGAAAGGCTCAAATTGTAATTAACTCTATCAAAAAGGCAACTTCAAGTGTTAGTCTCTCTAAGCTCCAACATGCTACTGGTATCTTTAGAGCACTTGGTAGTAAAAAACTAGCATTACTTGAGCACTTTAATACTAAACCTAGCATCGATCAGGTTCTAGAAATTGAAGGATTTGCTGATATTTCTGCTCAATCTTATATCGATGGATATGACAGATTTTTTGAGTTTGTTAAAGATCTTCCTATTACTATTGAACAAAAAAAGGTTATTCAACAAGTTTCTGTAGATTTAGTTGGCACTTCATTTGTATTTACTGGAGTAAGACGACCTGATTTAGAATCAGTTATTGAATCTCGAGGTGGTAAAATTGGAAGTAGCGTTAGTAAAAACACAACACATCTTGTTATGAAAGTTACAGGATCTGGATCTTCTAAAGAAAAGAAGGCTCAAGAACTTGGTATTAAAACCATTACTGTGCAAGACTTAGAAGAAATTTTAAAATAATTTAAAGGAAATAAAAACTTTAGATATATAAAAAATATAAACATGGATGTATTATATTCGCAAATTAAATATTCTACATTTTGACGGCAATTATCGGTTATTTACTGAATTAAAAATAAATTAAACGGCATTTATGATTTCAACATTTTTCCCAGAACAAGAACAACTCTTTAGAGAACGAACAGGTAAAGACTTCTCTTTTTTCTACGAGAAGTATTACCCAAAATTAATCTACTACACATCTAGAATGTGTAATGATCAACAAAAAGCTCAAGACATTTCAACAGATTCATTTCTTATCGCATTTGAGAAGATCGATAAGTATGAAAAAGAAAAGTCACAATTTTCAACTTGGCTATTTACAATAGCAAGAAACTTGATGTTACAAGACATCAAAAATTCCAAAAAAACTATGTCTCTTGATATAGAAATTGATGAAGAAGGAACCACTATGAAAGACTTCATTCAAGAAGAAGAATCAGAGGAGTATCTACATGATTTGAACACAAAAAAGGCTGAAATCATGAAGCGTCACATCAGAAACTTGAAAGAACCTTATCGTCAAGTAATTGAAATGAGAGAAATTCAAAAAATGCAATATAAAGATATTGCAGACCAGTTAGGAAAAAATCTTAGTACCATTAAGAGTCAAATCAGAAATGGGAGAGCTATACTAATTAGTGAAACCAGTCGAGAATTTGAAATTCTTGATGAAATGTATAAATAAATTAAATCAAAATAAGTTATGACTATAATTAATGTAACAAAGTTAAACACTGAAAACTTCGATGAATTTACATCAGACGGTCTTGCACTTGTTGATGTAAAGGCCGAGTGGTGTGGTCCCTGTAAGGTTATTTCACCAATTATTGATGAGTTATCAAGTGAATATTCAAATGTTCGATTTGGAAAAATCGACTCAGATGAAAGTACTGATAAAGTTAGAGAACTTGGAGTTAGAAATATTCCAACACTTCTTCTTTACAAAGATGGTAAAATCGTTGAACGTCATGTCGGGATGGTGAGTAAGCAACAAATCAAAGATTTAATCGACAAAAATCTTGAAAATTAAAAAAAACAAAAATGAATCAAACTTTATCACAAAAATTTAAAGTAAAAGACATTTCCTTATCAGAATGGGGAAGAAAAGAAATTGCACTGGCTGAGCTAGAAATGCCTGGACTAATGTCTCTTAGAAAAGAATATGGTGACACTAAACCATTAAAAGGAAGCAGAATTGCCGGATGTTTACATATGACAATTCAAACAGCAGTTCTAATAGAAACTCTAAAACATTTGGGAGCTGAGGTAAGTTGGTCTTCTTGCAATATATTCTCAACTCAGGATCATGCTGCCGCTGCCATCGCAAAGGCTGGTATTCCCGTCTATGCTTGGAAAGGTATGTCTGAAGAAGAGTTTGATTGGTGTATTGAACAAACACTATTCGCTTTTGAAGGTGGAGAACCACTCAATATGATTTTAGATGATGGCGGAGATCTTACTAATATGGTATTTGATAGATATCCAGAACTTGTTAATGGAATCAAAGGATTATCCGAAGAAACTACGACTGGTGTTTTGAGACTACATGAGAGAGTAAAAAATGGCACTCTTTATACACCAGCAATAAATATCAATGACTCTGTAACAAAATCAAAGTTTGATAACAAGTATGGTTGTAGAGAATCACTAGTAGATTCAATAAGAAGAGCAACTGATATTATGATGGCTGGTAAAGTTGCGGTTGTTGCTGGTTATGGAGATGTCGGTAAAGGTTCAGCACAGTCACTCTCTTCACAAGGTGTTAGAGTAATTATCACTGAGATTGATCCTATTTGTGCACTTCAAGCAGCAATGGATGGATATCAGGTATTAAAAATGGATACTGCTGTCAAAATGGCGGACATTATTGTCACCGCTACTGGTAATAAAAATATCATAATCGACAGACATTTTAAGTCGATGAAGCACAATGCTATAGTTTGTAATATTGGTCACTTCGACAACGAAATAGACATGAACTGGCTTAATAAAAATTACGGATCGACAAAAGACACTATCAAACCTCAAGTTGATAAGTACACAATAGATAACAAAGATATAATTATTCTAGCTGAAGGTAGATTAGTTAATCTTGGATGTGCAACTGGTCACCCATCTTTTGTAATGAGTAACTCTTTCACTAATCAAACTCTCGCACAAATAGAATTGTGGACTAATTCGGATAAATATGAAAATAAGGTTTATACTCTACCAAAACATTTAGATGAAAAAGTAGCATTTTTACACCTTGAGAAAATCGGATGCGAACTAGATATTCTCACCGAGGAACAATCAAAATATATTGGAGTTAGTTCTCAAGGACCTTTCAAATCTGAACAATATAGATATTAAAATAATTTTTAATTTAGATATTTTTGTTTATATTAGCAATTATTATGAAGATCGTAAACAAAAAAGCATATTTTAATTTTCAAGTGATCGAAGACTTCACAGCTGGACTAGTACTTGTTGGTTCAGAAGTGAAGTCTTTAAGATCAAACAGTCTTAATTTCGGAGATTCATTCATTTATTTTAAAGATGGTGAACTCTGGGTTAAAAACCTTAGTATCGCAAAGTATAAAGAATCATCACTTCAAAATCACGATGAACTTAGAGATAAAAAATTACTTTTAAATAAAAAAGAAATTTCTAAAATCTCAAAATTGACCGAGACTAAAGGTATCACCTTAATTCCACTTGAAGTCTTTACTGTTAATGGTAGATTCAAAGTAAAAATGGGAGTTTGTCGTGGAAAAAAAGACTGGGATAAAAGACAAGATATTAAGAAAAGAGATACTGATAGAGATCTAAGAAGAAATGATTTGTAACAAAAATTACAAGATGAATTTTTACTATTTGAAGTAGTCTTGTATTATATGATGGTAAGTAATGAGTTAATAAGTTTACGCCTTTGATGAAAAATCATGAACCATCGTGGTAAATAGTAAACATATTTAACAAAATAAAAGGTGAACTACAAGCGGTTCGGTAACGTTTATAGGTAATTATAAAAAAGCCGATAAATTTAGACTCTATAACAGTGTGAGACTAAACGAAACAATTTAAAAACTACTGTTAAGGAAGAAAAATAAGCAGAATGGTAACACTGCTAAACCAAGGTTGATGAAACCATTAAAAGGCAATCCCAAGTGGTAAGACCACTAAAAGTCAAGAATTAGGTTCTCGGATTTCGACCGTACTTGACAGAAGTTCCTCTTTTCTTCTTTATTTTTCCCAATATATACATTAATATTTTTTTAAATTTTTAAACAATTTAAATTTTAGATAATATAATTGGCGTTATATCTTAAAGATGAATAGAAATCTAAATAGTTTGGTCACAGTTGATACTATCTATCAACCAAATTCTCATTTTTAAATGGCCGAAGTCAATATAAAAAGAAATATCTTAATTTTTAAGTCCAGAGATAGCTCAGGGACTTTCTGCATTTGAAGTAATAACTTATGAACAATAACAATAATCGAAAAAGACCTCCATTAAAAGAGAGAAAACACAAAATCAATGGTGAAGTAAGATTTCCACAAGTTCGTGTGACTGGAGAAATAGGCCAAGGAGCTATAATGTCTTCATATGAAGCTTCAAAACTTGCCGAGGCAAATGAAAAAGACCTTATTCTAATATCGGAAAATGCCAATCCACCAGTTGTTAAAATTGAAGATTACGGTAAATTTTTATATGAAGTTGAAAAACGCGAAAAAGAGAATAAGAAAAATCAAAAAAAATCTGAAGTTAAAGAAATTTCACTTTCTGTCAATATAGCAGACCATGATTTAGAAGTCAAATCTAAAAAGGCTTCTGAGTTTCTAGAAGAAGGAAATAAAGTAAAATTGTCACTTCTACTCAAAGGTCGTCAACATCATATGGCAGACAAAGGTCAGTTGGTTATGTTGAAGTTTGCAACACTTGTAGAGTCACTTGGAGTTCCAGAAACGATGCCAAAACTTGAGGGTTCTAGATGGCACATGGTCTTAAAACCCAAGAAGAAATGAGTAGTTTAAATTTAGAAAATCCTATATTCGTAATCTATGTTGATATTACTGATCTGACTCGCAACCAGGCTAGAGAAACACTCGAATCAATTAGACACCAGTTCTCGTTTGATAATGTTACCACTTGGATCCTTGCTGATAAAATTAATAAGGTAGACGTTATCTGGCAAGGCTCGAAATATTCGGCAAATCCTGGAGTTGTGAATTTTAATAATTTTGAAAATCTAATAAATAGATGTAATGAGGTTCTCGAAGTTATTTCAGATGGGGTAAGCGATACAGCCATAAAACAAAAACTAAGAGACCTTCAGCTAAAAAAGGTTCTCAATGATGATACAAGTTTTTAAAGGATTCTGGGGTATAGAAGATGTTGCAAAAAATCCTCAGAAAATCTATGTCTATGGTGATAATGATCAAAGATCTGGTTTGGGTGGTCAGGCCATTATAAGAAACGAGCCTAATACAATCGGTATTAGAACAAAAAAGAAACCATCTACAGATAAAGGTGCCTATTATACAGATAAGGAGTTTGAAAGTAATAAAAAGAAAATATTAGAAGATATAAACAAAATCTTAGACGAACTTCTATTTGGTGCGACTATAATATTTTCAGAAGGCGGTTATGGAACTGATAGAGCTAAATTAAAAGAAAAAGCACCAAAAACTTACGATTTTCTGTGTGATATTCTTCTTAAAAAGTTCGGATATCATAATGAACTAGGTAAAATAGTACCTAAACCAACCGAGCTAAAAAATGCTAAAGAGCTATCGATGAGCTATGAGCATAATAAGTTAGGTCATAGTCAATTAGTACCTGGTCAATTTAGACATGAATTACTAGAAAGAGGTGTCTATACAACATTTGAAGCAATAAAACTAGGGTTAAGAACTGCAACTACACGATCTGAGAAGTTTAAAATGGGTGAAAATGTAATATTTAAGTGGGCAAAGTCTGAAGAAAGATTGGTATGTAAAGTACTTTGTGACTCTTATCCTGTTGGTGACGTTACAAGGGAAGAGTGGTCAAGACTGGAAGGTTGGCTTCCAAACTACTTTGATTTAAATCCAGATACTTTAAAAAAGTTTCAATTTAGATTTGAATACTTGTATTCTATTTAATTTTAAACTATATTTGTAGAAATAAATACAAATATTATGGATGATTTTCTTTTCGACGATGTAAGGTTTGATTCTGCAGAAAAATACCTCTTATACACGGAACTTCAACGAGATTGGAATGAAAAGAATCTTCTTGAACAATTTAATAGTGAGATATGAACAATATTGAAGATATCAAAACATTAGTAAAATTACTACCTTTTGACGAGGAAGTTAAAGTTGCTATTCTTTCAAGTGCAGATGAAATAATGAAGTTTAATAAATTTATTTCTGAAAAATACACTTTGACACAAAAAGAAGCCGAGTTAAAGGTTCAATCTAGTCTTGCCGAAATGTATGCAAGTGTAAATAATGATAATGTAAGTGCTGATGATGCAGTTGAGATTTCTTCCGAAAATGCTAAAATCTATGCCGATTCTGAAGGTTATGATAGAGGTGAAGAACTTAAAAAGTCTGTAATAAGTTTATCAAATGCTTTGAAATATTTTACTTCACAATAACTTTTCCTTATATTTGTACTTATGAAGTACGAAAAATATTCTTACATCTTTCCACCACGTCCAAAAAATGCAGTGAATCCAGAAGATTTGAGCTTCTGGGATAATAATTCACTAATTGCTCAGCCAAAATTAAATGGCAGCAATACTACAATTTATACTAACGGTGTGCAAACAGTCGTTATGAATCGACATAACTCTCGATTAAGTAATTTCAACTTATCTCAATCTGAAATTAATTCAATTTATAAATGTGAGCCAGGAAAATGGCTTGTGATCAACGGAGAATATTTAAATAAAAATAAACAAGATGAAACTGGTGAAAGTTTCAATCATAAATTGATTATTTTTGATATTTTAGTTTGTGATTCTAATTATTTAGTAGGATCTACTTTTAGCGAAAGAGTCAGTATTTTAGATGACTTGTATGGTACCCATAATTCAGACAAAGAATATTTGTATTCAATCACTGAAAATATCTATAGAGTGAAAAGTTATAATAGTGGTTTTTCCAGTATTTTTAGTGAATTTACAAAAGCTCCTGTTGTAGAAGGATTAGTTCTCAAAAGAAAAAGTGGTAAGTTAGAAGTTGGAACTACTGAAAACAATAATACAAAAAGTCAGATAAAAAGCAGGGTGGCAACTAAAAATTATAAATACTAATATGAAATTAAAAAACTATACAGATTATAATACAAAAGATACTCTAGTTATATCTGCTTTCCCAGGATGTGGAAAATCACACTTTTTCAGAACAAATAGTGATAAAATTGTTTTAGATTCTGATTCAAGTAAATTTGATAAATCTGATTTCCCAAGAAATTACATTGAACATATCAAAAGTAATATCGGTAAGGTAGATGTTATTATGGTTTCATCACATAAAGAAGTTAGAGAGGCTCTTGTTAATAATAAAATAGATTTCACACTCGTTTATCCAGATATCTTAATAAAAGACGAGTATATTCAACGATACAAAGATAGAAATAGTTCAGAATCATTTATTAAACTATTAAATGATAATTGGAAAAATTGGATTGAGGAACTTGAGAATCAAATTGGCTGTAAAAAAATTAAATTAAAAGAAGGTCAGTATCTTTCTCATGTTATTTAATTTATTCCTTCAACTTTCATCTAATTCGTACTTATAATTTTTAATAAAAAATTTATATTTATGAACTTAGGAAAAGAATTTAGAAAATTTGCAAAAAGTGAGGGTGTATCTTCTACTGCACTTGATCAATATGAAAATGGATTGACTCCTTATATCTTGGAGGAGCGTGAAATGCGCGCCACGCAAATAGATATCTTTAGTCGCTTGATGAGAGACCGTATTTTGTGGGTTTCTGGTCCAGTTGATCAACACATGTCAGATATTGTTCAAGCACAGTTACTTTTTCTAGATTCTGTTGAAAAGAAAGATATTACTCTTTACATTAATTCACCTGGTGGTTCAGTTCTATGTGGACTCGGTATAGTTGACTTAATGAACTATATCTCTTGTGATGTTGCAACTGTTAATATCGGAATGTGTGCTAGTATGGGATCGGTGCTATTAAGCTCTGGGACTAAAGGAAAGCGTTCATCATTGATTTATTCAAAAGTTATGACTCATATGGTATCATCACAATATGGTGGAAATATACAAGACTCTACTATATCACATCTTGAGTCACACAAGTATAACTATATACTCTTTAAATTACTTGCTAAAAATTGTGGAAAAACTTTTGAAGATATGTTAGAGTCATCAAGAAGAGACAGGTGGTTTAATTCAAAAGAAGCTCTCGACTTTGGTTTAATAGATGAGATTATTGGTTTAGATAAAAATGATAGTGTAGAAAAACAATTGGATGGATTCGAACAATATTATAATAAAGAAGTTCTATCTAAAGGTTCAATTTCCTAACCATTCGAACCAGTTTTTCCACTCTCCTTTATAAACAGTACTTGGCGAAGATGGTATTCTAACAAATTCTTTTGGTTTGTTTTTACACCATTTTCGCCATTCTGCATTGGTTTTTATATTCAAAGTATGAACAATACTCACAGATTCATTGTAACTCAAATAGAAACTTTTATTCTTTTTCCTGCCGTTAGTAGATAGAAATTCACCCCATTTGAAATTTTCATAGACTCTCTCCGGTTTTCTCGGTAAAAAAATTGATATCTCATTATTTTTGGATTTTTCTCTATAATTTTTTGATGTTATAGGACCAAAATTTTCACTTATCCATAACTTGGCAGAATCATAGTCAAGATATTCAGCATTTATTCTTTTAAAGGGAACATAATCTAAAAATTCATGCCATCCTTTCCAACAAGTATAAACATTATAGGGCTTTTTGGGAATAAATACTGGAATTTTTTCTTTTTTAAAGTCAACTGAACTTTTTAAATCGAAGTTTTCTTTCAAGTATTTTTTCGCTTCCTCATAACTTAGATAAATATCTTTTCTCTTCATCGTATGAATACTTCCTGTTCCCAAATAATCGCCCCAAGTGGTCCAGTCAGTAAAAACACGATTCGGTGCCTTCGGTAAAAAGTCTGGAAAATCATTCATTTTTGACCATTTTTTGTATTCTTTCATTCCTACTATCCACTCGGGTTTATTAGATTCTAACCACAGTTTACACTCAGCAAAGGTTCTGTTATAAATATTATCCATGCGACCGTCACCACCATCGGTCAAATTTACAAGTTTGAATTTAGTCGACATTTCTTTTATAAATTTAATTTCTTCATCCTTCCAATTATCATGGTTGACTACTTTAAAAACTTTTAATCCAATATCACCTCCTTTATTGAAAACACTTTTGATCCAACAAGATTTGTGACTTGTTGAATTCTTATCATTTCTGTGGTCTCTAAGTCTTTTAGATGGATTGTCAGTTTTACCAACATATCGTATCTCCTCTTCAGTACCAATTTCAAATAGACCATAAATATATGTTATTTTACAGGACATCATAAACCATCAATGTTTTTTTATTTATAAGATATATATAAATAAAATTAACTTCCCTATATGAGTGTCGAGGAAAATATTAAAAAGTCAAAGCGAAATTACGGTGATAAATACAACAAAGAGAATATAAATGTTCAGCTGAATCGTGAATTGATCGATAGATTGAAGTTAGAAATTAAGAATAAAAAATCAATAAAATCATATATTGAAGAATTAATAAACGAAAAACTAAATGCTCACTGATAAAGAATTAGAACGACTAAGAGATAAAGCCGCTACTAATCCAGGACTCTTACCATATCCACATCATGTTGGATCTGCTGCTATAAAACCTGAGAATACCAGTTCATTTGTAAATAGAGGAGTATCTAAAGTCAATCATGAGTTTAAAGACCGTTTTGAAAAATTAAAACGTGAATGGGATAATCTTATTGAAGAATTTGAGTGGAATAAAATTATCTATGAATCAGATTTAAGATTTGAACCAGTTGTTGGAGAAATATATCATTTGTATCTGAATGATGGTAAGAAATTCATTTCACTAATTGGACCCAGCGAGTGGAAAATGGAATACCTAGGCACTTTTAAGTTAAATTCTGATTTAAAGTGGGAAAAAATAAACTCTGGTTTATAATATATAATTTATGCAACAATTCTCAAAACTCAAACCCAAATCTGACTACGAACAAAAAGAAAAAGTTCTTTTTGAAAATGATTATATGAAACTTTTAGACTATGAAGGATGGTCTATAATAAAAGAATCAGATTTTGTTATTTGTATACCTTATTTGGCTGAAACAAATCAAATAATTCTTAGACATGAGTATATTCCTACTTTCAAATATAGAGATGGTCAAGAATATCACGTTACAGTTTTAAGTGGTGGTATTGAAGCTGGTGAATCACCTGAAAGGGCAATACTCAGAGAAATTGAAGAAGAGGCTGGTCTTGTAATAAGTCCAGATTATAAGGTAGAATTTATGAAACCACTTTATGTTTCAAAGGGTAATTCTTCTAAATATCATCCTTGTATTATTCAATTAATGGAAAGAGATTATCACGAGATTATGCCAACTGGAGATGGTTCAGAAACAGAGAAGAAATCTCAATCAGTGAAAGTAGATGTTAAGTATTTAAATTCAATAAATGCTTCTGATCTAATTACCCAGTATATGATCGGACAAATGAAAGATTATTTGAATATAAGTTAATCTATTCTTTGCCACTCTGTAAAAGTTGCTATCTTAACATTTTCTACATCTAGTAGAAAAAACAACATTTTATTGACTCCACTTAGATTTTCATAATCTTTCCAATTTTCTATCTTTTCAAGAACAACTTTAAAAAAAGGAGAATCATACTTTGATAATTCTATTTTTAAATACTCAAAATAATCTTCTACCGGCTTCATAAATTGGTATATTTTTTTTCTTTAAAATGTTGATAGATGTTGATGAGTCAAATAGAGAGTCTTCTAGAAAATCAACATATATAATATACTTATCTATGTTGATAATATCAACATTTGAAGCCTCTTCAAATTCAAAAGGTTTAGATCTTAAAATATTAGATTTTGTATGGATCTCTTTGCCACTTTGAATGAAGTAATCATATGGATATAATTTATACCCATCTAATAACATTTTATTTTTATCAACACATAGTATCACATTTAAATCAGTTTTATAATTACCTACATTCAGTTTATTATTTCGAGTAAATGAAACAATTTTAACATTCTTACCAAAGAAAGGATTATCAAACCAACCAACTTTTAAAACATTTTCTCTTAAAATTGTAAGAAGGTAGTAATTATTTGTAAAATGATATATTGGTGCAAAATTTGATTCAAGATAAGATTCTTCTATAAAATCGTTAAAATTTAACATGATTTATATATAAAAATTTTGTATATTTGAGACATGACAATCGAAGAGAAAATCCAACTAAATAAGTTAATAAAAAAATATGAAGGTACAAACACCTTTATATCTTCTTTGAAGAAAGCGTTATCTTCTAAATACTGTAAAAAGGAAATGTTAGATGGTAAAGAGTTTAAAGTTCTTTCTGAAAAGCAATATCTTGCAGCTAAGTCAACTTTAGGACTTTAAATTGTAGTTTAATATTGATATAATCTCTTTATTTAGGGCATCAGAATCAACGTCACCCCAGTCATTAAATCTTGGTTCCAATTTGTAATCTAAATATTCATCAGAACACCATTCTTGAAATAGTGCATCAAGTGAATATCCTCTAAGTGACTTTCCATACTCTTCAATCCATTTATCTTGAAATGGTATCTCATAATGAGTCACTACTGATTTATACCAAACTTTTTCACGAGTGTCTTTCTTCATGTAGTACTTATCAACTTCTTTTTCAAGTTTAGTATATTCAGTGACATCTGATACAATTTCATCAAATTCAGATATCAATTCATCCCAATTTGCGTCACAATGTGCTTGTCTTTCCCAATCTGCAATAGTTTCTCTAACTGTTGACATTATTTCAGAATCTTGTGATAGTTTTTCTAAACTTCTTTTAAATCTTTCTTTTAAAAGAATATCAATAACCTCGTCTTCGGACTTTCCAGAAAGACTTTCATAGATCTCTTCACCTTCAAGTTCAGTGAGAGCTGATTCAAGGCCGCCTAACTCTTTAATAATTACTTTTACTAATAGAGTAGTTGCTTCTTTGTTTAGTGTATATTGAAAAACACTACTTATGTCTGGATAGTAGCCTTCTCCATAGTAGTTGTCAATATCGATTCCTTCTTCTAGCATTTTACCCCATCTTTCATAATCTCTTCTTGAAAGAACAGATCTTGCCATATCTTCTATATCAACATGACAGTAGATTTTGTCGCCTTCTATTCTATCACATTTCCAGTCATAGATTTCAGCCAACATTTTCTCGGTAAATTTAACCTCTTCTGGTTGATGAACTAAAATGACAAGTTCAGAAGAACTGATATAAACATCACCATCTGACATCTCATCTGGATCGGTAGTAAATGGTTTGTTAGGAGTTTCTGGTATCCAAGTCACAATAGAACCATCTAAAAGGTGTATATTTTCCAAATTAGTCTTACCATCTTCATCTTCAACTGTATCAACTACATACCCTTCGCCTTTTAATTGAGAAATAGCACTTCGAAATTCATCTGTTACATTGTCACCTTTAGACTGACTTATAATGATTGATATTCTATATCCAGGCATATACTCTTCACCTCTTAGTACAACATCATCTTGGTTTATATCAAACAAGACTAATTCTTTTGAATTTCTAATGTGATTGTTACCGTGCTCAGAATATCCAGAATGGCCAAAAAGCACTTTTGTGATACTGAGTGGATAACCTTCATCAGTAATGAATTTGAAAATATCTTTAATTTCATCTTCACTAATCCAGTACATTGAATCGTTTTTTACAGATTCTTTGATAAATTCTAGATACTTTTTAAGTCTCATAAGAGTATATATAAAAAAAGAGAGTCAAATGACTCTCTTTTTAGATTTATAGCTGTTCGTTTGGTTCTTTAAATTTTACTGAGTAGTTCAGACTTTTTATTAGAAAACTCTTCATCTGTTAAGATGCCAGCTGAGTGTAAATCAGAGAGCTTTTTAATTAACTCAATTGTGTCATCTGAATTTCTGTTTGTTTTTTTATCATAATTTTTTGAAAAATCTTTAACTTCTTTTGGTTTCCTTGAGCTTGGTAGAAGTTGATATACAAGATGGTGTATGTGGTTCTTTTCAAACTCCATATCAACATCAACAAATTGCTGATTAGATTTCTCACCTTTTTCAACTCTACCGGTTTCAAGAGGATCAGCTACTGGTGAATTGTAATAAGCAGTATTGCAAGAAGTAAGAGTTCCAGAATTATAACTGTTACCAACAGTAAAATTTCCACTATTTGTACTAAAAATAGCATTTGAACCGTTTGTGTTGGTTAAAGTTGTTCCAGAAGTAATTGTGTCAGTAGTTATACCACCAGTCAAAATAGTTCCGGAGTAAGGATACCATCTTGTGTATACAGGATACACTGGATAGTATTCATGAATTACAACTTTATGAAATCTATCAGCCCAGTTTTGAAGTGTGACTGCTTGTTCTTTGTAGAAAAATACTTCAAGTAGACCGTTATCAGAGGTTGCATCAATTGATTCTTGACTTCCATCGATTTGATAGGTTTGAAATATAAATTTCTTTCTATCATCAACAAAACAATCTAAGTAGACTCTTTGGCCTGGTTTGATAACTAGACCGGTTTTAGCAATTGAACTACCGTTTAAACGAATATCAGCTAGTACTGATTCTTTTAAGGGGTTGAAGATTTCGATTTCAAATTCTTGATTATCATCGAGATAGATTTTATCTCCCTTGATTGATTTTCTGCCTTTATCTTTTGGACTTACGATCCAAGCACTTGGCAAATTAGTGCCTTTTGTTTGTTTAACTTTCATAGTTATTCTTTTTATTTTTTATCCTATATCTTTGAGTCTTTTCAAACTCTTAAAAGTGTCACACTGAACACTCGACATAAGATTGACGAACAGCTAAGTTATATAGTAGGAATTCAAGGGTTAGTTTAAAAAAAAGAGGCCTCTTTCGAAGCCTCTTTGATGCATTTATTATATGTGTATAATATTAGAAGAAAAGGTTCAAGTAGATAGAACCACCCATGTTATCAACACCAAGGTTGAAAGATGATTTATTGTCACCCACTTTAGAGAAACCAGGTCCCCAACCGTATTCTGTTCCAACTGACATTTTTGGAGCAAAGAAATATTGAGCTCCAACAAATGCACGAGCATAAAACCAAGTCCTACTTCAGCACCATAGTAACCTTGTAGACGAGTTTTGCCACGATACTTCAAAATACCAGCTCCTACATTAACACCAGCTGATTGGGTATCAGTAGAATCTACAGTTGAAGTAGCATAGTTGATAGCTAATTTTCCACGATATGAAGTATTTGCAGTCTTCATATAAGAACCAGTGATAACACCAGCTTGTTGGAAACCAACAGCTGCTGTGTTTCCAGAGTTGTTAAAGAAATTTCCGAAATAGTTTAAAACTGGAACTGCATCTATTCCAATTGAGAATTCGCCTGCTTCTGGTAGAACGTTAGTACCATTTTTAGTACAACAGGTATTTTGAGCACTTGCAAAATTGAAGGCAAATACCATTGTCAATACCAGCATCAAACTTTTAATTGTTTTTATCATATTGATATTTATTTTTTGGTTCTTGAAATCATGTTCCAAGAATCATGTTGTTATATATCAAAAAATATTTTTGTTTAAATTCGGTATTCGGATTTTTTATGAGTAATTTTGACACTATTTTTCAGAAACCTTTACCAAAAAAGACTTCAACAAATTTGGATTTTTGATATATTTATCTTATATTAGCTCTAATGAGTAAAGAATCTTTCAATTTTATTAAAAACACATTTATTAAACTAACGTCAAAGACCTATCCATATGGGTATGAAGACGAGTTAGTAGAGGAAATGACCGAAGCAGGAGTTTTCCCAAAAAACTTAGAAAAAGATATTCACGGCAATTATTTTTTCAAAATAGGTGAAAGCAGAACAATTTTTGCAAGCCACCTTGATACCGCTTGTAAAGACCAAGTTGAAGTAAAACATCAATTTCAAGGAAATATCATCAAAACTGACGGAAAATCAATCTTAGGAGCTGATGATAAAGCAGGTGTCACAATCATGCTTTGGATGATGAAACACCAAATACCTGGACTCTACTACTTCTTCTTTGGTGAAGAAGTTGGTTGTATCGGATCATCACTTCGATCTAAAACAATAGAACAAAACTGGGACCGTATTATTTCATTCGACCGAAGAGGAAATAATTCAGTTATTACACACCAATCTTCAACTAGAAGCTGTTCAGATGAATTTGCAAAAGCTCTAGCAAAAGAACTAAATAAAGGTGGTCTTTCCTACAAAACAGATTCAACTGGTGTTTATACAGACTCAGCTGAATTCGTATCTCAAATTTCAGAATGTACTAATATCTCAGTTGGATATAACTCAGAACATACTTTCAATGAAAGTCAAGATATTTTACATCTACACAAGCTAGCAGTTGCTTGTTTGAATGTTGACTGGGAAAATCTACCAACAAAAAGAGATAAAAATAAAAAAGAATCCCTATATGACTGGGATTCTTATGACTCAAGAACCGCTACATCTTGGAATTCAAGAGGATTCTCAAGAAAGCCTAAATCTTGGTCAAATAAGAACTATCATAATTATGACTACGGACAATACTATGATGATGAAGATTATTATCATAATTCAGGAATGTCAAAGCAAAGAAAGGCAAGAACTTACTATGACTCTGGAAAAGGCCAGTTAAAAGAAATGGAAGTAACTAGTTTTAAAACTACAACTGATGTTGACTATAAATACGAAAGTGTGAAAGACAAGTTTTTGAATACTTCACTTTCAAAAGAAGAAATTGAAGTAATTAAAAATCAGTATTTAGACATGAATAATCCAGATGATAGAATCTCTTACGAGGTAATGGTTAATTCACTTGTTTATTAAAAGTGTCAATAATATCTGATGATTTAATAATTTCATCAGGTGCCAAATGTATTTTAGACTGGGGAATGTTGTGAGAGATTAAATAAGACTTTTTAGAAACTTTTTCTAAAATTTTTACAGGTGTTATCATACCGTTGTACCAATATTCGATAAGTACGATATCACCAGGATTATAATAATTTTTAAACTCAAATAAAAAGTTCATAAAACTATATATTATGATGCTACAATTCAATTTAGATGATAAGTTTAGAAACTTTACAAGAGATACTCTACAAATCTCAAAAATAAGTGCTATTCTAACTTTTGAATCAGAAAGATTCGTAAAAAAAGAAGGGGATTTTATCAAAGTTGAAAACGATGATTTTATTTCATTTATTCCATCTAGTAAATTAGTTTCAATTAATGACGCCAATGAGTCAAAGTATAGAACTAAAATGAAAATCGGCAGATTTATTAAAAAGTTCTTGAGAAAAGAAGCTATTAATCTTTTTAATGTAAAAGACTCTGATATTGAATTCTATGTCAATATCTATAAAAGCTATTTTAACTCAAATATTAATGAGTTTAAAATAGTAGAAGGTCAAGAAATTAAAAAATGGTACTTAGAAGACAACTACTCCACCCCGAATGGTTTGACACCCGGTACTCTCTGGCATTCTTGCATGAGATACCCAGAAAAAAACAAATTCATGAGTATCTACTCAAATAATCCACAGCAAGTAAAGATGCTAATTCACGTAGATGAAAATGATAGACTTATAACAAGAGCTCTTCTCTGGGAATCTGCTGTAGATAAAGACGGAAATTCTTATAAAGTCATGGATAGAATCTATTCAGTCTATGATCATGAAGTAGAAGCATTCAAAACTTGGGCAAAAGAAAACGGATATATTTATAAGTGGGAACAATCTGCTAAATCAGAACGTATTTTTGTAGTTGATGGTGAACCAAAAAAACTTGATCTTAAAATAAAATTAGAAAACAAACAGTTTAATTACTACCCATATATCGATACTTTTAAATACTTTGATACTGTGAATGGATACCTGTCTAATTCCGGATCATTTAGATGGGATTATATACTAGTTCAAAACGATGGTGGACTTGAAAGAATAGAAGAAGAGCCTGAACCAGAATACGATGAATGGTATGAAGATGAACAATAAACCTCAATTTTTTTGAGGTTTTTTATTTTTTTCGAGGTCATAGTTATTTGAATATATAAAAATAAAAATCTATGGCTCGACAACAACGTTCTAAAACAAAGCAAAGTCAACGAACTCAAGTTCAAAGAGAGATTGATGAAAGCTTAAGAGAATATGAAGTTGATAAACTTCAAAGAAAAAGAGCTTCTCTAACCAAAGAGTCTTTCCAAAATTCAACTGGTGTAAGATTATCTGACAAGCAAACTGATCTTTATAAAGGTATTAGAAACAATACCCTTACTGTGGTTCACGGCCCTGCTGGAACTAGTAAGGCACAACCTCTCGATTCACCAGTCTTAACACCGACCGGATGGACTACTATGGGTCAGCTTGAAATCGGTGATAAAGTAGTATCAATTGATGGTAAAGAGACCAATATTGTTGGAGTTTTTCCACAAGGTAAAAAAGATATTTGGGAACTCAAGTTTTCGGATAATACGACAGTAGAATGTTGTCTCGACCATCTTTGGGTTACACAGTCTGAAAATGATAGAAATAATAGAAAGTGGACAAAAACAGTAAATGGCCAAAGAACTAGATACAGAGAACAAAAGCCAGGGACTGTAAAAACAACAAGTGAAATAATAGAAACACTCTATACAAAAAGAGGTAGAATAAACCACACAATACCAATTACGAACCCAGTTGAGTTCATAGAACAGGAATTAGAAATACACCCATATATTATGGGTTGTCTAATTGGTGATGGTTGCCTAAGACACCACGTTGGGTTCACAACTGCAGATAGTGAAATTATTGATACAATTACGAGTCTTTTAGATAGTGATATTAAAGTATCAAAAAGAACAAAGTACGACTATGCACTTATCAAAAAAGAAGATTCTCGTACAAACAAAATAAAACAATATCTTAAAAAAATTGAACTATGGGGAAATTTGTCTAGTGATAAATTTATTCCAGATGTTTATAAATTTAATACTGTGGAAAATAGAATTTCTCTACTTAGAGGAATTATGGACACAGATGGCACAGTTTCTAATGATGGGACATATGTTAGTTTTTCATCAACATCAAAAAGATTAGTTAATGATGTCAAAGAACTTGTTCAATCTTTAGGTGGAATTGCAACTGAAAGAAAGTCTACTCAAGGATACTATTATAAAGATGGTGAAAAAATTATGGGAAAAAATTCATACTCAATTACTGTAACTATGAATCCAGATATTAATCCATTTCTACTTAAAAGAAAATCTGAAAAAGTAGTTTCTAAAACTAAATACAGACCTACAAGATATATCATTGGTGCTAAATTCATCGGAAAAAAAGAAGCAAAGTGTATTAAAGTCGAACACTCTAGTCATCTTTATCTTACAAATGATTACATTGTGACTCACAACACTTTTACAACGTGTTACACAGCACTCTCACTACTTGCAGATAGAAAAATTGATAAAATCATAATAACAAAACCAATTCAAGAAAGTGGTGAGCAACTTGGACTTCTGCCGGGAACAGTAGATGAAAAGATTGATCCATACAAGCAGTCATATTATACCAATTTCTGTAAAATTTTAGATAGAGGAACTATAGATTGGCTTTTTTCAATAGAAGAAATTACTTTTGAACCACTTGCGTACATGAGAGGTTCAACCTATGATAACTGTATTATGTTACTCGACGAATGTCAAAACGCATCTATCAAGCAACTTATGCTTTGGTCCACACGTCTTGGTAAAGACTCAAAAGCAGTTATGATGGGAGATACATCACAGTATGATGTAAAAAGGAGAGATTCTGGGTATGTTGATTTTATCAAAATGACAGATGGAATGGAAGATCTCTTCATGTTCGAATTCAAAAATGAAGATATTGTAAGAAATAAGTTTTTGATTGAATTGACTAACAGATATGATAAATATCGGTCAGAAAATCCAAACTTTTGATAAAAAACAACGTCTTTAATATATAGTTTATGAAATATAAAGACGAATTAGTATATAATTTGATTTTCTCAGATAACGATGAGTTTCTCATTGATGTAGGAGAGTATATTTCTGACATCTATAAGTATGATGAATTTATAGACGAAATTAAACAAATTTTACAGAAATCTAAAGTAACGATTTCTACAAACTACATAGATGTGAATACAAAAACAGTTACTTGGAAATTAAAAGTTAAGAGATAATATGTGGATTTTAAATAATGATACAAATAAATGGACCGCAAAAGTTGATACTTTAGATAGATCAGACTTTGACTCACTTAAACAAGATCTAAAATCTTTAAGATTCTATCAAAAGGTTCTTAGTGGATCTACGTTTGTAACTATGAATAATTTAGATGATATCTACGAGATGTTATCTAATAAAATATTAAGAAACTATAACTATACAACATTTTTATCTCCCTATCTAAATCCTTATGGTGGTGCTGTAGATAATGAAGTACCAATTATATCAACAGCTTCACAATATGACCTTTTAGAAAAGTTTCTACCTGAATATGGACTTACTTTAAAAAATCTTTTCACACCAACAAGATTAATTGAAAGTCAGTATAAAAATCTTTTTTATGTAGATGTTGCAACAAACCAAAGATATGAAAATTTAACTCAATCGATAACAAATTTTGTAATTGATAGTGTTACTCTAAAAGAGGGTCATAGAGTACTTGTAAAAGACCAAGTAACTAATATAACACTACCAAGTTCAACTAATCCAGATACTTATTTTCAAGGATTTTATCGAATTATCGATGAGGTTGGTACAAATATTACTTATCAAGTATATACAAGCGAAAATGGAATCTACACGTATACAAACTCAAGGCTTGTTAGAACAAGTGATTTAGATCTTTATGAAAACTTAATTAAATATTCAATCTGTGTAAAACTAGGAACATCAAATAGAGAGACTTATTGGTCACTTTCAAGATTAACAAATGGGTTTTTCCCTGAATATCAGAAAAACGAATCAGTTTACTTTACACAGAAAAAAAATTATGTTTTAAGAAATAGAATGGATTATAATAATCTATTCGAGCTAGTACTAAATGATACGTTCAAACACGGAACACAAAGCATAACAGTAGATGATATAGTTTATACAATACCAGAAAGATCAATTAGTGTTGGTGAGTTCGGGGGGATTTTAGTAGATCAAGAAGGATATACTAATATTATAGGTTCAAAGTATAAAACCGCCCTAAGAGGAATAGCGCAATCATCAAAATATTACTGGATATGTGGAGATGATGGTACTCTTTTAAGGGTTAACAAAATAGACTTTACAATTGAAAAAGGTTTCATTTTATAATGATTTAAAAGGTGTTGTAGTTGGTAAATTTAATCAGCTCTGGATAACCGATGATGGTGGTGATTCTTGGACTAGAATTAACCTTGTTGATTTCGACAAGTATAATTATAATATTGCTCTTTATTTGAACATAGATAGATTTTATGTTGGTGGTGATAATGGAGTATTTATTGACTTTTTTTATGAGTCAGGAAACTGGACCGCTTTTAAAAGAAGAGTTTCTAAATTTGTTGACGCTGATGATGAATACCTTTTAGTTGATGATATCACAGATTTGGAATATTTCGAAAGAATACCATCGACTTTTGATACAGCAACAGCATCATTCATAGCAATTTCAAGTACAAATAACAATCTGTATCTTTATGACTTACAGAATGTGGTAAATGAAAACGGTAGTTTTATACATTTAGGAACTAATCTCACATATGGTGATATTAATAGTGTTATTTATAGATCACCTAACTTATACTTCTCAAACTTCACAAATATTTATAGAGTTAACCCATTTGCTGGTGGTGTAACATTTTCAAACTCAGAAAGTAATATTTTAACAAATACTTTCGCTAATTTTTTCACACAGTCTGGAGTAAATAAACTCTATAACTACAATGATTCTGAGCTTATATTAACAGGTAATGAATCTCTGTGGTTGACTTCTAACTACTCAAACACACCGACTCGCACAGATGTTTATGATAGTACATTTTTCGATAAATTAAAGCCAAGACTGCTTTTCATGAATTACGATCAGGGTTCAAAACTTAACTGGTTTGATGATTTTGGTCAATATAGACTACCAGAAAGGTTTTTAATTCCTGTCAGCTATCTTGTAGATGCTTCTGCAGTAACTGAAACTTCTATAAACTTCGGAAGAAATACAAACGAAATTTATGATTCTGGTTCTCAAAGTTACCTAGAAACAAACTGGATTACATACTGGAAAGACTCACTAAAAACTTTTGAATATTATACTCACTTATCAGATGGATTCAAGGTTGAACCTTCTTTTGAATTTAATAGTTCAGATAGTTTATCCGGCGTATTTACCTATTCATCAACTAATGTGACAATTCAATACTCACAGATTCAACCTCTAATGCCGTCAGAAACTAGTAGGTATAGAGAAGGAGTAACTGCGATATCAGCACCTGCAGTCATCAGAAGCTTATATTTTTATGGATTTCTAGGTATATGGTTAGTTATAATACCTAGTGGTGATACCGCACCTAAAAAAGGAGATGTAATTTACATAGAATCTGATGTAGTAACTGGAAGATTTATAATAAACAAAGTTTTCACGCAAATAGTAGGTGGTAATGCTAGACACTTTCAATATTTTTATACGAACTTTAATCAGAATATACTAAATAATCTAAATGAAAGTACCTTAATATCTGTAACAAATTTAAATAAATATCCAACAACTACAGGAGGTATTGGGACATTCACACAAACTTTTGTTGGCGCTGGTTACAATCAAGGATCTTATAAAAATCTATCGTCAACAAGTGCAATTGGATATAGTGCGACTTTTGATGTACAGATAAACGGAGCTGGAAATGTTGTAAGTATTGCAGTAAACAATCCTGGTTACAAATACTCAGTTGGTGATATTATTTATTTATCAACAACTAATCAAATAGGTGGTTCAGGAGATATTTCACTTACTATAACCGAGTTGAACTACAACTCACTATTTCTAGATAACTTCAAAAAACACTACATCTCATATGCATATGAAATCGAAGTAAAAGAGTCAGACTATCCGGTACCAGTTGCTTCACCAGTGGGATTAACACAGTCTTTTCAAATTACTGGTAAGTATAGTCAATATTCAGCTTACTACAATTTACAAGCATATGTACAAGTTTTGAATACTTCTGGATATTTGCTACAAGATGATATAAGATATAAATCTCAATTCTTGAATTTTGGTTATACACCTACGTATAATTTATTAAGTTACTTGAATTTTATTGATGACTCAATATTTGTTCCTAGTAAAGAGTTTTTGGTTTTGCCAAAATATGATGATATACCTGGACCAGATTCCGGAATTGCAGATACAAGTGTTGTAAATGACAATTTAATTTACGTAGACTTCATACCAAATCCATATTCTGGTCAATCTGAAAGTAATAAACTATTTTTTGGTATTAATTTAAAGCCAATTTGGGACTCGTTTCTTTTATGGACATTTGTTGATATTCAAGTGAAACAAGGAACAGGTTATCCGCCTTCGGGTGTTGTTCATACTACAAATCGACTGTTAATAGTTGATAAATATTACGATAATACTACATACACCGAACCATATTATGTTATAGTTTTTCATCAAAAATTCGAAGGCACAAATGATACCTCGGCAATTACAATACACAGTAGAAGAACTTTAAGACAGATATCAGAAGATTTACAATATATGAATAACATTCATAGACCGTATGATGATTCAGACGGTAATATTTGGTCTGAAATTGAAATTGAACCTGGTTTTACGTTCACAAATTATCAAACACCAATTAAGTTTAAAATTCCAACTGACTCATATACTAAGGCACTTACCGCAGATTTAGATGTAATTAAGAATGTTTCTGGAATAGTGTATACCGATTTCGAGGGAAACCTTGCAATACAGATGACTAAATTAGATCGAGATCTGTTGTTAGATGTGAATGGAATTTTTAGTTCTGTAAATGGATTATATCAAATTGCATTTGGTGATAAACACGGGTTAAAAACTGGTGATGCAGTTACTATAAAAACTGCAACAGCAAGTACACCAAACCACACAGAATACCTTGGCTTTCATACAGTGAATGTAATTGATGATTATTTTATAGAACTAAATGTACCATTCGCTGGAGTATTTCCTCTTGACAATTTAGTCGCTTCTGTTACGAGGAAAGATCCATTTTTGAATTTTCAACCCGTTGATATATTCGATTTGGGAGTTGGTGATAAAAAAGTTAAACAATCTGTTGAAATCACAACAGAAATGTACAAATTAGTAGATGATAAGTACAAGTTAGAAAATGTTGATTTTAATAAATTTAGATTCAGATTAATTGATGGACTGGATTTAGTAAGTCTGACTGAAAAATACTACTGGATACTAGATGCTGAAGTCTCTGATGCAATAATCGGAATGGATCAAGATCAAAACCTTATTTGGTATAGAGGCATCTGGGAAGGTGGAAGATGGTTTGGTGGTACTTGGATTTCTGGTACTTGGAAATCTGGAGACTGGTATGATGGGGTGTGGACATCTAAACAAATTACAGATAAACTTTTAAGTGTTAAAGTTGATAATTTAAGAACTGATGAGTTTAACTCTACGTGGTATGGTGGCAGATGGTTTGGTGGAAGTTGGGAAAATGGATCCTGGTATAGTGGTAGATGGTATGGAGGTACTTGGGGCAGTGGTAGATGGTTTGATGGAACTTGGAATGATGGCACTTGGAATAATGGTCAGTTCCTTGGCGGTACTTGGGTACTCGGAACTTGGTATAACGGAATTTTCAACACAGATAGTAGTCTATCATACTGGTTAGATGGTAAATTTAACGGTGGTGATTTTGAAAATGGTATCTGGTATGATGGTGAGTTTAATGAACAAGGAGGTAAAATCTCAAGATTTGGAACAAAGTCATTTAATAGTAGAAATTCTATATGGTATGGTGGTAAATTTATAAAAGGACAATTCCATTCATTCCTAAATATAAACGACCAAGGTTTACCAGATGTTTCTGAAATTCATAAATATTCAAAATGGTACACTGGTGTTTTTAGCGGTGGTGTATTCTACGGTGGTGATGTTTATAATATCAACTTTAACTCTTCATTGTGGCAAGGTGGTATATCAAATGAAGTTAATATTATTAGAATAAACACTGACGACAATAGATTCACACTGAGTGGCGTTTATAGGTTTAATATAGGTGATATTTTCTATATTGTTGATAACCTTATAACTGGTGTATACTCTGATTTTGGTTCAACAAATAACCCAAGAAAATATACTGTACTTGATACAAATATTGATGAAGATCTTAATAGAACTGAAGTTTTTGTGGATCAACTATTGGTAGATATAATGTCTGTTGATACAGGAATATCAAATAACCTCGGTATAAAATGTGTTTCAAGTTTCAAAGCATCAACCTGGAACTCTGGAATATGGTTTAACGGAGTTTTTGATGAAGGGTACTTTAACGGAGGTATTTGGTATAATGGATGGTTTAATGGTGTTTGGGGTTAATATATAGTATATGAATAGAATAAGAAAATTTACAGAAGCGATTGAAGCAAATAAGTTTCAAGAAGTCATCGAGGAAGTAAAAAAGATGATTGAAAAAACTATCGAAAAATCTGGTGGTGAATTTAAATCATTTGTTGAATCTTTTATCAAAGATCCTAAAGAAGTAAAAATAGAAGGATTTATAAATGATTCAGATATCTATGATTTTTATCTTAAATATAGAAATCAAATAGATGAGTGCTTAAATGATGTTAAATTTTTTGATAAACCAGCTTCTGAAACTGGTAGTTTCGGTCTATATGAATATACAATTAATGGAACTCAAGCTGCCGTTGTTGAATTTGTAAAAGAGTTATCTAAATAATTCAATCCAATTTATATGTAAATGAAAGTGATTTAATATTAGAATTAATATTATTGAGAATTTTATACAACTAAATGTCTGACCTATTACTTTCTTTAATGATAATAAATTAGAAGTTGAAGAAACAAAAAACTTGTAACACATGTCTAATGTTAAAAGTGGTAGGAAAATATACCAACTAGAAGTTGCAAGTCCGAATAAAAGCCAGAAAAATTCAGCAAAGATAAAAGTAACATAAATTGAGAAAATGTTATAGTCTTCTGGACTTCTGAAGTCAGATTTTTTAGCATCTTTCCCGGTTATCTTTTTGAAAGAGTCGAACCAGTTCTTTATTGTGATGAATTTCAAAAAATTGAACATATTTGAAAAAGACATAATAAGAACAAAAAGTCCAATGAAATAGAAAATATGACCTAAAATTTGTATAAACATTTTAATTTATATGAAAAAAATTAGGATTGTTTCTGGAGCCCACCAATCTAAATATATATACAAAAAACTGAGTTGTAAAAAATGGTTACACCACTTTATAAATTTCTTAAAACCAACGGAACATCTTTTTATGCTTTTCCAGGTGCAGCCGAAGATATATCAGCAGCGTACCAAAATTCAAATTATAAAATGTACTTCTCAAAGTATGTTTTATTGGATTTTCCAATACAAAATACCTCATCACCTGGTGGTACCCAATCAGAAAGAATAACCTGGGATTTTACAACAACATTTAATAGCTCATCTTTGACAGTAGCTGAAACATTCAAAGATCAAGTAATCGAATCACTAAGAAATTACGTAGCAAATCACGAAATTACAATAAGAGAATCAAGACTAAATAACACAGAATATTATTATGACAATACGGCACTTGAAACAACTGCTGAAAAAATATTCTGGAAATGGTGTAGAAAACTAGGTCTTATTGAATTCGAACCAGCTCTACCACAAGACGAATACATAGACACTTTAGAAGAATTTTCAAGAAATAGTGTTACCGATGATACTTATTTTAGAGAATATTTATGGAGAGAAAGACAAACATCTCAATATGTTTTTATTCAATTCGGTGACTTCACAGCTACTATAGATGGTCAATTAGTTTCTATAGGTGATCAAGCACTTGCTCTTACTTTTCAGAACGAAACTGGATTTCAACCAGGTGATACAATTATACTTGATGGTGATATCACTAATCAAGATCTATTAGATGCCCTATTTGGGGTTGGAGTATATACGGAATGGCCCGGACCTATTCAAGTAACAGTTCTAGAAATTACTGATGGTGGTTGTTGTGGCAATCAATTAGTTGTGATAGATTTCCCATTTAGTGGAAGTAGTGCCTCACCAGGTGGTTTAAGTTATGGTAATTTAGTATATCATCCACTTGTGAAATACATTGGTGAGGTTAATGGTATATCAAACGTTCAAGAGGCAAATAAAGCCTACACAGAGGTTTATGCTCACGTACCTGATCACACCGGTAGAACTCCTGATATTTTATTTAGAACTCTGGCAGATAACAACTACACTCCAGGAATGTCTTTTCCTATTATACCGAGTCAATATCAACCAGAGATACTTGGATCTGAACTTTTCTCATCACCAATAGTAAATACTCCACAGAACTATCCAGGTTCTTATTATGGACAATTTGATACAGAAGATTTTACATATGAAACATCGAATGGTGATTCTTTAAGAAGAAGTGGTGATTTTTACGGTGTTAGTGGCGATATTAATACGCCAATTGTTGATGGAAGTAATATAGATGGAGTTGTTATTGATTTAGATACAGCTCACTATGTAAAGATGAATCTACCAGATAGACAGCTTTCAAACTTTGACCAATTTAATGGACTGGAGGTAAATAATCAACCACCGCAAGATTTTGAATTTAATGCAATTTTGTGGTATTATACAGTAGAAGATCAAAATGGTACTAAGAAAACAAATCTATACGGTATTTCTTTCTTAGACAACCCAGACAATAATCCAAAAGATGCTGAAATCGGGATAAGATTCCCAACATATAGAAAACTAGTTGCAAATGGTAATCAAGATGGTACATCATATGCATTTGCTCTTAATCTCAACTTTAATATAATTAATGACAATCCAATCGAGGCTTATAATCCAGAATCCGTAAATTCTGTATTCAGTATGACTCTTTTCAATGAAGCTATGAAGAGATTAGCTTCAGTAAATGATAGTTTTTTGAATATTATTAGTGAGCACTCATCATTAAAAGATCAAATTTTGAGTGTTAAACAACTAATTTATTCTCAGAGAGATTTCGCTACAATAAATTCTAAAATTTCGAATTTAGAAGAACTTTTGAAAAGTTATAGCACTATGCAGTCTTTCTCATCGAATACCATCGAAGTTGAATTGGTTTCAGAGACTAGTCCACCTTTTATAAGATATAATAGTATTGATAGAAGGTATTTTAAGATTGAAAACTATAACACCACTGATATGTACAATGCTGACGGTGCGGTACCTGTTAGTGTTACTGTACCGAGATATAAGGACTTTTCAGTAAACATAATAAATAATGATGAAGTATCATTATTATTACCAAATGATGGTAAATTAAAACTTCTCATGACATCAGACCTTGAGTTTAGGCAAAGTGTTGATATTTTCATCACTGGCTCTGATTTGAGTACACAGAATAAGAAGTTAGATATTTTTATATCAACAATTAACCCTCTTGGACTTGGAAGTGTTAGTGATCCGACCGGCACATCAACAGTAAATCTTGATTTTCTAGAAGGTAGCGGATCAATAGCGACTGGAGCTGCAAATACTTCTTTAATTGAAACATTAGTAGTAAGTGATATAGATTTGCCTGTTTTTTATAATTCAATAACCTCTCAACCAAACTCTGCAAAGACTTGGAAAAATTTTAAATTTAATGTTGATTTTACTAAAGATATAACAGTAACATCAAATAATCTTCTTGAATTAAGTTTTGATACTGATGCAAACATTGTTTATAATTCAATAAAACAAGGTGATGTTTTTACATTAAATAATCTTTTTGTGGGTACAAGCTCAGTATTTGATTTTTCTGGACAATATTCTGTAACATCAGTGAGTGCCACATCATCAACAATTACACTTGATGTTTCAGTAAATTCAGATTTTATGGATTATGTTAGTGGTCAACTACCACTTACTTTACACAGTGCAAGTAGCTCACTTCTTTCAAATTTACCATATTTAGACATAAATAAAGGTCTAATGATTAGAATAACTCGTATTAATGAGTTAGATCAAATTCCTATCTCGGAAAAATATCAAATAGACGTAAGAGATATTCAATATTAATTGAGTTTAAAGTTTTTCTATTTAATATATAAGTTAAATTTAAACTCTGCACATGTGTATAGGATGTCCTGGAAATACTTCAATATTTGGCGCTACAAGTCAATATATCAAATTACAAGGGTCTGATTTCGTTGCAATCGAGGGAGTTAACACAGTTGAAAGACTTTTAGGTGGTGATATCAGAATACCATACAAACAATTACTTAAAAGTAGAGTAATCCTAAAAGCCGGTCAAGCTAACTTTCTACTTAATCATCTTGGATTAGGTGATAATGCGACTTTTTTAGCAATCAAAGCTACTTATAATACTAAATCAGTAAATGAAGAAGATAATTATATAGATTACTATTATTATGACGACTTGGCTTCGAGACATTCATTTAATCAGTTAATTGTATTAACTGGTAACTCATCGAATAGAATTAAACAACTTTATTTAACTAATCCTAATTCAAAATATGCAGTTGTTTTAGATGTAATGGTTGCGGTAATTGATGATACTTATTCATTCTTTAATGATACACTTAATCAAAGTGGAACCTCATTTACAGATCTTCAATATACAGACATTCAAACTTATATTGTTGGAGAATCAATAGTAATTGTTGATGTAAACGCAAGACCACTTGTCTATATTAACTTATCAACTATAAATTCAGTTACAAGAACTGCCTCAATTTTGACTATTGATGATGATACACTTGGTACATTACTTTTATCATTTGTTACAGAACAGGATGCTGTACAAGCTCAATCACTTCTTACTTATGTACTTTCTAACCCTCAAATAAATATTGGCGATATTGATCCACTTTCGGATAGTATAGACCCAGTTATGCACTTCAATGAATTTGTTGGAGGAACTGGTGATTTGATTTTGTCTGATATATCTGTTGACGTTCCTACCTATGCAGGTGGAAGTTCTTACAGTGTTACAGGATACACTTTCTCGACTTCAATATCACTCTCTACTTACGGTGTATCTAGTGTGATTAGTAAGTCTAATTTGATTGATCTTTTAATTGATCAAATTGTTGATAACAGAGATGGTATTATGGCAATAACTGCATCCAATATAATCTTGACAGGAACTGAAAGTAATTTAGTCTCATCGATTACTGGTATTGGAACACATTCAATGTCATTTGATTTTTCAGATATTGCTCAAAATTACTTAGATGGAGTAATTATAAATTTAAATATAACAGCTTAAAAATTACTTTAAATAATGGCATATAAACTAGACAATTTTTTAGTTCAGGTATCAGATACAGATAATTTATTAAAAATCAAAGATACTACTGGTGTAATTAAGCATACTATAAATGCTTATTCGATAACATCATTAAGAGCTATTAATAATCTTGTGAAGATTATCACTAAATCTCACACAATTGATCTAGATTTTTCAACAACAAATGAAGCAAGAATAGCTCTTTCGAGAATACAAACTCAAGTTGATATTTTAAAAGAAAGATCACCACTTTTTATTGATGCTGAAGTAAAAAACTTTGTTTTAGAGACTATAACTCAATCACTCGCAGGTTTCTCATATTCAACTGTCACATCTTATAACGATTTGACTGAGAAGCCACTAATTCCAAATGAACTTGGTAGATTTGAATCACAAGGTGATATGTCGATGGATGGTCACCATTTGTATTTAGATAGTGGAAGCTCATTAAGATTTACAAATTTTACCGCGACTGGTTCTAATCCACTTTTGAGAGTTTGGTCAGGTACTAGTCCAATTGAACTTGGACCTACTTCATCTGAGTTTGAAAACACCGAATTTGAAAGAGCACAGATTTCTTTCACTATGGAAGCTACACAAAGTAGCTCTCTTTCTTTTAAGACATATGACTGGTCAGCAACTGCATCACCAATTGAATATGTCTATACTATCTATAATGGTAATTTAATAATACCTATTGATGGTGATATTTTACAAAACGGTTCACCAATTACTGGACATTTACACGGCACCTCAAGCACTCCTTTACAGATACCAGAACCAGGAGCAATTGCAAATCTGTTCACTCAGAGAAAACTTGGATTTGTTTCTGGTGAATACGCTCAAGTTTATAATACACTTGTTCAGAATTACTATCAAGATGACTATGTAGAAGAACTTTCAAGTATCTTCTTCGAAGGTTTAGTAGACTCATATGATAGAGCAACCGGTGAATTATCATTAGTCGTTTCTTACTCCGAAGGGTTTGGAGTGACCGACAGTAATAATGAAATAGCGACTTTCAGTGCTTGGTATATAAACATTACTGGTAGAACACAAGATGTTGGATCAGGAGTAACACCAAGTAATTATGGCAATGGCCTTCAAAATATTGGTGGTACATTAAGTGTAGGCGGAACACTAGTAAGTAGTTTGAATTTCCAGGGTAACTATAATGATTTGATTGCAGTTGGTTTCGACTATATTTCTTTCACATCTTCTGTCTTTGATACAGTCTCAGACTTTATAAGTTTTGACTCATCTGATGGCGTACAAGTTATCGCCAGTAATGATATTACAATCTCAGCTGGCGGTGTTTTAGCATTAACAGGTGATTCATCGTTAATATCAATCGGAAGTGACGCATCAGCATCACAAGGACTTGTATATTTTACAGATTACTCGTCTGGATTTGTTAACAGATCACTTGTAGATAAAGAATATGTAGATAATGCGGTAAATAATGTTGTAAGTGTGCCAGGACCTACTGGAACGAATGGTACTAATGGTAATGATGGACCTACTGGTCCACAAGGCGAAACTGGACCTACTGGACCAAATGGTGAAATAGGTGCAACTGGTCCACAAGGCGAAACTGGACCAAATGGTGAAATAGGTGCAACTGGTCCACAAGGCGAAACTGGACCTACTGGACCAAATGGTGAAATAGGCGCAACTGGTCCACAAGGCGAAACTGGACCTACTGGACCACAAGGTGAAATTGGACCCACTGGGCCAAATGGTGAAATAGGTGTCACTGGTCCACAAGGACCTCAACTTAGTATCACTAATTACGGACTTGGTAGAATCATCACATCAGATGGTACCGCGACTGGATCAAACGCTGAATCTAATTTAACATTTGATGGTTCTACTTTTTCAGTAACTGGAAATTCGGTGTTTACAGGTCATACAATATTCCAACAAGTATCTGAAGTAATAGAAACATCTATTAATGCGACTGCGTCTACAGTTGTTTACGATTTTTCTACAGGTGCAAATTGGTATCACTCATCTACGAATACAAATTTCTCCGCAAATTTTATTAATGTCCCAACTACTGATAATAGAGCAATTACAACGACATTAGTTATAAATCAAGGATCAACTGCATATATACCAACTTCCGTTACAATAAATGGTGGCGCTAGTGAGACCATTAAGTGGTCAGGTGGAACCGCTTCTGGAACACCAAACGGGATAGATATAGTTGGATTTACATTTATTAGAAGTAGTGGTTCTTGGACTCAAGTTCTTGGACAAATAAATGCTTTTGATTAATTATGCTAAATAGACTTTCAAGTTTCTCAGGACCATTATCTAAACTCTTCACCTCTATAAGGGGATTCACGCTTCCTGGATTAATTTTAAGATATGAAATGTACAATAGTAATACCTACTATGGTTTAACTACTATAGATGATTTAGTTGAAAATAGTAACGCGACTTTGATAAATGGTCCAGTTTATTCATCTAACGGTTATTTAAATATAGATGGTACAAATGATTACATAATAACTAGTACCTCACTCAATTCAAAGTTGTCACCACCAAACACTTCTACAATAATATCGTATTTTTTATGGGTATATCCTATGGATAACGGTGTATTAATTACAGAACAAGGAACATCAACTCTGAGTTCTGTTTGGCACGATTCACAGATCGAAATTGTCAACGGTGATTTAGAATTCTTTCTTTGGCCAGGATTGACCTTTATATCTTCAATTCCTATATCTTCACATAATTGGTATTATGTTGGTCTGACATATGATGGACTGACTATGAAAGGATACATAAATGGACAGGTCGCTGGAACAACAACCGGAATCAGACAAACACCATATAACAATGGGAGTGGTGCTGGACTTTTCTACGCAATAGGTGCCGCTGATACCACAAATTTAGGAGACGGTACATATGCAAAAGCAAAATTCGGAGCTTTTCATGTTTATAACACCGCGCTTTCACAACAACAGGTTTTAAATAATTATAATTCAACTAAATCAAATTATATACACACAAATGATTTATTAATTTGGTTGGACGCGAACGATCCACAAAGTTTTAGTGGTGGATCAGTTTTTGATATCAGTGGAAATAATTACACACACTCTCTGACCACAGGTGCCACATCGGCTGTGATTTATGGAATAAAATGCTTTGACTGTACTACTGGTGATAAAAAAATAGCAGTGGATGGTACTGGCCCTACATTATCAACGACTGGATATACATATGTCATTTGGGCAAGAGCTATCAATGATAACACATCATTTAGAACCTTACTTTATACTAAATCCCCACGTTATACACCAATTACAATTCCAAATGGTACAAATACCTTAGGATATTGGGATAGCGCCTTTAGAAGTTCGGGATATGATCTGTCTCCATTTGTTGACGTATGGACTCAATATTCTGTTGTTGGTGATAATTCATCTCAAGCATTTTACATAAACGGTTCTCAAGTTGGAAGTTCAATTTCTTACGGATCTGGTGGAAATTTACACGATGGATTAGGTAATAATCTTGGAGTTTCTCAACCTTTTGGATATGTTGCAAATATGATGTTATATAACTCAAAACTTACAGTAGAGCAAATTAAACAAAACTATGATGCACTTAGTCCCGTATACAACGGTACAAATTTTATCACCTCTAATTTAAAATTATACTTCAATCCATCACTTTTAACATCTTATTCTGGAACAGGCTCAACAGTTAGTGACCTCTCTGGAAACTCGTTAAGTGGAACTTTATCAAATGTGACCTTCAACAAAAAATACTTTGACTTCAATGGTACTAGTTCACAAATATCAATATCAGATAATGCTCTTTTAGAGCCCGGAACTGGTAACTGGACGATGGAAGTTTGGTTCAAAGTTGATAATGTTTCTGGATCTCAAGTAATTCTTGGAAAGTTCGATACAGGTGGTGGTGCAATTGATGTGTCATATTCAGTAAGAATAAATTCATCTTCTTCAGTATATTCACAAATTGGAAATGGACTTGGTGGAACATTAAACACACACTACTCTAATTCAACAGGTTATACAATAACTACTAGTACTTGGTATCAAGCTGTATATGTTTACTCAAATACTGGAGATACTTTCACAACATATATAAACGGAAGTTCAATAGGAACAGTATCTTCTACGATAGGTAATTTATTAAACACAACAAGTAATCTTTATATTGGTTCTTATAATAACGGAGAATTTTCACAATATTTTAATGGACAAATTGGTATTGTTAGAATATATTCATCCGCTCTCAGTGCGGCGGATGTTTCTCAAAATTTTGAAGCAAATAGGTCTACTTACTCACTATAAACTTCAATTATTTCCAAGTTAGTTTTATTTTAATTCATTTCATATTTAATATATATGGTAATAAAATATTAACTGATACAATATGAGAAGAATATTATTTCAAGAAACTGATTTTAATGCATTGCCCAATCCACCAGCTGGTTTTAAATACATCGGATTTGATGGGCCAAATTTCAGCGAAAAGGGTGAAGATGGTGAAACTATTCAAGCTGGTGGTGGAGCAACTGGAGCTCCGGGACCACAAGGACCAGCAGGTTCACCAGGTCCACAAGGACCAGCTGGTCCTGCAGGTGGTGGAGGTGGTACTTCAGATAGATTAATATCAGGTGATGTATCAACAATACTTACTAATATAGATACTAATGGGTATTTAGAGCTGACCGGAATGACTTATTATGAGACTAGTTTTCCTACAATTGATGGTGGTAACACATATAAAGTAAAAGTTGATGGGAATGAATCGACACAGGCTCAAGTTCAACTAAATCTAGATGGTATCAATAATAGTTTTGTTAATATTTATGCACAGGACGGGGCTGGTAGAAAAAGTGATATTCTAGTTTCAGCTAGTAATGACTATGGAGAACAATCTATATCCATCAATTTCTATGACGGATTTAGTGAAACTAAGAATTTTAAATTTGATAAACTCGGATATTTAGAATTTCCAGACGGAACAACTCAATCGACTGCATTTAATGGTGAATCTGGAGCTGGACTTACAGTTAGTGTTACTGATATCACATACTCTGAGTTAATATCTGCAATTACTTCACAATCCTTAGTTGCAAATTCAATTTACAGATTGACCGACTATACTTCAAAAAACTTTATACATGGATATAGTAACGCTATTAATAACACATCAGCTGCAAACGTGAAAGCTGGTAGATTATACAAAGAATTTAGTGCAACTATGTCAAATAATAATGTTGTTTTTAACAGCAACATTTGGACAGTTGATTTAGCAACAGATAATGGTCTGATAGTTGGTGGAGAATTCGACCAAGTTGGCGGTATGACCATGAGTTATTTATTTAAAATGAATCCGGATGGTAGTCCAGACACAACATTTAATACAAATCTAGGTACTGGATTTAGTGGAACTGTATTCAGTATTATTGTAGAACCTAGTGGTAAAATTATAGTCGCTGGTAACTTCACATCATTCAATGGAAATACAAGAAATGGGATAGTAAGATTGAACTCAAATGGAACTGAAGACACAGCGTTCTATGAAGATGGAGTTGCATCGACTGGAGACGGAACTGGGTTTAACGACCAGATTAGAACTCTCGAATTACAAGATGATGGTAAAATTTTAGTTGGTGGCTATTTCAATCAATTTAATGGGTCGTCTAGAACCTACCTTGTCAGATTAGGTTCTGATGGACTTGAAGATGAAACTTTCTATACGAATTTTATAGATACTGGAAATAACTCAGGATTAAATGGTGGTCTAAATTCTATTGGATATAACTCCAACGACGGAACTATAGTTTTGGGAGGTAGTTTCACCTCATATAATGGGAACACAGCAAATTACATCCTTAAATTAGAGTCAACAGGGTACGTAGAAGAGGAATTTACTAATAATATCGGACTTGGTTTTAATGGTCCTTTAATTTCGGTTTTCATACAATCCAATGATAGCATACTAGTCGGTGGTCAATTCACAGGCCTAACTTCTTCCACAAGACGTAGGTTGGTTAGATTAAATTCTAATGGAACAGAAGACCAATCTTTTTATAATAATCTCACTTCCACCGGAAACGGATTTGGTTTTGACGGATCAGTATTTGATGTAAAACAACTACCAGATAATACAATTGCAGTAGGTGGACAATTTTCATACCTCAACAATGTCAGAAATCAATCTTTTGTTAAACTGAGTAGTGATGGAAGTATAGACTCTGATTTTGCAACTTATAATGGTTTCTTTCAGGCGATAAAATATGTAAACGCTTTTGATAATGATTATGTTATTGTAGCTGGAGATATAGTCAATTATCAAGATGAACCGGTAAGTAAAATAATTAAATTACACAATCAAGAGACACCATCTGGTTATGTTGCTAGAGAAGTCTACACGTCTGAAAATTCCGAGGTTCTTTTACTTCGTGCAATTTCATCTTATGAGTTCGATCCAGTAGTTTTATCTGAGACTTATCCGAATGACGTACTTGAGTATCTACCATATTGTAATAATCTAGGATTTCCTTTAGAAATCACTAACAATAATACTCTACCTGATGAGTCAGAGGTTACTGGTTTTGACTTGATGTGGGATGCTGATAACAGTCAGGTTTATTTTGATGTGCCGACAGGTTATAGTGTACAATATGGTCATTATTTCTCAATCTATGCTGAATTAGGAAACAGTCAAATAGATTGTGTTTTCGAACCAGTTACACCTATAAGATCAGCACCAAGATACAATAACTCATACAATACAATTATTATAAATGAGATTCTAATCAGCGATGATGGAATTAGAGTAATGTTACCTGACTTGACTTATAATGACTTTTTATCTTATCAGTCCTCTAGTCTATATGTGTATACTATTAATCCAACAGAAGAAATAACAGGATGTGTCACTAAAAGAACTGATAGATCAAATGATATTGTAGTACCTTTTGATTTTAGAGGAATAAAATACAGAAGATGGCAAATGGATTTAAGTGGTTCTTACAATTGGTTAAATCTTAGTGCAAATTACTTGGGCCTAACAGATACTGTACATGCACTTGGTAGTCAAATTACAACTGGTAATTATAAAGACTTCCCAGTATTCCCTCTTTATGGCGATGGCGTTTATGATATTCACATTGATGGTGTTGGAAGTCCTGATGGTGGATGGTGGCAAAATGGTGATGTTGAAAATAATATATTTACATCTAGTGTACGAAATCTGAAAATAGGAATGGGTTTCAGAGACAATACATTTTTCCAAGCTTTCACAAATAACAAAATTGGTAAGAGATTTCAAGACAACATTGGAATATCTTCATTCGAAGGAAATAATGTTGGAAAAGATTTTCAACAAAATTTAATGGGTAGTTTCTATCAGAACAATATAGGTGATTATTTTAATGATAATAAAATTGGTAACAATTTTAATAATAATAGAATAGGACACTCATTTGAATCAAACCAGATTAAAGATAATTTTGGATATAATCAAATAGAATCGGATTTTAACAATAATATAATTTTTAGTTATTTTCAATATAACTTCATCGGTAGTGGAGTAGTTGATAACAGTATTTACAATGTATTTAGTAATAATAGGATAGGAAATGACTTCAATAACAATACTATCGGAAGTTCTGAACTAATTGGAGAATATGACTTCATCAAAAATCAAATTTCTAATGACTTTAAAGGAAATTTCGTTGTAGGTGATACCTATAAAAATATTATAGGTGATAATTTTGCTACTAACGAAATTTATAATGGGTTTATTAAAAATGTTTTTGGTATGGATTGTGCAGACAACGTGATTGGAACTGGCTCACAAAACAATAAAGTTGGTAATGGCTTCTCACTTAACAATATATCAAACAATTTCTCCTATAATTTAATAGGTAATGATTTTTATGACAACAATATTGAAAATGATTTTGGATTCGGAGGCGGCCTATCAAGAGGAAATAAGATTGGTAATGATTTTCGATATAATACTATCGGTGAGTATTTTTACGATAATAATATCGCAGATGTATTTGAGGAGAATGAAATAGGTGATTACTTTCAAATGAATGATGTTAAGACACAAAATTTATATAATTATAATTTTAAAGAATATTATAACAACATACTTACAATATCTGATAATACTGGATTATCACCTTCTATACCTGGCACAGATGGTAATTATGTTGGACTTACAGTATCTGGGGGAAGTGGAACAGGGGCTACTTTTGACTTGACCGTTTCAGGTTCAGTTGTAACAGGTGTTACTATAAGTACACCGGGTAATCAATATCAGGTTTCAGATGTATTAACAATTGCAGCTTCTCAATTCGGAACCTATAGTTTTGATATAGAAATCACAGTAGAAACTGTGTCAGGAACACCATCAGTTTACGGTAACTACAATTGTACAATTTTTAGAAGAAGTGATGGAAATTTAAGACTATCATACTATGATGAGAATGATGTTTTAACAATAAAAAATATAACCGAATAAATGGCAACTACAAGATATATTATAAATAATTTAGAAAATCAGACTATCGATGGAAGTCTTACAATTACAGGAACTTTTTCCACTAATTATGGTATTTATAGAGCTCTATTGACCGACACTACACCCACGTCAGGTAATGATATTGGTTATTTTTTAGGTGGACTAATAATAGGAGAAACTTACACAATAGGAACCTATTCTTCGGGTGATGATTTCAGTAATATTGCTGAATTGATATCCGGGACAATGAATACTAGTGGATGTGTATTTGCAGCTACTGGTGAAGTTCCAGCGGATTGGACGAATGGTTCAATATTAGATTCATCTGGTGATATTGTGGTGCAAGTATTGGAAAATACACTTGGTTTTGATATAGATTGGGGTGGTTATGCTGGTCCAGGAGCTTATGTTGGTTTTAATAGTATTACAGGCCCTCAGACAAATGCATTTCCTAGAAAATCAACGCAGGTATCAGTAAGTCAGAATGGAGGAGCTTTCACATCACCTTGGATTATCAAACAAGGTGGAGTTGCTGGTTTAGCTTACAAAGATGATGCAGTCTTTCTCTATATATGGGATATGGATAATCAAACTCCTATTGAGGATTCATTATATTATCAACCAGTTGAAATAAAGATTAAAAGAGACCAAGATACGACTCCAGTCACAATTTATGGACTGAATCTGAGTGAATATCCATATAGCAGTGTAGAGGTAGAACTACTGGGTAGCCCTCAATACAACGGAAGTGGTGTTGGTATTTTTTCTGCTGACCCTGGTGTGACTGTAAATGACATAAATGAACTTGTAGATTTGTTAAACTCTGATCCGAATACGAATTATTTAGGAACTTTTTCAATAGATCCTGAGGGTGAAGAAGGTTTGATTTTAACTATACCTCAATATCTAAAGAATCAGTTTTCTCCTGACGGTGTTTTAACATTTGAAGTCTACGCAGATTAAATAAAATAAAATTATTAAAAATGGTTATTGTAATTAAAAGAACAACAGATAATAAATATCTCAAATCATTAGAAAATGATCTGTGGGTAGATGATCAAAAAGAAGCTTTCGAAATGACTTTCAAGGAACGTAATGAAACAAAAACTTTACTATTGAATACATACTCGGAGAGTCAATTAAAAGAGATTGTAAATTTCTTAAAGACTAAGCCTATGACATCAGCAGAAAGAAAAGAGATTCTATCTCTATTAAAAAATAAATAACTAATATGAGAGTATGTATCTTATGCGAAGAATCTAAAGTTTCTCAGGCAAGAGAAAAAATGAAAAGAGAGAATATCTTAACCATTCCTTGTTCTGAAAGTGGTGAACTACCAGCCACTCACCGTTTCTGTTGTATAGCTACTGATGAAAAAGGAGCTCAAGAATTACTCAGCAAAGCTGAAATAACTACTATGGAAATATCTGGTCCAAAAGAATTCTTGACAAAATGGAATCTAAAAATCATAAAATAATTAAAAACTTCATTAACCAAAATGAAGTAGATGAGATTCTATCTTGGGTTGATACTTTGAGTACCACGGAACTTACTGCAAATCATCATTTAAGAGAGATTACTAAAGTTCTAAATGGAAATTCATTTATGTTTGACATCTCACAAACCAAAGAGACAACATATATCACAAACTTCCAAAAAAGAGATTATGTTAGAACAGAAGGAGTTCCCGATTTTATTATTAAATTAATTGATAGAATTTCTGAAACAATAGGTATTCCAAAAAACCATTTATTTTTACAGGCTGTTAATATGCAAAGGGGTGGTAAAATTGCCGCTCATTATGACGCATCTCTTGATGGATTAATTAATTACAAATGTAACTTGAGTGTATTATCTGAAGATTATTCATTATTTACAGATCAGTTTGAAATACCTGTGCAACAATTTGACCTTTATTGTTTTGAGGCTTCTTTGTATAAGCATTGGACAAACGAATTTAAATCTCGAAGAGTTTTTTTAAGTTTTGGATTTTTAGTACCCTATTCTTTTACAAACAGATCAAAAGAAGATCCAAGAGTCAGGTTGAGTGAGAGAATTCAAAAATATTTTCAAAACATTTAAAGGTGTTTTGATTCCAAATTTAATATATAGACTAATAAATATCTGTAAATTATGCCAACTACTGCCTCGAATAACTTAATTTTAAGAACCCAGCTGAATAGGAAACTCACAATAAACGAAATGGATGGCAATTTCGTTTATTTAGAGCAACTCTTCAAAGGAATGACCGAGTCTAGAATTTCAGGTTGTAATAATACTGTTTCTATAGACTCCTCAATGTCTAATGTAATTGGTGGGTGTTTTAATATAATAGTTAAAGGTTCTTGTAACTCATCAATAATTGGTGGTGGTACTAATTTATTATATTGTAGTTCTTATTCTGGAATTATCGGTGGTCAGAAAAACTTAGTAGTAAACTATCCTTATGTTTCTTGCTATGATGCGTGTCAAAAATATTCAACAATTGTAGGTGGATATTACAACAATGTCTGTGACAATAACTGGGCATCTTCTATAATTGGAGGCCAAGAAAACCGAATTTTAAGAAGTTCAGATTTTTCAACAATTGTAGGTGGTAAATGTAATGATATTGTTCAAGATTCTTGCTGTGCTGCAATTCTATCAGGTGCTTGTAATACACTATATTTTAGAAATATAGGTTCATCAATAGTAGGTGGTTATTGTAATTATATTGGAAAGTATTCTTACAGATCATCCATCACAGGTGGTAGAGAGAATAACATCTATCAAAAATCAAATGAGTCGTCAGTAGTAGGAGGATCTAAAAATAAAATTTGCTTCTACTCAAACTGCTCAAGTGTACTATCAGGTAACTGTAATATTATTCTAAATGCTAGCAAATCCATCATTCTGGGTGGGGATTCTAACACAATTAGTTACAATGATGGGAATTTAATCGGAGGATCAGTTTGCTCATTAATTACAGATTCTAATTATTATAATGCTATAATTGGTGGATTCCAGAATACTATTGATAGACTCTCAAGCTATAACACGATCTTGGGCGGAGGTAGAAATACGATAGATTACGCAAGTAGTTATAATAATATCTCGGCATCTTATAAAAGCTCAATAGGTTATACTTCAAATCTATCCTCAATTATTGGAGGTAAATGCAATTGTATATCTTCATCAGAAGGATCAGTGATTATAGGAGGTTCTTATCTCTCACTAAATTCTGAAAGTAACACAGTTTTAGTTCCGAACTTAAAAATAGGAGTTCTAGGTTATGGATACAGTGATAGAATATTAACAGTCAGTGAAACTGGTCTCGTAAACTACACAAGCTTGTATTCAATAGGTCTTGGAAATACACCTTCTTTTATAAGACTTAATGAAATTTGCACAATAACTGGTTATCAAAACTGTATTATCAACTCAGAAGAAACATCAATTTTGGGTGGTGTACTTAACGAAATTTCAATAGGATCAAATAACTCGTCAATTATTGGTGGATCATGTAATAGACTATTCTACTCAACAGAAAATTCAATAATACTAGCCGGATCTAATAACTACCTTGGAGTACATTCTTGTAATTCGTCTATAATCGGTAGTACAGGTAGTCGACTAGATAACTATTCATCAAATTCTACAATTGTTGGTGGTGGTAAAAACTATTTATCAAATGGATCATGCTACTCAACAATAGTCGGTGGTTATAATAACTACGTTTGTTGTTCAAACTACTCATCTATAATTAGTGGATACAACAACTGCATAAAAAATTCAATCAACTCAATTATACTAGGTGGGGTTGACCTAGAATTAGATGGTGAAGAAAACTTGACATTTGTGCAAAAATTGAGAATTTCAGAAATTAGCGAGTGTAGTGATAGTAAAATACTTACTACAGATGAATCTGGAAATATTAATTTTAGAAATGTTTCTAGTATTAATGACCCAGGGTACGGTAATATAAAATCAGAAGATTCAAACTATTCACTTGTAACTTCAGGTAAGTATAATACAATGTGTAATTGTTCTATATCTTCTTCAATTATATCTGGTTATAAAAATACATTAAACTCATCTAGCTATACTTCTCAATTAGGTGGTAGTTGTAATTCAGTATCATCTTCCAATAATTCATCATCAATAGGTGGGTGTAAAAACTCAATCTCTGGAAGTTCACTGTCATCTATTGTAGGTGGCGACAAAAACTCACTGACTTTTAATAGTCACAAGTCTTCTATAATTGGTGGTTGTGCTAATTCAATTTATTACTACTCACAACTTTCTTCTATCGTAGGGGGTTGTTGCAATTGTATAAATTATTATTCTTGTTATTCATCAATAGTTGGAGGTGTTAAAAACTGTATAAGACTATCTGGTAGATCAGTAATTTTGGGTGGTAATAATTTATGCTTAGATACTGAGAATGATATTGTACTTGCAAGTAAATTAAGAGTTGCGACTTTCTCACAATGCTGTGATTCTAGAATTTTAACTGCAGATTCTTGTGGTAATATAAATTATAGAGATGTAAGCACTATCGGAGGTGTTACTGGACCACAAGGTCCACAAGGGCCGGCTGGTGGAGGATCTTATATACTAGTGAATGCATGCATCGCAATAACTGGTGAGAATAACTGCATATATGATTCAGGTCCAATTTGTAGCTGTAATGTTGCAATTATAGGTGCAAAAGATAATATAATATGTTCTTCTTGTGAATCAACTATTATTGGTGGTAGAAAAAACTACATAGATGGAACCACCTGTTGTGCAAGCTATGGTAATAATATAATTGGCTCAGGTAACTCACTTTTATATTTGACTCAATATTCTAATATTTTATCTTCTAAATGTAGTAGAATCTGCAAGTGTTCTTATAATTCTACTGTTTTAAGCTCATTTTGTAGTGAACTTAGTTCTTGTACGTACAATTCAAGTATATTAGCAGGATTCAACAATTGCATATACCTTTCTTGTTCATCAATAGTTACTGGTGACAACGCTTGTATTTGTAAATCACTTTCGTCTAGTATTCTTTCTGGAAGTAGTAATATTATTTGTGAGTCGTGTAGTTCTACACTAATTGGTAGACAAAATGATAACAGCACATCGAACTATACTTTTTTGAGTGGCCAATTGAACTCGATTACTAAAAATTCACATCATTCTTCAATTTTAGGAGGATACAGCAACTCTGTAACTAATGCAAAGTGCTCTTCAGTACACACATCTTGTTCTTCAAAAATATCCGGAGGTTCAATTTCTGCAGTGATTTCATCAGACTTATCTTGTACAACAGATTCTACAGTTAGTTTGATAATCGGTGGTAAAGAATCTTGTATCATCGGATCAAGTCACTCTTCGACTTTATTAGGTTACGGAAACTGTATACAAAACTCAAAAGTATCAATAATATCGAACTCGATAAATAGCTTTATTTGTTGCTCACTAACTTCTCAGATTGATAACTCAAGTGCTTCAAAAATTTGTTGCTCGTGTCCTAATATCTTAATTTCGAATTCATACTCAGCTAAAATATACTGTACTAAATCATCAAGTATAATTTCAAGTCCATCATCTTATATATGTTCTGGAGGATGCTCAACGATTATTGCTGGAAGAGTTAATGAAATTCTTGACGGTATTGGTTCATCAATAGTTGGAAGTGATTGTAGTTTTATTTGTGCATCTACTACTTCTCAAATAGTTGGTGGTTTAGTTAATAATATATCAGATGGTTTTCTTAATACTATAATCGGAGGAAATGGTAATAACATAAACGGAGCAAGCTGTGGAAGTATAATTATATCTAGCTCATTTAGCACAATTACAAACGGTCAAAATGTTGGTATAATTAGTGGAAATGGTATAAATCTAGCAAATAAGTCAAATACTGTTTATGTACCAAGCCTAATGACAGCAACTATGTCTAATGCTCAACCAGCCCAATGGAAACTAGGAGCAACGATGAGTGCATCAGTAACACTTATAACAAACCAATATATAGAAATATCAATAAACGGAGTATCTTATAAATTAGCACTTGTACAATAAAATGATTAAAAAGTATCAAAAATATATTTTAGAATCTAATTCACTAGAAGGCAATTCAATAGGTGAATACATCGAGAATTTGTCGATAGAAGATGAATTTATTAGAATGATTGCTAATCAAATGACTCAAGACATAAATCCGTCGATAAGACTATCTAACGCAATTAACCTTCTCGACGATTTAAAGAAAGTTGAACTGTTAAAAAGAGTAGAGAATTACCTAAATCAAGAAGAAGGCGAGAAAAAAGTCTCAACTATTGTTGACATAGATAATATAGAAGGTGAAGTCAAAGAAAGCTACGGTAAAAGTGTAGTAAATACATTTTTTAAGTGTTTATCTGCTCTTGGTTTCAAAGAAAATTCACCTGAAACAAAAGAAACTCCATCTGATTTTTTATTATTCTTTAAATTTTCTAATTTAGATTCAGAGAAAGTTAAAGTTGTTTTTAATCGTTTTAAGTCACTACAATCGATTCATATTGAACCATCAAGTCCAACTATTAATTTGTATTTTGGCATCAAATGTGACGGTATATTTGAATATGGATACTATGTTAATCAATTAAATCCAATAGGATTTTTTAAATTAACAAAATCAATTTATAATCAACTAAAATTGTCTGACCTAAAAGCGACATCGGGTCTTAAAAAGGCACTTGTAAATTTTAATTTTGAAGATGTCACACTTATGTCAAAAATTAAAATGGAAATGTTGACATTTAATCCAGGATATACAGAACAAAAAATGGCACCTCAAATAAATGATAGAGTCATAACTTTTGGATATTATGGATGTGGCAAATGGGATAATGGTCAATTAGATGAAGGCGAACTTGAAAATATAAAATCTAATTTAAAAACATTTTTAATAAAATATAGATGGGTTGAAAAAGTTATGATAAATGTTTATCCAAGTAAGTTTTGGGTCTATATACAAATTAAATTGAAATAGTAAATATATAAAAACATGAAATATCTCAGAAAATATAACGAAAATATTAATTCATTTGATGTAGATTTTGCAATAGCAAAAATCCAAGAACACTTTCCATTTGAAAAAGTTAAAGAAATGTTAGATAAGGAAGTTTTAGAATGGACACCCGAAAATGGTGATTACTCTCATTTTTCAAATGGTGAAGCAGAAAGTGCAATTATCAACTACCTAATAGATTGGTACTCTGATAAATACCCGTCTTCTTATAGTGAAGAGAATCAAGATATCCTAATGTCAGCAATTCAAAAATGCTATAACTTTTTAAATTACTAATTCTATATTAGTTAGTGTTTGATAAATTTATATTTCCAGAAATAAAAGTCATTAAAGAAGTACAAAATCAGTCTAAATTAGGCGAATATAAAACCTTGCTTCTTTGTCAAATAGATTGGTCTAACTTCGATGAATATAAAAAAATAGATCACATTTCTTGGTTATATTCAATTTGTAAACCAGAAAGTCAATCAGAAAAGTTAGCAGTTGAAGAAATAATCAAAGAAACAGACTGGTCTGATTTTCACTATCCTCTCAAATACAAGGATGTTTATACCAAATTTGAATATTTTAAAATCCCTAAAAAATACTTAGATGAAACTACTCACTTTAAAAAATTAGCAATAGATGAACATTATAGACAAAGAAACTTTGACACTATCGTCAGAGAATCTTGTCTTGAAGTAAGAGATAAATCAGTTGAGCTTTTCTTTTATCTAATCTCTGATAGCATATTTAATTTTAATCCTAATCTTAGAGAAGATAAAGATTGTCAGATAATTAACACACTTCTTTCTTATAGATTCTGGAAACATCAAACTGGTAGATCATTAGTAATATCAAAATGTGCAAAGTCATTAATCAACAAATCAGGAAATTTAATTCAAGTTTTAGATAAAAATTGTAATTTATCAGTTGTGGCCTATAGTACTATTTTAGATGATTATAAATCTAAATGTTTTATTCTGGGTAGAGAAATGAAAATTAATCAAGTTTTTAATTAAAAAATAGAGACATGATGTTGTAATATATAACTTCATGTATAAAGTATATCTAATTTCCTCGACTATAGAAGGTGACACATGTTATAAAATAGGATATACAAAAAGAAATCCTCAAAATAGAATTAAAGAAATAAAAACTGGAAATGCCTCTGATCTAGAATTAGTAGATTTTTTTGAATCTAAATGGGGAACCCAAATTGAAGCTAAATTACACAGACATTTTTGTGAAAAAAAAATAAGCGGTGAATGGTTTAGACTCACCGCTTATGATTTGATAAAATTTAGAGAAATTTGTGAACAATCACACAATAATTTTGAACTTCTTTCCAAGAACAATACTTGGTTTCAGAATTCGAAAATTCATAAAAAGTTCGTTTAGTCGATTTCAACGATTTCTACGTCGAAAATAAGTGCCTTACCAGCTAAAGGATGATTAGCATCAACAATAACGTTATCTTCATTTACCTGTCTCACCATGAAGGTGATCATTTCATTATTGAAATTTCCTTGCAAACTTTGACCTACTTCAACACCTTGTGGGACATTTGTTCTAGGAACAGTTAGTCTGAGGTCATCTCTATAAGGACCGTAAGCATCATCTGAAGTAAGTTCAAAAGTCTTTTTATCTCCTGTTGCAAGACCTAAAAGTTCGTTTTCAAAAGCTGGTAAGAGAGTACCCTCACCGATTGTGAATTCAAGAGGATCTCTTCCATCTTGGATAGATGTATCAAAAACATCATTATCATTAAGTCTTCCTGTATAGTGAGCCTTAACTTTACTACCTTGTTTAATCATTTTTTTAAATTAGTTTTTATTTTTATTAATATTTAAACCGAAAGTTTAATATCGAAGAAATCTAATATATAAACTATGAGGTATCTTTATAAGTTTGAGTCCTATGATGACCAATTTGATAAATTCAAGTCTGAAAATTCTGAATTAATTGCTGAAATTAAAGATATTTTATTAGATTGTGAAGATGTAGAAATCAAATCAACTTTCTGGATTTGTAAGTATTACGTATCAAAAAAAAATCCAGTAGACGCAATTAGAATAATTTTTCAAGACAATCAAAACAGATTTTTCAGAATTGAAGAAATACAACCAATATTAAGTAGAATAAAAACTGTCACAGAACTCGAGGGATTCACTATAAACTTAGATATTCCATCTGAAGAAGATACAGAAATGCCATTTGAGGATTTCATTCTAGAATTTAATGGTGAAGAACTTTACAGACTTGGTATGTTTATATACTAATCATTTTCTTAACAACCGTCTTTAATCCAGGGTTTACCGTAAGTGCCTCTGGAACAATATTATGACGAATTCTGTTTCTTGAGAAATTGACATTTAAATTAGATTCATCTTCAATAAAAGGAACCGATTTATGTAAACACCAGTCGTAAAATACTGACTTTTCATTAAGTAAAAAAGGTCTAATTACATTACCCTTAGAATATGGAATAACTGATTGAAATCCCCTAAGACATGAAAAGAGATATGTCTCGACACAATCATCTAAATGGTGGCAAGTAATTACTGGAAAATCAAACTTAGAGAAAAATTCGTATCTTAAATCACTCCAAATCTTTTCTTTATTTGACTTAGGAGTAAGGTCTGTACGATCAACATGTAATTTTAAATTATGTGTTTTACAATAATTAGTTACAAACTCTTCAGCAAGTTGACCATGTTCAGTATTATGGTTAAAATATAAAATATTTGGCTCCCAACCACCGTTTAATAAAAAATTGGCAACAGCCATAGAGTCCACACCACCAGAGCAAGCGAGACCAAATTCACCTTTTGGTATATTTCCAAGTATTCTAATCATCAAATTTTAATTTTTATTAAAAAACACACACCAACCCATATCTGGATATTGAATTATAATATATTGATTACCATCTAAATCATGACCGATTGAAACATCACAATCATCTCCTTTCCAGTCATATGCTTTCCACTTTGTGAAGTTTAAACTCGAATATATCGTATCTGTCAAGACATAAGAAAAATCTTCATTACCATTAGTTATTAATTCATAGTTGAAGTCAATATTTCTAAGTTCAACAGTGAAATCTACATCAAGCGGTTCACTTATCCAATCCTTAGTTTCATTAACAACATTATAATACACCTTATATGCCTGTTGAGCGTTTGATAAAAGTGGCAAAAAAACAAGTAAGTAGATAATTTTTTTCATTTTAAGAGTTTTTACATTTTAAGAATGCAAATATATGAAAAATATTTTATAAAATATCTTCATTTGATATCCAATTATTGAAAATTTTCATATAAATTATTATTTATTGTTCATAAATTTAAAAACTCGAAATCAATATTAATATATAAATATTGCGGGGTGGAGCAGTTGGTAGCTCGTTGGGCTCATTTTTGAATTATCAAGGAAGAAATAACCCAAAGGTCAAAGGTTCGAGTCCTTTTCCCGCAACTAGTAACCCAGTCA